AACACGGCGGCGCTGTCCACGCGGCTGACGGAGTGGAAGCGCGCCGAGGAGACGGCGTTCCTCGCGGAGGTCTCGTGCGTCCCTTTGCAGCAGGCGCTGCGGCACCTGGACCGGGCGTTCGGGAACTTTTTCGCCAAGCGCGCGAAGTACCCGACATTCAAGTCCAAGAAGAAGTCGAAGCTCTCGGCCGAGTACACGCGTTCCGGATTCCGGTACCGCGACGGGCAACTGATCCTGGCGAAGATGCGCGAGCCGCTCGCGATCGTCTGGTCCCGGCCTCTGCCCGACGGCGTAGAGCCCTCGACGGTCACGGTGTCGCGCGACAGTGCCGGCCGCTACTTCGTCTCGATGCTCTGCGAGGATGTGATCGAGTCGCTGCCCGAGGCTCCGCATGCGGGCGTTGGCGTGGACGTGGGCCTGGCGTCGCTGGTGACGCTGTCGCGCCCGATACCCGGGCTCACCGACGGCGACGGGAAGGTCGCGAACCCGAGGCACGAGAAGCGCGACCGTGCCGCGCTCGCGAAGGCGCAGCGGGCGCTGGCTCGCAAGGAGAAGGGCTCGGCGAACCGCGGCAAGGCCCGGGTGAAGGTCGCCCGCATCCACGCCCGGATCGCCGACCGCAGGCGGGACCACCTGCACCAGCTGACCACTCGGCTCGTTCGCGAGAATCAAGCGATCGTGATCGAGGACCTGGCCGTGACGAACATGGTCAAGAACCACTCGCTGGCCCGCGCGATCTCCGACGCGAGTTGGGGCGAACTGCGGTCCATGCTCGAGTACAAGTGCGCGTGGTACGGCCGGGACCTGGTCGTGATCGACCGCTGGTTCCCGTCGTCCAAGATGTGCAACGCGTGCGGCGCGCTCGCCGAGAAGATGCCGCTCAACGTCCGCGAGTGGACGTGCGCCTGCGGCGCGACCCACGACCGCGACGTGAACGCAGCCAGAAACCTTCTGACCGCCGCGGGGCTCGCGGTGGACGCCTGTGGAGCCGACGTAAGACCGAAGGAGATCCGTCTCCCAAGGCAGTTGGCGACGAAGCAGGAAAACCGACCCGCGAGGGAAGGAATCCCCGCCCTTTAGGGCGGTGGAGGAAGTCAAGTACGAGCGCGGCCCGCACCAGACCGAGGCCGCACGCTGGGGCTGGTGCCGGTACGACGAGGCGCGAGTAACGCCGCGCCGGCCGCCGCCGATGGCATACGAAGGCGCGTGCTGGCACGGCTGGCACGAGGAGAGCCAGCTCAACGTCGCGATCCGGCGCGCTGCCGAGACGCTGCCCGAGGACCTGCGGGACGCCGCGACCATGCCCGCCGAGAAACAGGGACCGGCCAGCGAGTAGTCTTGGCACAATGCTCCCCGTCTTCCGGCAACGGATTGGCGGGGTTTTCGCTATCCGTCGTCACGGGCCCCGGCCGCCTGCTGCACGGCGTGGACACGCGCCTCCACCGGGTCGAGCCCGCGCAGCCGCCACGCCAGGTCGGTGCGCTCGCACCTGGTCCACCGCCCGTGCTCACAGTCGCCGCCCGGTACGCCAGGCGGCGGACACGGGGTGATGTATTCGGCGGCGTCGGCGAGCAGCTCCACGTTGCCTGCCGCATTCGCCCGCGCGAGCCAGTCCGCGATCGTCACCAGCGTCTCCACCGTCGAGCCCGCCAGCGACCTCAATACAGCCAGGTCGCAGGAGCCGTAGCCCACGCCGGCATCAGCGAACGCGTCGAGCAGGAACCGGACCCGGATCCCGGCGCGGGCCCGCTGGGTCGCCGTCGTCAGGATGTTCTCCGGGTCGGCGGCGTGGAGTGCGGCACGCAGTGGCCGGGTGGCGGCAGAGAGCTGCTGGGTGGTCTCGAACGGCCCATAGACAGGCATCAGCATCCCCCACGGATAGCCGGCAGACCGGCAGAACATGCCGGTCTTGAGAAGCCCTCAACGTACCCGCCGTGACGCGCATAGACAAGAGTTGTCCACAGTGCGGCGTGGAATACAGGTGTCATGTCTCGTGATGCGCCCGTACCGATGAAGAACCGTGAGACACGTGCCCTAGCCTCGGTCCAACTCGAGGAAGAACAGGACGCGGATGGCCACGGAGGACGCCGCCTGGCGGGAAGTCGGGCACAGGGTAGCCGTCCGCCGGGTCGGCCTCGGCATGACTACCCAGCGCCAACTGGCCGAACGCGCGGGCCTGCACAAGAACACCATCTCGAAACTCGAACTCGGGCAACTGCGCCGGGCCGGGAGCAAGTGGGGCAACGTCGAGGACGCGCTCGACTGGCCGAGGGGCAAACTCGTGGCCATGCATCGAGACATCGTGGACAACCCGGACCGCGTGCCCGCCGACGTGCTGGAACGGGCCATCCTGGACACTCTGAACGAGGCCGTGCCGCATGTGACGGTGCGACAGGCCCGCAGGATCGCCGAGGGGATCGCGCGACGGCTCGAACAGGACGGGTACCTGCTCGGCCGGTAGTTCCTCAGTGTCCCGTTGCCCGCGGCCGGAGGAACTCGAGTTCGTCGTTCGCGTCCTCAAGCCGGGATTCCAGCTCGGCGATCCGCTTGAGCAGCGTTGTCGTGTCGGGCTGGCCAAGGATGTCGGCGAGGTTGCCTGCCTGCCGGGTTCGCGCAGGCGTGGTCTCCTTCTTCGGCACGCTGATTGACGACTCGGCCCATGAGCCGCCCGACCACTCGACGCGCAGGTTCGCGTGTCGCAGTTCGGGGCTGCGTTGAACGCGCGTGCCCTCGATCGTGACCTGCAGGCGTCCGTCGTGCGGATCCCACCAGACGCGGGCCAGGACCTCGCTCAAGGCGCGATCCCTTCGTCCCAGCTGTACGTCTCGGGCCCGTCTTCGCCGTCACGGTACTCACGGATCCACTGCTCGTATCCGTCGCCGGTCAGGATGCGCGCGGCCTGGTCGATGACCCACGCCTGGTGGTGCGATCCCTCGACCTGTCCGTCGGCGGCGAGCAGGTCGAGTGTGAGCTGCACCCGCTCTGTGTCGGTCTCGGCTTCCTGGCGTTCGACGATGAGCCACTCGTTCGGCGGGTCGGTGTCGATGTACCAGCGTCCAGGGTTGGGGCTCGCCTGCCACTGCTGCGGGTTTGCGACCTGGCGTGCGGCTTCGAGCATGGTCGGGTAGGTGCCGTGCTTGTCGGTGAACCCGCGGTTCGGGTTGGAGCGGTGCAGGAGGTCGTAGACGGTCCGCATGGTCAGATCCACCCTTCCGCGATCCACCCGAGCCCGCTCGCGGATTCGAGCAGGTGGCCGTGGATCTTCGCCCAGTTCTCCTCGTGGTGCTCGACGTCGCCGACGAAGCCATTGACGACAGCGGCCATGTCCGCGACCGCATGGGCGAAGTTGCGGACGATCGCGGCTTCGTCGATTGCCATCCCGGGATGGCCGTTCGCGAGGCTCGAACTGAGCCGGTCGGCGAGTGCCGCGACGATGTCGGACCAGTCTTCAGGCCCGGACGGGTTGACGAGGCGTTCGCGGAGTTCCGCGATGGTGAAGGTGTCTTCCTCGCTCATCAGGCGCCCTCTGCTTCCCATGCTTCGACCGCCGCGAGCAATGCTGCCGCGCCATCCCACGAGTCATCGACCTCGAAGAAGCTACGACCCTGGAGACGATGGAACGTCTGGCTGGCGACCGCCTGAGGGTGCGCGTAGGCGCCGACGGGCAACGGGTCGAGCCACCGGTTCTCGCGGCCCACGATCAGGTTCCAGCCGTGGTTCTGGTCCCAGGCGAGACAGATCCCCTCGGGCCATTCGCCGTCGATCGCGGGGTGGTTGTCGAACGCGAGTACACCATCGAGCTGCTCGCCGTCCGGGCTCTCGGTCCACCAGTTCGAGGGCTTCACGCCGCGCGCTTCGAGCGCGTCCGCGACCTGGCCCATGTAGCCGTCGTGTGGCAGCGAGTCGTCGTCGTCCTCGTCGCCGGGCAGCCGGGCGGGCTTGCCGGGCTTGAGGCCGAGTTCCCGCATGACGGTATCGGCGCGGCCCGCGATCTCCTCGGGGTCGGTGAGGATCGCGAGGATGTCGGTCGGGTTGCGGCATCCGTCGTCGGTAACGCGGCCGGTCCAGCAGCGTCCGCGGGCGAACCAGACGCCGGTTTCGGTGCCGTCGGCGGCGACGACGTTGACGACGGTGTCGTCCCAGTCGGTGACGTGCCAGTGCTCGTCTTCGAGGTGGCGGGCGATGACGGCGCCGTATCCGTCGGGCCATTCGTCCCAGTCGGCGGGGTCGCCGTAGTCGATGGTGGTGGTCTCGATCTCCACGGTGGCGTTTCCTCCTAGTTCGATCAAGTTTGTGTACTTATAGCCATCATGACACCGTGGTCTGACAAAAGCTGACGATCCCTGACGGCGCACTCGCCTTCGGCATACGATGGCCATGCGAGTAAGGGATCGGCCCGGGTGCCGCCGGATTCCGGTTTGACCCAGCGATCTACGAAGGCCCGCAGTCACAACGGACTGCGGGCCTTCTGCTCGCGGTGGATGATGGTGGTCCCGGCACGTGGAACGGCCGGCTGGCCCGGCGTATCCGGTGGGACGGACGCCGGGCCCTCGCCGCTTCACTGGACGGTCGCAGTCCTGTAGATCGGACTGCAGCCGAGTGCGATCTCGGCGCAGTAGAACGCGTACTTCGCGGTGTAGTCGACGTGTCCACAGGCGTGCCGCTCGACCTGCTTGACGGCTTCGATCGGCACCTCGGTCAGTCCGGCGTCGGCGCGGACCCAGTTGACCTCGCGGTGCATGACGGCCCGCTCGTGGAACACCCAGCCGAGTTCGGTCTCGCCGTTGATGGTGGCGAAGTCGTCCCGCTGGCCGCGCTCTTCCTGCGCGGCGCCCAGGGTGCTGCGAAACCGTGCGGCGAGATCACGGAGGGACTGGTTCAACGCGGCGGGCATGGTCAGTCCTGCCTTTCCTGGAACTCGCGGTACTCGTCTTCGGCGTCCTGGAGCCTGTCGCGCAGGGCGTCGACCTCGCGCAGCAGCTCCCGCGCCATGTCCTCCCAGTCGCCGTCCACGACGTCGCCGTCGTGCTCCTCGGGGATCTCGCCGGCCGCGAGCGCGGCGCGGATCTGGGCTTCACGCTTCGGGTCCATGGTCAAGCCTCCTTCTCGGCCCGGCGCTGGTCGCGGCCGTACTCGATGATGTCGTTGATGGTGGCGGGGTCGTTGTCGAGGATGCCGGCGATGTCGTCCAAGACAGCGGCCATGCCATCGCCGTAGCCCGAGACCTCCCAGCCGACACCATCGGCGAGTCGAGCAAGCAGGATGACCCTCAACTCGGCCGGGTCGTCCGGCAGCATCCTGTGCAGCAGGTCCGCGAGCCATCCTGCCGCGTCGGACACGCCGAGCGCGAAGGCCCCAGTCCCGTCGCCCAACTGCTTCGCACGGTAGGACAGGGCCAGCAACTGGCGGGTGGACAAGGACTCCGTCACGAGTGCCTCAGGCTGCCACGGTTCGCAAGAACGGCGCGGGCGACGTCGAGGGCGTACGGGTTGATGACGCCGTGGTCGTCGCCGTCCCAGGCATCTTCGAGCCACGCGGCGAGCGGGCCGCGGACCTCGATATCCACCGACTTGTTGCCGGAACGCAGGGAGTCGACGGCGAGGCGGACGATGCCAGCCTCCACGTCGTCGGCGGTTATCGCGGTGTGCGCCATCGTCTAAGTCTCCTTCATGAGTGGGCCGTGCTGGTGCTGGTCGGCGCGCGGCCCGGTTCCCGGGGAGATGGGCACCGGACCGCGCGGGGGCGGTCAGAGCGACGCGCGGTTGATGACTCGGATGCTGCTGGCGATGACCGCCGTCACGCTCTCACCGTCAGAAACAACGGCGGTGTCGAGGCCCGCGCTCATCCACGGCCGACGGTCCACTGTCAGGGTCGTACGGCGGCGGCCGATAAGCACGCCGTCGGTGTACACGCGGTACCAGGCCTCGACGGCGTCGCCACGCTCGATGGACTCGACGATCTCGATTCCTTTGAGGTGTCCGCGCTCCTGTGCGTCCTGGATCAGTTCTCCCTCGGCGGTCAGCAGGTCGCCGAGTTCGGCTCGCGTCTGGCAGCGCCCTTCGGCCGTGCAGGTCTTGCAGTTGGCGATGTGGGCACGTTGGGCGTCGAACGCGGCCTTGAATTGCGGCTCGGCGATGAAACTCTGCGTGGCGGTGCCGTCGGGCACCTCGTCGCTCGCGCCTGCCTCCTGGCAGTCGGAGATGTAGCTGCCGAGGAGCGCTTTGAGGACAACTAGGTCTGCGAGTTCGCCGGTGATGGTGAGGCTGCGCCCGTCGAAGGCTTGAGTCAGGGTGACGGCGTGGTCGCCGCGGGCGGTGCGCTCGAACCGGATCGAGCCGCGCACGGCGCCGTTCAGGTTGACGGTCTTGTCGTTGACGGTCCGTGTCGTGGTGGCGGTCATCTTCGGCTCCCTCGGTTGCGACTTCTGCCTACAACTCAAACGTACATCGCGCCTTTCTGTACGTCAAGGCGCGATGCTAGAATCGGCTCCATGGACACCGAAGCTGTAGACCAGCAGATCACTGAGGCGCGAGCGAACCTCTCCGAACTCCTCGCCGCCGTCCGCATGCTCAACCGGCTCTACTTCCTGAACAGCCGCAACAAGCGCCAGGCCGCAGTCGTGCCGGCGCCGCTCGGTGAACTCATCGAGAGGGTGGGTGGCGTCGAGAGTGCGGCGGAGATCCTCAAGGCAAGGCTCGGAAATGACTCCTGACGAGGCGACAGCGCTCTATCGGCTGTTCGACGGCAGCGGCATCCTGCTCTACGCCGGGATCTCCAATGAACCGCCTCGTCGCTGGCGAGAACACGCCTGCTCTGAGAGTTGGTGGTCGGATGTGCAAACGAAGACTGTGGAGTGGTTCGACTCTCGGGCAGCCGCTGGAGTCGCCGAGTCGACGGCAGTGGAATCGGAGAGACCGATCTACAACTGCACCCTCCCGGCCCGCGATGGATCGCCGAGTTATCGGCTTCTCGTGCCGAAACCCCGAAAGGGGGTAACGCCAACGCGGACGTTTAGTTCCCCCGACGACCTGTGGGAGCGCTTCGCAGACGCAGTGCGGAACAGCCCAGACCCCGAGGCCGACATGTCCAAGGTCCTGCGACAGTTCTGCCGCTGGTATGTCGGCGACCCTGGTGCGGAGTTGCCCAAGCGGCCAACTGATGCGACGGGCCAATAGCGCCACTTCGGTCGAACACCAGGTCACAAGTCCGCAAAGCCGTCACGGCCCGTCAGCCCCCCGAGTACGGTCACGCTCGGTGGATTCCAACCTGAGGGGGACTCATGGAACAGCGACCCGACCAGCAGCCTGAGTACGGCCAGCCCGACCCGTACGAGCCGACGCGCAGCCGTGGCGGTTCGGCCCCGCCGTACACGCCGCAGGACCCGTACGCAGGCCACGCGCCGTACTCGACGGGCCAGCAGCAGTACTACGCCCAGCCGGCGCCGCCGAAGAAGAAGCGGGGCGCGCAGATCGCGGGGCTCGGGTGCGCAGGCGTGTTCGCACTCATCGTGATCATCGTTGTTGCGGCGGCCGTCAGCGGATCGAAGACCGGCAATACCGCCAGTACGGGCACGACCACACCGCCGGCCACGGCCTCCACGACGGTCGCCGGACAGGGAGTACTCGCGAACGTCGCGACCACGGCCGCCCCGCCCGCCGCGCCCGCGAAGACGGTCGTGCTGACGAAGTCCGGCGAGGGCATCGAACAAACCCGGTCGTTCACCGTCGGGGACAACTGGTCGCTGACCTATACGTTCGACTGCTCGAACTTCGGAATGCAGGGCAACTTCCAGGTCTACGAGGACTACCCGGACGGTAACGTCCTGGTGAACGCGCTCGCGAAGTCCGGGTCGGACACGACGTATCAGACCGGGGACGCGGGCACGCACTCGCTTAAGATCAACTCGGAGTGCGCCTGGACCGTCAAGGTCACGGACGGCGACACCGGACAGTAGGCGTACGCCTCGGCGGGGCGCCACGGGCCTACGGGTTCCGCGGCGCCCCTCAGCCTTCGCGCGGCGGGTGTGACTCCTCAAGCTCCACGATGTCCGGGTGCATCTCCATCTCGTCCCACCCGGCGTACAGCCCGAACGCGCGGGGCGTCTCGCGCCGTGGCACTAGCCACTTGAGGATCGCGCCGCACGGAAGCCGTTGAAGCATCTCCGCCAACTCCCCGGCGTACAGGGACTCGCTGATCGGGATGTCGCGGCGCGGGATATCGATCGCGAGGACCGGGCCGCGCGAGAGCGAGTTCACGGTAGCGCGGACGTCGATGTAGCAGCGGATTTCGGTAAGGATTCGTTCCCGGTCCGGGCTGCCGCGCACGAGAATGAAGCACGCGGTGAACTCAGGCATCGGTGCTCCTGTAGTTCGCCATCACGCTGATCAGTGCATTGAGGTTGTCGTTGACGCTGCCGAAGCCGAACAGCGCGCCTTCCCTCGCGGCCTGGTGGATCGCCCGCTTCTGTCCGTCATCGAGCGACTCGAGGAACGCTTCTTCCGGGGAGACGTATCGGGCGTACGTGATCTCGATCCGTTCCGGGGCACTTCCGAAGCCGGCCGCTTTGACGATTGCCGCCACCCGCTCGGCCATGGTTTGCATCGTGGCGCCCGACGCCGACGCCGGGTTCGCCGCGCAGTACGCGTCGACCGCGTCGGAAGCGGCACGGGCAGCCTCGCCCTGGTCCATCAGCGCCCTCCTCGGCGTGCGATCCTTGCAGTCCCCGCCGTACCGCCCGTCGTCGTACATGGCCAGGAACTCGGCGGCATCGGCCGGCCGGGTTTGCGCGAGGTGCCGCAGTTCGCCGATACAAGCCGCGGTGGCGCCGTTGCGGCGCCGGAACCAGACCGCACCCACCCGGCCCAGTAGTACGCGCCGTTGACGCCCTGGGACGGCTCCGAGACGTGCAGACTGGCAAGGTCGACCGCGTAGGGGCGGTGCGACTGGACGAACTTGGCCTCACGCAGCATCGCCCGCACCTCCCTCAGCCGGACTGTCGTCGACCTTCCGCATCCACTCCTTAACCGGCGCCAGCGCACGGGCCTTGAGTTCGACCATGTACGCGAGGAGATCTTCGGGACGAACCAGGTCGCCATCGCCGGCCGCCTGCTGGATGTAGCCGAGCAACTCCGCCCACGCGCTGCCCCAGTCCGCACCAGGTGGCTGCCTGTCGAGCCACGCCTTCATGGACGCCTTGTCGATGGACGGACTCGTCATCTCGCCGACCGGCGGATCACCCGCCTGCCACGGACCCACCCGGCGCCAGACCACCTCGGAGCGCTCCTCGGCCTGCCAGTGCTCGTCCTCGTCTGAGATCTCGCCGAGCATCCGCGCCCGGTCCGCCTCCGCGTGGATCCGGTGCGGGGAGGTCCGGCCGAGGGTGACGCCTTCGTCGCTGAAGTCGCCGTCCCCGTAGATCGCTACGCACCATTCGCGGTGCTGCTCGTCCGCGCCGAGCCACTCGCCTTCGTCGATACGGGGCATGGTTGCCTCCTCGTTGCCGGTCACTGCTCGCTGTCTTCCTCGCTGATGCCGCCGAGCTCGTCGATCTCCCCGCCGCTGAGGCTCGACAAGGCCGAGACTCGCCCCTTAGCCGTTCCGTCGAGTGACGCCAACGTGGACTGCACGCGTGCCACGGTCCGCGCATCGAAGTCCGCGAGTGCGCGCCGCTTGTGGAACGCCAGCCGGCCACGTCTGGTCAACGCCGCGCGGTCCACGACATCCAGCCCGCCACCGATCCTCCGGTACGGGTTGGTGCCGCCGTTCCGCCCACGCGACCAGAGCGGCTTCCAGCAGTAGACGCAGTTCTCGAAGTGCACGTCGGTGTGGTGCGGGACGTGGTAGCCGCGGATCCAGCACATGGGGCGCCAAAGGTGGGTTTGGCCGTGGTCGCTGAAGTGCCACCAGATCCGGTGGAGCCGTCGTCCGGGTTGCAGGCTTTGAGTAATCCAACTGGTGCCAAGACGATCCCGAGTACTGCCGCTCACGCCCGCTCTCCCGTCCCGCCCTGCGCCGCACGGAACGCCATCACGTCGGCGGGCGTCATACCGTTCACCTTCACGTGCGGGGCCGCCTCCCGTGCCAGCTCGAGAGCATCCTCGAGGCCGAATCGGTGGGTGGCGAGCCAGTCGTCATCGTCGTTGCGGCAGCCCGGGTCGAGGTCCCATGTGCCGCCCGCGTTGAGCGTGAAGATGCCCCGCTGGGTCACGGCCCACCGGCCGCGCATCCGGTACTCGACGGTGACCGCCCACATGGAGAAGTCGTCGTCCTCCTCGGGCAGGCATGTGATGGTGTACCGGCTGGTCATCTGATGGGCGACGGTGCCGGGGATTGGCAGTTTCGCGGCAGCTGCGGTCATGTTCCATTCTCTCTCAAAGTTGGCTTTGACGTGCGGTTTCTTCCTAATCGCCGGACCTGCGCCAGCGTCCGTTTCGGTAACAGTCCGGCCCGTCCTCGTGTCCGCGCGACCGTATGGCGGGTACGTTGGGGCTATGACCGCCGTAACCTTCGACGTCCCCGCGCTCGTCGCCGAGGTCGCCCAGGACCAGGACGGGCGTTGCGCTCTCCAGGCCGCGCTGACCGAGGCCGCGATCGACCACATCCGGCGCAACCACCCAGACCAGCTCGCGGACGTCGTCTCCCGGATCGTCGTGGAGATCGACCGGCCAGTCCTCGAGGCCTCCGGCTTCCACGGTGCCTGACCGGCCGGCACGCTGGCTGCCGTCCGCAAGGGAGCTCGATGCAATCGCCCGCAACCTCGGGGTGAAGGCTGGGCCCGAACCGGAGGGGATCCTCGCGCACCTCGCTGGCGCGGTCGCCGACACGGAAGAGCCGACGACCGTGTACGCGGCCGGGCTCCTGTACAAGCTGGTACTCATGACGCGCCCGTACGGCGGGGACTCGTGGGCGTACGCACTCGAGGCGGCGCGGGTCGTGCTGCTGGCGAACGGGCATCCGGCGGCCAGGATCAGCCAGGAGCGTTCCGAACGGCTGCGTGCCGATGTGGAGTCCGGCGCGCTCACGGCCGCCGTGGAAATCGGGCGAAGACTGCTGGACCTGTAGCGCGCCGTCGTGGACGAGAGCAAGGTGACTGACGTGGACGAGCAGCCGCAACCCGCCGAAGTCCCCGCGTGGGAACTCGAGGCCAAGCCCGATTTCGACGGGCCGATGCGCGCCTTCCTGTGCCCGGCCGACGATGAGGAACCGCCGGACGGGGCGGCGGTTCCAGCGCTCACGTAGACGGTCACGGCGAGTCGCCGTGCTCGAAGCGGGCCGAGCGTGCGGCGCGATAAGCGTCCGGTACGCCAGGGAATCGGTTCATCTGCTGATACGACTCGCAGGGCGTCAGCCAGGGCTCGTCGCCCATTTGGTAGGCAGTGGCCCCGCTGATGTCGAGCTGCTCAGGGGCACCAAGGTCGACGAACCCGCCGAAGCCCCAGTACGCATCGCCAACACACTCGCTCGCGTCGGAGATGTGGCCCTCTCGGATAGCTTCTTGCGCCCAGTCCTCGTCCGCCCAGAGGCCGAGCCAACCAAGGTCGCGGTCCTTCGCGGGAGGATTCGGGATCGGGCCAAGCAGCAGGATCGTCGGCGCGTTGGGCACGGAAGCACCGGGCAGGTGTACGGCGGCGCGAGCCATCAGGTCGTGGTCAAGGTCCGCCTCGCTGCCCTTCACCTCGACCCATGTGCCGCAGTCCATAAGGAGAAAGTCGGGCAGGTAGGGCGTGGAGGCACCCAGTGCGCACGGAATCATGAATCCCTGCGGCTCGTACTCCCAGCGAATCCCAAGGGTGTCGAAGAACACGGCCCATCGAGCCTCAAGGCGAGAACGGAAGCGGCAGCCGGCATATCGGGTCTCGATCGGCTGGATTGTTGCCGCACTCGGCCGGGACTTGCCCGGGCGGGTGGGGGCGTCGATGGTCTCGGACGCGACACGGCTGGGATTCATCGAGTCCGCGCTTCCGGTCGGCGGCCATTCGAACAGGATCGCCTCGGAGGCGCTCGCCAGGGCGCCGATCTCGTTGCGGAGCGTCTCGACGCTGCCGTCCCACCCGATCTGCACTAGTCGATCGAGGCCAGCGCTGATTTCGACGGTGGTCCAGTGGTCCTGCCTGTAGATCAGGAAGAGCGCATCCAAGACGGACGCCGGATCGATGCTGGGGAACTTGCTCGCGTAGGCCTGAGTGAGTTCGGTTGCGTATTTCCGGTTCAAGCTCTCAAGTCCAGCGAGTTGCCTGGCAACCTCTGCCGCGGCTTCGTCCGTCAACTCGCCTGCGGGGTCGCTGTAGCTCTTCCAGGGCGGGGCCGGAAGGTTCCGAGGAACGTCGGCCTCGTCGGTTGGCTGGGGCGTAGTCATTGCAGGGTTCCCTTCGGCTCGAGGTATGGACGCGTGGACGAGCTATGTACGCATGTACGGAAGTACATAGCCCCCGGGTTGTGCGCGCCCGTGAAAAGCAGATCATGTCCATTTTCTATATATTTAGAGCGGTTCTGAAGGGCCGATTCGATCGCAACCCAGGGGGGGCATGTACGCGCGTACATGCGTACATGGCGTACATGCCGACCTCCGATGTACATGAGATCAGCCACGCTCTCCGACGTAGCCGGGTCCGACGCAGTACTGGTCGCCGTCCTCGGCGATCCAGCCCTGACTGACCGCAAGGTTGATCGCGTCCTCGAGGAGTCCGCGGTCCCGATGCGCGATCGCCATCCGGATCCCGTTGTACGTCAGGCCGCCGACACCGGCGTCCGCCACCTTGCGCGCCACGTTGCCCGCAACCCGCATCTCGTTCGCCTCGGCACTGCGCTTGGCCTTGTGCTCCTGTACGGCAAGCTGGATCTTCTCCTTGGCCTGCTCATCCTTGGAGGCCTGCGCCTCGCGCTTGGCACGTGCAACGAGGGAATCGCGCACGAGGCACGAGGACTGCCAGGTCATCTCGGCAAGCTTCCAGTCCATGTCGTCGACCGCAAACCGGCCTTCAAGCAGCGCGAGCAGCGCCGCCATCTTCGCCATCATGAACCGGCGGTGCGCATCCAAAGGCTCGAGCACCAGGTCACCGTTGCCCAGCATGACGCGCTCACGCTTGATCAGATCCCGGACCTCCGGAGGGAACTCGACGTCGATGAAGTCCTTCGTGTTCTCGATCAGCGGGTGCAGCTTCAACTGCCCCGGATGGCGCGGCGCGTCGAACGGGATCGTGGGGTCCTCGGCCCAGGACCAGAAGAACCGCTGCGGCGTGCCGCCCCCGCCGTCGGCGAGCAGCTGCGTGACGGTGGTCGGCTGGTAGCCGACGACGAGGCCGAGGTTGTAGGTCTCCGGTGCGATGTACCGGTTGCGTTCTTCGGTGGCGTTGGTCTGCCCGAGTCCCTCGCCCATGGCGGCACTGCGCAGCGCCGTCATCAACGTCGAACCCTGGCGCCCGGCGAGCTGGGTGAGCTGCTCGCCCTCGTCGCAGTAGAAGAACACGTTGTTGCGGACCTGCTTGCGCACCTTCGTCATGACCGGCTCGCCGCGCCGGGGACCGTTCTCGTAGACCTGGCAGGTCTCCTCGTCCACGGTCCCCATGAAGACCTCGGCCATACCCTCGCCGGATCCCAATGGGATGCCGTCGCGGAACTCCGGGTCACTGGCCGGGATCAGCCCGCGCGCCCCGGCCGCGCCGGAGGACTTGCCGGCGCCGGGATTGCCGACCAGGGCGACGTACAGGTTCATCGACCCTCGGCCGAAGATCCCGGTACGCATCTTGATCCGCCAGTTCAGCAGCCCGGACAGCCGCGCCATGGTCGTGTAGAACACGACGTCGCCCGAGCGGGCGTCGGCGTGCGCGGCATCCCGGATGTGCCTGAGGGTGTCGCGGGTCGCCCAGAACTCCTCAGGCAGCAGGCCCGGCCGGTCCTCGGCCTTCGGTGTGCCGTCGATGGGCTCGCTGCTGCGGGGGTCCTGTTCGGACCACGCGTCCTGATCCTCGGGCAGCCCGTCGTTGGTGATGGTCACCGCGATCCTCCGGCCTTGGCGAGGGCGCTGCGCCACGCCGCGTGGAACTCCTGGTCATAGCCGCGCTGGCTGACCGAATTGCGCGGTCGGCTCGCGCCCGCGTCGAACATCGCGTCGCGGGCGTCGATCTCGCTCACCAGGCCCTCCGCAACCAGGTGGGCAGCTGCGGTCGTCAGCCGGCACAGGGCGTCGTGGCCGGTGTGCTCCGGCGCGCCCGCGAGCTCGTCCGCGAACTTGTCGAGCTGCTGATAACCCCAGTCCCGGCCTCGATCGGGCCGCGGCTCGCGGGGCTTGTGCGGCCGAGGCGGCTCCGGGAAGTGGCCCGTGACCTTCAGGTGGTGCAGTAGCCACTCGGGCGCCGGGCCCGGGTCCATTACGTCGGTGACGCGCCGGTAGCAGCCGCCCTTGACCGGAGTGCCCGGCGCGGGGATGTAGCCGTTGGACCCGCGGATGTCGACGAGCCAGCCGAACGAGCCGTCGGAACTGTTCTTGATCCAGGTTCCGGCGGGGACGCGCCACGTGAGGTGCGCGCCGTCGCTCTTGGTGGACACGTGGAGGCAGTCGGCGGGCCACGGCGCGCTGTAGCGCTCGAGGATGAGCGCGAAGACGTCGGCGCCCTCGTTGACGCCGTCGATGTCCTTGTAGGCCTCGGGCTTGGGGCGTCGTTCCTTGTTGACGTCGATGTCGACCGTGACCAGGTTCGACATGCCGTTGACGATGCCGAGGTTTGCGTCCGGGCGCCGGTCGAGCAGCCCGAGCACGTGGCCGAGGTTTGTGGACCCGGCCTGCCATCCGTGGCAGAACGCGGGTGGGTGCGGGCAGTCCTTGATGGCGTGCTGGCCGGGCGGGCACTGGCCGCAGTTGGCGAACGGCTTGCGCCGGTCGTCGATGAGGATCAGCCCGAATCCGAGGCCGATGAACGCCTCGGCGGCGCGGCGCTTACGAGGCACGTCAGTCAGCGTGGTGCTCACGGCATCCTCCTTGGTCCGCGCGAGAGGTGGGCTAGCTCACCTGGGTGATGGAACTGACGCTGTTCGGGGTACTGCACCAGTGCTGTTCGGCGATACCGTGTTGGTCTAGCAGGAGCGCGCGACGTTCTTGCAGGTGCAACGGCAGAACTACCTAGAGGAGTCTCAGATCCGTGACCGACGACACGCCGCTCTACCAGCAGATCGCCAACGACCTTCGAAGAGGCGTCGGCGAGGGGAGATTCGATGCCAATGAAGGCAGGCTCCCCGGCGAGAAGGCTCTGGCCGAGCAATGGAACACGTCCACGGCAACCTCGAGCAAGGCTTTGAAGCTGCTCGAGCGTGAGGGTGTGATCGAGATCCGCAGGGGCGTCGGTGCTTTCACCCGACGCCGCAAGCCGATCATCCGCGATGCGAACGGCCGACTGTCCCGCGAGCAGTGGGGCGCGGGTAAGGCGATCTGGCAGTTCGACCTCGGCGACCACTACCCGGTGCCCGAGACTGCGGTCTACCGGGACGGCGAGGAGAAGGCGCCCAAGGTGCCGGACTTCGTACGAGCCACGCTTCAAGCCGATCGGTACCTGATCCGCGACCGCAGGTACACGGTCGAGGGCTGGCCGATCCAGGTTGCGACCTCGTTCTTCGATGCGGCAATTGCCGAGGGGACCGAGATCGCAAATCGCGACTCGGGTCCGGGTGGCGTGTACGCACGGCTCGCCGAGCTCGGGCATGAGCCGGTGGCTTTCCTTGAGCAGGTACGCAGCCGACTTCCGCTCGACGATGAGGCGAAGCGTCTGCGGATCACAACGGACAAGCCCGTTTCGGAGATCGTTCGCCAGGCGAAGACGGCTGCTGGCCGGGTCGTCGAGGTCAACGTCATGCTGTTGCTGGGCGACGCTTACGTGCTCCAATACGCCTTCTCCTCCTAACTCGCTCGCTTCCAAGCCCCCAACCGAGTCTCGGTTGGGGGCTTTTTGATTACATGGACCATCCTAGAACCAGCTGGTTCCTCTTGACAACCATATGGAGCACGCGCTGTACTAGCTATATGACGACAGCGACCGACACCGCGGCGCCGGCACAGACCGACGAGTTCCTCACCGTCGGCGAGGTCGCCAAGCTGCTCCGGACCACCCCGATGACCATCTACACCGAGATCCACGAAGGGCGACTCGACGCGATCCGCGTCGGGCGCCGGACCTACCGGATCCCCGTGGAGTCCTACAACGCGTACAAGGAGGCGCAGCGCACCACGCCCCGCGCCGAGACCGGCCAGCTCGTCCCGGCCACCGCCGCGTAACCACAAGCCGCCGGGCCCCGGCCGCGACCGCACAACGGCCGGGGCCCGGCAACCAGCCAGCACCACCAGCAAGCCCTCGCTCCGGGTCGGGGGGCGCCGCGAACCTCCTCCTCGCGGCTCGGGTTCGAATCCCGAAGAGGGCACCTTGATCAGTCGGCTCGACGAAGGAGGAAGTCATGCAGGTCTGGATCCTGATGGAAGGCGAGCTGTGCGAGGGCGGCACCGTCGAGGGCGTTTTCGCTTCCTGCGAGCTGGGCCACGGCGCGTTCGCGGAGCTCGCCATGAAGCTGTGCGGCTGGTCCGGGATCCGGGAGGCCGACGTGCGTGAGAACGGCGGCCTGTATTTGGAGGGCGGTCAAGTCTGGATCGAGCTGCGGCCGTTCGACGTGGTCGAGCAGTTGGCGATCGCGCCGGCCGCCTAGCGCTACCAGCACCATCCCGGGTTCCGGCGGCCATCTCCCCGGCAACCGGCACCCGGGCGCACAGCACCAGCAAGCCCTCGCTCCGGGTCGGGGAGCGCCGCGAACCTCCACTTCGCGGACGTGGGTTCAACTCCCACAGAGGGCACCACGACCAGTCACTTCAACGAAGGAGGCAGCAATGCAGTTCGAGCGCCGCACAATCACCCAGACCATCAAAGTCCCGACGAACACGGGCCGCACGGTCGACGAGCACACGAAGGCGTACCTGAACCGGTCGATGGACGTCATGGACTCCATGGGCATCGGCATGTGGCCGGCGATCGTGTCCGCGTCACAGTTGGGCGCCGACGACGAACTCCAGGAGATCCTCGGCGACGCCATGGTCGGCGACGAGTACGAGGACGGCGACGGCTACAGCCGCAACGGTCTGCGGCGCGTTGTGGACGACACGGACATCCCCGAGAAGCTGACCGCGTGGCGGGACGCCGCGGTGAAGGCGGCGCTTGAGGGCGCCGGACAGGCTGCGCGCCGGTCGGCCTTCACCTCAAGCACGCCGCTAGTCGCAACCGACGAGTGGGGCCGGCCGCGCTGCCAGCAGGTCGGCGTGTACGCGGACGTGGACGAGTTCTTCCAGTGCGCGATGGTCGCGGACCACGACGGCGACTGCGACCCGCTGCCGATCCAGCCGTCCGCCGATGAGGCCGAGCGGCTCCTCGCCGACGCGTACGTCACGATCCCGGTCGCGGATGCATCCGGCCTGGCCGCGCAGATGCAGCAGCCGAACAACGAGAACTGACAGCAAGAAAGCCCGGCCGCTGTTGCACCCAGCGGCCGGGCGGTGTCCAGAGCCCCAGCAAGCAGCGAGAGGAACCAGACATGCAGCAGTCTACGGCCCGGCGCCGAGGCCATCTGGCGCTCGCCCCGGAACCCGGCGCCGTCGCCGGGATCCCGGTCCCCGGCAACCTGCCGGACGACCCGACCTACGCCTACCGGCTCGGCCGGATCGCGACGCTCACCGAGACGCTCGACGAGCAGACCCGGGCCGTGGCGAACTTCGACCGGTTCGAGTCGATGTCCTTCGCCGAGATCAGCACGCTGATCGAAGTCCTGGGTTGGTTCGCGGACGCCAAGCGCCCGAGCCTGCACCTCGTGGACGAGCAGGGCGACATCGCCCCGATCGTGCAGGCCGCGGTCTCCGAGTTCCGCCCGGTCGACGAGCCGACCCGCCTGTTCGCCCAGTCCCGGGCCCGGCTGACCACGTTCGTGGAGAGCCACGTCGCGGCCGGTATCGGAGGGGTGTCGTGAAGACCGTCCTGCACATCGAACTCGACCTCGCCGGCGACCGTGCCGATGCCGCCGCCCGCGTGGACGCCCTGATCGCGGCGCTGACCGCGACCGCCCCGGGCCTCGGCGCCCGCATCGAGGCCACGCACGTCGACCGGCTCCGGCCGGTCACCGCGGGAGGCGCCCGATGAACGCCGCCGTCCTCGACCCGCGTGCCGCGACCGCGGCCGCCATCGCCCGGTCCCAGATGCCGTGGGACGCGGCCCTCGACGGCACCAGCCCGCACCCGCGGGCCGTCAAGGACATCGCCCGCAGCCGGTTCAACCTCGTCCTGACCGACGACGAGACCCGCGCGGCGATCAAGGCGGCGATGAGCGAATGAGCCACCTGAGCCAGGCCGCGATCCTCAACGAGATCCTCAACGGGAAGACCGACCGGGCCACCCTCGCCGCGCTCGTGCGCGAGTACGCGCGCCTCGAGGCCCAGCCCGTCACCGCCGGGACCCGGGTCCGCACCCCGTGGGGCATCGGCACCGTCCAGTACCCCGACGCCGTCCCGGTCCGGTTCGACGCCGCCGTGGCGCAGCCGCCCGTGAAAATCGGGCTCGTGCCGGTCGGGCAGCTCGAGTTCATCGAGAACGGGCGGGTCACGCCATGACCGTCATGCTCGACGCCCCGGCCGTCCAGGCCGCCCCGCCCGCGGCGCTCGTGTTCGACCCGGCCACCCCCGCCTCGGTCCCGGCCGCCCGGCACTGGACCCGCCAGGTCCTCGGCCTCGGTCCCGGCAGCGACATCGAGATCCTCGTGTCCGAACTCGTCGGCAACGCCGTCGTGCACGGCGGGCCGCGCGTCGAGCTCGACCTGCGCTACACGGACGGCGGCATCGAGATCACCGTCACCGACAGCGGGACCCGCACCGCCCCGCGCGACCACCGGCCCGACGGCGAGCACGGACTCGGACTGATCATCGCCCGCGCGCTCGCCGCGCACCTCACCGTCGAGCACGTCCCCGACGGCCGCGCCGCCCGCGCGGTCCTGCATACGCCCGGAGGTGCGCGGTGAAGACCCCGATCGTGGGCGTGGTCAACGGCACCCCCGTGCACGGACCCGACGCCCAGACCCTCACCGAGTGGGCGCTCCGGGCGCACCTCGAGACGTGCAGCGCGTGTCGGCACGAGGCGTGCCCGATTGGGATGCACCTCGAGGCCGCGAGCCGCCCTGATCGCAGCTGGATTCCCGACCCCAGGACAGGAGACTGACCATGACCACCACCACGCCCAACGCCAGCGTCGAGGACATCCTCTACGCGCTGCAGTACGCCGACAACGAGGGCACCGCCCTCGACGACTGGACCTACAAGACCATCGCCGAGGACCGCGCCAAGCGACTCGAGGCCGCCGCAACTCTGATCACACTCGACCGGGCCGCGCACAACCGCGTCCAGGACGGCTACCGCGGCGGCGACGCCGTGTTCGAACTCACCGACCACATCATCGAGTTCGACAAGGAGCACGGCACCACCCGCGGACCGGTACCGGCCGACGACCCGCACTGGAACGTCCCCGGCGGCACGGAGGCGTACGTCCTGCAGGAGTGGGACGCGGCCAACACGGCGACGGCAGCGGCCTGATCATGAGCCTGCTGCCCGGGCTCAAGCTCGACTGGCGCTCAGGGCGCGGCGCCGACCTTGACGTCACCGAACGCGTCGGACCGCTGCGCGCCTGGAAGGCGATCCCGCTCACCGGCCGCACCAAGACCGGCAAGCGCCGCAAGCCCCGCAAGGGCGCCAGCATCCGGATCTTCTGACCGACCAGGTGCCGAAGCGCACCCGAGAGGGCAAGCCACGGCGCCGCAGACCCGAGAGAGGACCGCGCAATGTCAAAGAGCGACAAGACCTACGACGTCACCGTCTACCGCACCGACGGCACCACCACCCGCGAGAACGTCGCCAACGACGAGGCCCGCGAACTTCGGGACGCCGGTGGGCGCGGCCAACCGGCCGGGCCCGACACGAAGGAGAACACGGCCATGGGCATTCTCAAGACCGCCAAGTGGGCGCTGAGCACGAAGGACGAGCGGCGCTTGAGCGAGGTGCGCGAGCATAAGGGCCGCAAGCCCGCGGGCGGGCGGCGCGACAGGGACGTCGACTACACGAACGGGTTCATCGTCAGCGGCAAGGGCCAGGGCACCTCTTACGTCCTCGCCACGCGCCGCAACGGACGCTGACCGCCCGGCGGGCCACGATCGCCGGCGGCCCTGAGCTCTCCCCAGGACCGCCGGTCCGCGCGGCCAACCGGCCGGGACCACAACTGCACGGAGGGAATCCCATGGGCCTTTTCAGCCGGAACGCCGAGGTCAGCCAGGCGCGCGCCGAGTACCGGGAGGCGAACGCCGCGCAGCAGGAGTACGCGCGCACCAGCGGCAACCGCGACGAGAACGACGCGACGTACCTCCAGCTCAACGACCGCACGAACGAGACGCTGCACGCACTCAAGGACGCCAAGAAGCGCTGACCGGGCGGGCCGCGCCTGCCGACAGCCCCCGGCTCAGGGGCCTGCCGGTGGGAGCGGCCAACCGGCCACAGCAAAACCTCAGCTCGCAAAGGAGATCAGCACCATGGCGAAGAAGGAATGGACCGACGCGGAACGCTGGGAGATCGTCAAGGAGTCCATGGACCACTCCCGCTATTACGAGTCCATCGGAGACCGCAAGAACCGCGACCTGTACAGCGAGAGCGCGAATCGAGTGCTCGACTCCATGGAGAAGGGCCGCGGGAGCAAGTAGCCCGACGGGTCACGCCTGCCGACAGTCCACAGCTCAGGGGCCTGTCGGCTCGCGCGGCCAACCGGCCGAGACCAATCCGAGAAAGGTAAACACCATGGGCAAGGTCGAGATCAACGGGGACGTCACCGGATCGAACGTCCAGATCATCACCGCCAACGGCACCGTCGCCATCAACGGCCGCGAGATCCCCGACGGCACCTATCAGTCCGGGGACTCGACCGTCACGGTCGACACCGGCCGCGACGCCGGCAACGGCAAGCGTCGCTGACCGCCCGCGGTCCCGGCCGGCCGACATGTCCGGACGGGAGCCGCGGGCGAGAAAGCCCGACGCCAACCACGACCAACCACCGCCGAAGGAGGCGAGCCATGGCCAGCAACTACGATCGGGCGCTCGAGGAGGACGACGGCGACGGCATTGCCTACGCATTAGTCCTCGCAATGAACCTATCAATGTTCGTCGCGGCCACCGCCGGCGATCTGGCCACACCTTTCGTGCCGCACCGCTGGCTGTGGATAGCAGACCTCGCTGCCGCGGCCCCCGTGCTGGCCTTGGCCGCACGGCGCAGGTGGCAACTGCTCGACGCATGCCTCGAACTCGTGTGGCACGTCAGGAGGCGGTGATGTCAGCCCTTCAGCTTGCCGCGCGGGCCCTTCGCGATCGCCTGCGCACTCGCCCGAGTGATCCCGAACCGCTTCGCCACCACCCCGTGCGACCACCGCTCCGGGTCCCCCTCGGCCTGCGCCTGTGCACGCAGGCGATCCAGCGCGAGATGACGCACCATCGAGAGCGCCGGGATCGCGTCCAACATCAACCGCACCAGCGAATGTGTCTTATCGAGACGCTCGCAGTCATCCGCGATCGCCTCGGCATGCCGCTTCAAAGCTCGCACGAACTCCGCGCGCTCCCCCTCATCGGCGCGGGAGACGGCGAGTAGCGCCTCCGCGGCGCGCTCAATCTCCTCACGCTCCACATCCGGATCATATCCACCCCCGAAAGACGTATGACGGGTTATACACTGAACCCTGATATGGCACCAGGACACGACACGGGAAAGGGAGCACACCGACAATGCCCGGCCGGGAGAACACGCCCACCACACCGGAACTCGACGTTCCGGCCGGCGCCGTGCGCGAACTCAGCACAGGCGCCACCCTCGCCGTCCTCTTCGCCGAAGCCATGTCATCCGTGCGGCTGTTCGGACTCGGCGAGCGCGTCGGGTTCGCCTGGTACCTCGCCTGGCTCCTGCCGGGCGCGCTCGACGTCTACGCCCTGACGATGCTCCGCTTCTCCTCCCGCATCCCAGACGGCCACCGCCTGCGCCACAAGGCCATGCGCGAGGCGATTCTCGCGCTCGCCATCACCGTCGGGTGCAACGCCCTCTACGAGGCCGTCACCGCGTTCGCCCGTCAACTGCCCGTCTGGGCACCGGGCGCGCTCTTCGTCCTCGTCTCCGCGCTCGCCCCGTTCGTCGCCGGACGGATCATCCACTTCCACGCGGGCATCGGACGCTCCACCCCCGCGAGCGCCAGGACGCCCGAGACCGCGAGCGGTAGCGACGAGCGCCAGGGCGCTGCCGAAGAGCGCGAGCACCGCGAGCCGGAAGCGCTCGTGGCCGAGAAGCGGCCGAGCGCTCCCGCCGCCCCGCAAGCGCTCGTGGTCGAGCGCAAGCCGATCGCGAGCACGGTGCGCGAGCGCGCCCTGCGCACCCCGGCCGCGAGCGTTACCGAGATCGGCGCCGCGGGCGGCCTGAGCCGCGAGCAGTGGGGCGAGCGTGGCGCCCCCGTCTACCGCGAACTCATGGACCGCGACGGCACCGGCCCCTCCGCCCCCAAGCTCCTCGACGCCCTCGTCACCCGGGGGCTGGCCCAGTCCGTCTCCCCGGCCCGCGCCCGCGTCATCCGCAAGGCGGCGGAAGACCACCTCGGCCTCACCGGCGACCCCGACGACGGCTCGGCAGGAGACGAACCCGACGCGGACGCCGTGGCCTGATCCGTGAACTTCTCCGTGAACTTCACGTCAACCAGCACCATCCGCAGCGCCGACCAGCGCAAACGGACACCAGGCCCCGAACCGTGAAAACCGAAACAGTGAAAACCGACTCCCGGAGACTCCCGTGACCCTCACCGCCACCGCATCCCCGCCGCTGCACGACGCGGCCCTGACCGCCACCCAGGCCCACGTGTCGCTGCTCGGCGCCACGGCCCTGTGCCTGATCTTCGCGTTCTTCCTGCGCCGCCGCGCCGCCGGCATCACCTCCTCGATCGAGCGCCGCGGCCTCGTGCGCCGCTCCAACGGCGCCGTCAAGACCGTGCGCCACAGCCGCACTGTCCTGGAGTGGGCCGCGTTCCTGCTGTTCGCCGCCGCCGGGGTGTGCGCCTCCGGCACGTTCGTCGGTTCCCTCGTGCTCTGGTTCGCCCGCCAGGTCCAGCACCTGTTCGACCTGCTGCCGGTCAAGGGGCAGCTCGGCGTCAACGCCGGCCTGCTGATCGTCGGGCTGTTCTTCCTGCACAAGGGCCTGCACCTGCTCGGCGACGTCCTCGAGGGCAAGGCGCACCAGGGCGGCGCGGACTGGCTCGCGTTCCTCGGCCCGATGGTCTTCACCCTCGTGCCCGGCTATTTCGGCGAGGGCGCCGCCTGGGTGTACTCGGGCATGGCCACGCACATCGTCCCGCTCGTCGAGCACCTGTGAGGGCCGGGCGATGACCGACCTCTTCGATGCGATCTTCGCGTACTACCTGATGATGCTCGGCGCGGGAGCGGTCGCCGGGGTGCGCTCGTCGCTGCGCTCGGCGACGCCCGCAGGCGCCCCTGCGCTCGCCGGCGCGAGCGACGGCGCCCCCGACCCCGCGAGCGGCGCGCCCGGCGCGGGGCGCTCGCCCGCGCCTGCCGCGAGCGCTACCCGTGCGGCGCTCGGCGCCCGCTTGTACGCGGCGGGACAGCGAGCGGCGCGAGCGGCCGTAAGCGCGGGCCGGCATCCGCGGACGGCGTCGATCGCCGGGTGGGCGAGCGGCGCCCGCTTCTACCGGGGCTCGCGCCGCGGCATGCGCGTCGTGACGGCCCGCGTGATCGCGCGCCGCGTCCTGGCGCCGCAGGCGCCTGCCGCGCCCATGCAGCCGCAGCCTGCGGGGTCCGACCCCGCCGCGCCCGGTTCCGCCGCGCCCGTTCCGCCGGCCGGGGCGCCCGGCCCCGGCCCGACGCCGCCCCAGGCTCCCGGACCCACCCCGAACGCGCCGCCCCCGCCGGGCCCCCCGAGCGGGGACGACCTGCTCTACATCTGGCAGGGCGTCTTCGAAAATCCCGACCCGGCGCCCGCCGCACCCGCAAGGCCCGTCCTGTTTCTCGTCCCGCAGCTGAAGGAGTACCCGAGCATGAGCGAAATCCACGACTACGAATCCGCGCAGTCATTCACCGGGGAGGCGTCCGCGACCGCCGCCATGGAAGCCGAAGACGCCGTATCCGCCGCGGAATCCACCGCCGCCGCCGCGGAATTCTCCAGCCAGACCGCCGCGCGGGTCGACGTGGAAATCCAGACCATCGAGGCCGGCATCGCCACGATGACGGTTCTCGGCGTCGATGAGAACAGCCTCGCCGCGTATCACCAGTTCCTCGAGGGCGGCCTCGCCTACCGGGAGTTGGCCGCCACGTTCGCGGCCGGACTCGCCGACCTCACGGGCCTGGCCGCGGCCATGTCCGCCGCAGCCGTCGCCTACCACGAGCTCGGCGCCAACGCCCTGGAGACGATCACGGCGGAGCAGGGCCTGCACGACGAGGCCGCGAAGGCCACCGGCCACGGCGGCGCCGACGGCTCGTTCTTCGGCGTCGCGTCCACCACCGGCATCGCCGCGCCCGCGCCCGCCCCGGCACTCGCCGCCGCGGCCCCCGCGCCGCCCGCGAACTGACCGGCGACCCGCACCTTTGAAGAAAGGAACGACGATGCCCGACCCCGACGGCTACCGGCCGCCCGGCACCCCGCCGCCCCCAAGCCGCCTGCGCACGCAGGTGAGCGCGGACGTGCGCGGCGGCCTCGACGCCGTCGGGCTCAAGGCGTGGAACCTGGCCAAGAAGGGCGCGGCCGGCGCGGCCCGCCACCCCGCCGAGTTCGCCCCCCTGCTCGGCGGCGCCCTGCTCGAGGCCGCATGCATCGCGCAGGCGGACGTGCCCGACGCGTGGATGTTCATCTGGTCCGCCGTGATCCTCGCCGGATTCCTGCTCTACCGGATCCCGCGTTCCCGCAAGGCCCGCGCCCGCGCCGCGTCCCGGCTGCGCCGCGCCTACTACACGGCCGCGTGCGCCGCCGCCGTGATCTGCCTTGCGATCGCGGGCATCGCCGGACCCGCGAGCGCCCTCGCGATTCAGGCCTCGGGCTCCGCGACCGCCGCCGCGACCGGCACCTGGTGGGCGCGGCACGCAAGGCGCCGGCTGCGCGCACGCAAGGGCCACGCCCCGGCGCCTGCGGAGCCCGAGGCCCCCGCCGATCCGTACGCCGCGGCCCGCGCGGAGATCACCGAGTGGTTCACCAGCCGCTACACCCACCCCCGGGGCCCGCTCGCCGGAGGCCGCCTGCTCGAGGCCACCGCGAACGACCTGTTCTGCCGCCTGCACGTGCAGGTCGACGGCGACACCCACTCCTTCGGCAACATCCTCGCGCTCGCCGACCGCATGGTCGCCTCCCGCGGCACCTCCCTGTTCAACATCCAGATCGAGCCCACCCTCGACCAGCGCCGCGACCAGGGCATCATCACGATTTTCCACCGGAACCCGCTGCCCGAGCAGGTCCCGTTCCCCGGGCCCACCATCGACACCGCCACCGGCTGCGCGACCGTCGGGCGCTGCGCCGACCTGAGCCCGGCCCTGATCCGGTTCTGGGAACCGGGATCCGGCGCATGGCACGAACTCGTCTCCGGCGCGTCGGGTACCGGCAAATCCCGGTACCTCGACCAGGCGCTGATCAACGAGCGGCACGCCCTCGACTCCGACGGCCGGCACCTGATCGTCTCGTGGATCTGCGACCCGCAGATGGGCCAGTCCCTCCCGGACTGGCAGGACAAGGTCGACCGGTTCGCCCGCACCCCCGCCGAGTGCCTCGCGCTGCTCGAGGACGCGCTCGCCGAGATGTTCGCGCGCAACGACAAACTCTCGAAGATCCAGTGGACCGACCGCAAGGGCCGCATCCGCACCGGCGTCGACCACTTCACCCCCACCGCCGAGATGCCGCTGCTGTCGGTCACCCTCGAAGAGGCGCCGATGCTGCTGGGCGCTGACCGCCGCTTCAAAGTCATCGTCAAGCGGATCCTGTCGATGGGCCGCAAGTGCGGCGTCCGGCTGCGCCTGGTCACCCAGGTCCCCTCGATCGCGGAGCTCGGCAACGACTTCGCGATCCGCCCGCTGCTCGCCTCCATGAGCGTCGTGTGCCTGCGCACCACCGAGCCGATCACCGGCACCGCGATCCCCGGCCTGCCCGGCGACCCCAAAAACATCGAGGAGCGCTTCCCCGACGGCTCGCGCACCGTCGGGCTCGGCTACATCCTCGGCGCGGTCAAGCCCGCGAAGATGCGCACCTTCACCCTCGACGAACTCGTCGTCTACGACTGGGCGTCCGCCGGCACCACCGCGCACCTGACCCCGCTCGCCCATGTACCGGCCGCGCCCGATCCGGCCGCGCAGGCCGGCGACGCCAGCCCCGTTCCGTCCGCAGCCACGAGCGCGGGGTTCGAGGCCGCCGCGCCCGCGCAGTACGCCGAAGCGCTCGGCGCCCGCCGGGCCCGCGACGCGATCTGCGGGTACGTCAACGCGCAGGACCGGCCGGTCACCTCCGGGCAGATCGTGCGCGAACTCGGCCTGGCGAACTCGGCCGTATCCCAGGCCATCAAGCGCGAACTCGTCTCGAAGGCCCCGCGCCTCGCGAAGATCTCCCACGGCCTCTACGCCGCCCCCGGCCGCGACGCCGGGTTCTGGGGCGACCGCGCCCAGACCGCCGCCTAGCCCAAGGAACACGATGACCATGGAGCATGAAGACCTCGCCCGCGGCGCCCGCGTCGAGATCGCCGTCAGGGCCGCCAGCAAGGGAGATCTCGCGACGGCCGCCGGGATCCTCGCCGGAATGAGCGCGGAGGAACGCGACCAGTTCGGCCCGCTCGTGGCCGCGAGTTTCCCCGTTTCCGCCCCCGGGCGGCCGTTCGGTGCCGGGACCCCGTGAGCGCGGCCCCGCTCATCCTCGGTGCCGCCGCAGCCGTCGCGGTGGCCGCCGCCCGCAGGCGCAGGGACCCGTCGCGCCCGAGCTGGGACGTGCCCGCGGTCCAGCGCCAGCAGGCCGACCGGATCCTCGAGGCCGCCGCGCTCTACCGGGCCGGGCGCGACGGCGATGCGCGGATCGCGCTGCGCGACCGCGCCCTGGACTGGGGCCTGATCGCCCGTGCCGCGTCGGCTCGCCCGCTCGACCCGGTCGCCCACCGCATCGGCGCCGCGATCGGACGCGACGGGAGCGGGATGTTCCTCGGCGAACTGCACTCCCGGCTCGCCCCGGCCGACCGCGAGCGGGCCCTGGCCACCCTCGCCCAGGCGCTGCTGGACTACACCGGACCCGCCGACGAAGGAGCGCGCTGATGCTCGGCCGAACCCACGCCCTGTCGGGCGCGACCGCTTTCGCCTCCCTCTCCTGCGCCGCGCCCCTGGTCGGCGTGCATCCGCATTGGGGTGCGATCACGGCCGGGCTGCTTTCCACGGCAGGCGCGGCGCTCCTGCCCGACCTCGATCATCCACAGGCCACGATCGCGCATTCCTTCGGCCCCGCCACCAAAACCCTGACCCGGATCGTGCACCGGGTCTCCGGCGGCCACCGGCACGCCACGCACTCGCTCGCGTTCACCGCCGCGATGCCGCTGCTCACCTGGGCCGGGGACGCGGCGTTCGGTCGCCGGTTCGCCCTGGCCGTCGTCTACGTCCTGTTCGCGTTCGGGCTCCGCGCGCTGCACCTGGCCCGTGGGCTCGCCCCGGCGGTCGCGCTCGTCCTTACCGTGGTCGTCGGTTGCACGATGCCGCACGACCTCGGCTGGCTGCCGTTCTCCGTCGGCGTCGGGATAGCCGCGCACCTGGTCGGGGACTGTCTGACGAAGGAGGGCTGCCCGCTGATGTGGCCCCGTCGCGGGCACTACATGCTGCCGATCGTGCAGCGGACGGGTAATCGGGTGGAGACGATGCTCGTCGCGCCGCTGTGCATGGCGGGCGCGGTCGCGCTGCTGGTGTTCGCGCGCTGAACCGGACCGTCGCCGTTTCCGGGCCCGTGGCGCACGGGCGCGTCCCGCGGCGCGCATTCGGCTTGACCACGCGCCCCGGCAGCCTCAAACTCGCGATAGACGATCACGGCCGCCCAGGGCACCAACCCGGACGGCCTGAGCGATCGCTGACGACTCCCATATCGTACGACCTCGGGAGTCCTGCATGCCGAAATACCAAGGACCGTACTGGCCGCACTCGGCACCCGACGCCGAAACCCCCGAGATTCACACCCCGTCCGCCGGTCCTTGCCCGTCGAGGTGCAACCATCGCTGGCGCCAGGCGGTCGCGGCGTACAACGTGGCCCTCGCGAAATGGGTCGAACGCGGCTGCAACGGCACCGAGCCCACCCCCGTTGAGACCGAGCCCTGGCCTGGGGAACCCGTCCTGTGCCGCAAATGCGCGTCCATCGCCCGCGGCGCACTGCGGGAACTCCCGCTCGCCTACACGGCGCTCGCGTCCACGAAATACCTCACCCGCACCGCCTCCGCCGACGACGAACGCCGCGGACGCTCCGACGTCCCGCCCTCCCCCAGCCCCGGCGCCGACCAGCAGGACGAGATCTGCCGCACCGTCACCGCGTGGGAAGACGATCTGCGACAGCACCTGCGGCACGTCGCAGCCCACGACACCGGCGACCACACCGCCGACCTCGCCGCATCCGTCGAGTACCTCAACCGCAACTGGCAGGCCATGGTCGAGCGGGTCGAGTGCGCCGGCGACTTCGCGGACGAGATCAGCAGACTGCACCGGGTCGCCGTCGCCATGTGCAAGAACAAGCCGGGCCGCAAGCACCTGCCAGCGCCGTGTCCGTCGTGCGACATGATGGCCCTCGTCCAGGAAGAGGGGTTCGCAGGAAAGCCCTGGTACGTTGAGTGCGAGGAGCGAGTCGGCGGCTGCGGCAGGTTGTATCAAGAGTCTGAATACAGTTGGCTCGTTCAGCTGCTCAGCGGCGGGCACGTCCCCACCGGTGCGTCCTCGTGACCGAGCCGACGACTTACCTCACCGTCGCCGACGCGGCACTTTGGCTCGGCAAGGGCGAACGCACCATCAGGCGGTGGATGACAGCGCGCCTCGTCACGATCTACAAGCGCGGCGACGGGATGACCGTCCTCGACATCACGGAACTCATTCGTGTCGAACGCGAGCAGCGGCACCGGAACCCCGTTCGGCACGCCAAGCGTGCTCAGATGTTTGCGCAGGTCGCGTCGATGACCTATTCTCGGCAGTAGCTTGAGCGCAGAGCGCCCAACAGAAGGATTGCCTGGCCGGTTTGGCTGGGAAGCGGTGCTCGCCTCGGTTCCGGCCGGACCTGGCTGAGCGCCCGCCTTGAGAGCCCGCCCACGTGGCGGGCTTTCGGCTTGCACGTACCCTGTACCTGTCGGCGGAGACGCAGGTTCGAATCCTTGCCGCCTGCCGGTACCCAGCCCGGCTCCGGCGCAGCTCGCCCAGGTCGAGCGCCGCCGACTCCTAAGGCAGGGCCGTCGCCTCCGGGCTGCGGTCCGCCGTCGGCCCCGTGTCGTTGCCGGGGCCGCAACACCAAGACGTCCGCCCCGTTCGTAGGGCGGCTCTCCGCGATGGAGTCACGGCGAGATGCCGAAGGAACAGATCAACTTCCCTGCGCCGTTCGAGCCGCGCTGCACCTGCAGCGGCAACGACGGGTGCACCAACTGCCCGCCCGCGATCCACGGCGAGGCATGGCCCGAGCCCGAACTCAACATCGGGTGGGGCAAGGCCAACGACTACGGTCCGGGCCACGTACAGGTGTCCATGCTTCTGCCCGTCGGCTACCTCAAGCACCTGGCCGCCAGTCTGGCGAGCGCCGACGCCGCCGCACCGGCCGGCATCGCGGCTTTCTCCCCGGCGCTGTCGCGTGACGAGTTGAACCGCCTCATCCGGATGGCGCGCAAGGCCCGCGACGAGGCGTTCGGCCGCGACGAGTAGCCCACTGTCTTCCCGCGCGCCGTTCGAGGGAGTGGCGCGCGGGGATCCACGCCGAGGCGGTGACGGTGGCCGTCGCCGAGCAGCCAGCGAGCGTCCCGGCCGCCGCGTACGAGGTCTACTACAGCGGCGACACGCCCAGCCCGGCCAGTGTCCGGTGGACGCACCAGCGAGCCGACGGCACCTGGTGCGCGGCCACCTTCCCGTTCCGTGGGCACGGCAACGGACGCGGCGAGTGGACGGTCATTCTCGCCGAGCCGCTGACCGCGACTCCCGTGCTGAGGTGTCCTGTCTGTAGATCAAAGGCTTGGCTGGATGGCGGAAAGCTGAGGGCCGCGAAGTGAGCGACGAACCCGAAGCGGCAGCGGATCGGCCGATCATCCTCATCGGCACCGGCATGCCCGAGACTACCCTCCTCGAGGCCTTCGGCCAGTGGATCTACGACGCGTTCGGTGAAACCGCCTACCACGTCGGATCCTCCACCCAGAGCAAGCAGTGGCGCGATGTCGACGTCCGCCTGATGCTCGACGACGACGAGTTCCACGCGCTGTTTCCTGGCTACGAAGCTGCCCGACAGCGGGACGCGAAGTGGGCGTTGATGTGCGCCGCGATCAGCGAACTCGGCAAGCGGCTGACCGGGTTGCCGATCGATTTCCAGTTCCAGTCTGTCAGTGGCGGCAACGGGACTTATGGCGGTCAGTTCCGCAACCCGCTGTGGCTCTACAACCACTCCAGCGTCCAAGCCGCGAAGAAGCGCGCCGAGGACCGGGAGGACGCGGAGTGACGCACTTGGATCCAGTCGGGCGCTTCGGCGCCTGCTCCTGCACGGACTGATCGTCATCGGCGTCCTCGCGCTCGTCTGCGAAGGACTCGCGATCGCGATCCTGATCCGCACCGCGTGGACGCTCGCCCAGATCCTCGCCACGTTCTGAACCGCCAGCACGACGGAGACCAGCGCCATCAGCACCGCAGTACTCGAACGACCAGCGCCGCCCTGCACCCGAGACCTCGGGGACCGTGCTATGCGATACCGGCCCCCGCGCGTCGGCGACATCCTCGCCGTCCGGTCCACGGATCCGCACCTCGACGAGGCCAGCGTTCTGATCCACACGGTCGCCGATACCGGCGACTACCTCCTCCTCGCCGGCCGCTGGGGCAAGCACGACCTTGAGATCGTGCTGCGCCGCGTCGGTGACCACCACCTTCAAAACCAGGAGTAACGCATGTCTGCCGTCTTCGAGCACCTCCACGCCCTCCTCGACGAGGCCCGGGCCGAGTTCGCGAAGCTGTTCAGCCACGGCGACGCCGAGGTCGAGGCTGCCGCGAAGGCCGGCGCGGAGAAGATCGACGCGGCCAAGTCCGTCGTCGAGGCCGACCTGCCCGTGGTCGAGCATGACGCCCAGGGTGACGCGGAGACCGTCGCGCGCGACGCGGAGACCGCCGCGGCCCCGGTCGTCGCGGAAGCCGAGCATGACGCCGAGACCGTCGCCACCGAAGCGAAGACCGACGCCACGACCGCCGTCGAAACCCCCGCCCAGGACGCCCACGCCTGATGAGCGACCGCGGACGCCAGCGCGCCACAGCACTCAACGCCGCCGTCGCCGCCATGCCCGCCGAACACGCCGACGACCGCGAAACCCACGAGCGGCGCCGCCACCAGATCCTGCGCGACGCAGACGAGTTCTACGCCTGGCTCGCCGCGCCCGCACCCGTAGCGCGCCTCATCGGCCACGTCGGGCCGCCCACTCCCATTGCGGAAGGAAACCCCATGTCGAACCCCCAGATCCCCGCCGGCTACTCGGTCACCATCACCATCGAGCCGGAGGACATCGACGGCAACGCCGTCACCGACACCCTCACCTGGACCTCGAGCGACCCGACCGACGTCACCGTCACCGCCGACACCACCACCCTGATCGGCACCGTCGCGGTCCTCAACCCGGCCGTCGATGTCACCGTCACCGCGACCGACGGCACGAACACCTACACGTACGAGCTCGACGGCGTGGCCGACGCCCCCGTCAACCTCGTCGCCACGGTCAGCGCCCCCTTCAAGACCCCCGCCGCGCCGAGCGCCTGAACCACCCCCACCCACCACCAACCCTGAGACGAGCAACCATGAGCACCACCGAGGACCGCGAATACCGCGTCACCTGGCGATCCATCCCCGGGCTCGCCACCAGCAACGGCACCATCATCGTCGGGGCCGCACCGCTGCCCGGCGAAGTCCTCGTCGCCAAGACGCTGATCGCGGCGTACTACCGGCGTGAGGACGACAGGTTCGTGTTCAAGCGCGCGGACGGCATGCAGGCGTTCGACGTGGCCGCCGCGCTCGTCGAGACGATCGAAGTTCTCGAGGACGCCGAGGTGGCGGCATGCTGACCGGACGCGCGGCCGAGCTCCGGCCCGACATCAACGATCTCCGCGTCACCCCCGTCATGCTGCTCTCCCGCGACGACGCGCCCGGGCCGTACATGGCGCCGGGCGAGTACGCGGGGCTACTCCGGGACTGGTCCCGGCTGAGTAACACCAAGCGGATCCAGACCAGTCGGGCACGCAACGCCGGCCGCGACATCCCCACCTCCGGAGCCGTGCGCCGTCGCGCCAAGCAGCACCGCAACCGCGGACTCTGCCTCGAACGGGGCGCCGACGGGCGGTGCATGCTCGCAGCGGCCGACGGAACCGGGCGCTGCGAGCATCACACCCCGAGCGAGGACGCGTGAGCGTCGAGATGCTCGACGACGAGGACTACCGCCGCGTCATCATCACCTGGCCCGCGCCGACAACCGTGGGCGTGCTGCCGATCCGGGGCGTGACCCTCACCGACGCCGACAGCGGCGAGCAGATCGTAACCGGCCTCAAACTCGGCCTCACGCTCGGCACCGACACCGGCTACGAGGGCAGCGTCATCGAGGCCGAAATCACCGCGCTCGTTGACGCGGACGGCCACCTGCTGCCCGCCGGCAAGCAACCGGTCCGGGTGGATGCCGCGCCCGCGGATGTCGCCGAGTCGTTCACGCCCGAGCAGTGGGCCGAGCGGGAGCAGGCCATCGCGTCCGCGCCGTTCGAGTTCCGCACTGGCGTGTTCCGGTGGCTGGTGGCCGAGATGCGGATCGCAGGGCCGTGACCGCAGCAGCCGACTTCAACCCGCACTCGCCCCAGGCCCTGCGCGCCAAGAAGCGGCTGCGAGCCCTCGGCATCGACCCCGACGCCGCAGACCTCGAAGACGTCCGGCAGTGGTACGAGGCCCGGCGCGAGTACTACATCAACCTCGCCGAAGAAGGCCTCCACATGGCGCCCACCCACGCGCTGCACGGCATGTCGGTCGATGCTCTGAAGACGGCGTTCGGGTGGACCGACCTGCCCGAGGGCTGGTCCAGCGCGCAGGTCGAATGGCCCGATTACGCCGAGCGGCTCCGTGGCGCACGAGGGAAGTAAGGGCGCGGAGGTGATGCCGTGATCGAGCCCCAGCAGGGCGACATCGGCTGCGTCACCATCCGGGGCGACGTCGGCCAGCTCATCCGCATCGGCGAGTTCATGCTCGGCTGCGGCTACCGCAACGTCGAGCACGCCTTCACCTACGTCGGCGACGGCCAGATCGTCGAGGCCGAACCGGGCGGCGCACGCCTCGCGGACCTTGGCGAGTACGACCCGCGCACCGTCGTGTGGGTCCGCTGCCCCGACGGACACCGGCAGGCCGTGGCGCAGGCCGCGCGCGCACTGATCGGCACCCCGTACAGCGCCGCAGACTATTTCGCGCTCGCCGCCCACCGCTTCCACATCCCCGGGATGAGACGCATCGCGCTGAGCACGGGATCGATGATCTGCTCGCAGTTGGCGACCGTCGCCGCCCGCCGCGGCGGCTGGCCGCTGCTCATGCCGAAGCCTGCGGGGTACGTCGTCCCCGACGATCTCGCGGCGCTGGCCGAGCCGCCCGCGTAGGCCGGAGGTGACGCGGTGTCGCTGACCACCATCACCGTCACCGGCTCATACCCCGCCGGGGCCGGCGGCCGCCTCGCGACCGGGTTCGTCACGTTCGCCCCGACGGCGCGGGTCGTCAACGCCACCGGACACGCGATCATCCCGCAGCTCCCGATCCAGGTCCCGCTGCAACTCGGCGCGTTCAGCCTCCCCGACGTCGTCTGCACTGACAACGCCGGCCTGCTGCCCTCGGGCTGGGCATGGCAGGTCACGGAGTACATCGACGGCGTTCCCGCCGACCCGTACACCGTCGACATCCCGTCCAGTTACGGCGCGAGCGTCGACCTGGCGCAGCTCAGCCCCGTCACCCCCGCGCCGACGAGCGCGTCGTTCGTGCAACTCGGCGGCCAGATCGGCGGCACCAGCACCACCCCGGAAGTCCTCGCCGTCGGGATCACCCCGTCCGGCGATACGACCGGCACGGCGGACACCGCGACGATCCAGGCCGAGATCAACGCCGCGTCCGGAGCCGGCGGCGGCACCGTCTACCTCGCGGCCGGCACCTTCACCACCCGGCTGCTGACGCTCCCGGCGAACGTGGCGCTTCAAGGCGCAGGCAGCGCGGCCACCGCGGTCCAGTTGGCGGCGGCCCAGAACACGGACCTGATCCAGACCGCCGGGTTCAGCAGCCTGACCGGCACCGACACCGCGGCCACCCCGTACGGCGTGCAGGTGCGCGGCCTCACCCTCGACGGCAACAAGAGCGGGCAGAGCGCGGGCTCCGGGAACTGCCTCGCGTTCTACGCGTACGGCTGCGTGTTCGAGGACCTGGTGTGCCGCAACGCGCGGGGGGTCGGGTTCTGGTCGGAGTGGGGTTCGGCCAGCGCTTTCCTGGGTCCGAACGGCATGGAGTCGTTCGTGGCGCACCTGAAGTGCCACGACAACGACGGCGGCGCGATGACCTTCATCGGTCCGCACGACTCACAGGTCAGCGACGCGATCCTGGTGCAGAACTCGGGCTACGAGTCCGGCCGCGTGGCGTTCAGCGTGCCGACCGACGGCCGCGCCAACGGATCGATCTTCCGCGGCGTGCACGTGTACGGCGGCGCCTACGACTACGGCGTCCTGGCCGCGTCGGCGGGCGTCACGTTCGAGGGCTGCCAGCTCGAGGGTGCGCAGGTCGCCCAGGCGAAGGTCGATGCCAGCCAGGTCAACTTCGCCGACTGCCGCTGGTTCTGGGGCTCGTCCGGGTCGAACACGGCCAAGGGCGTCGTCCTCGGCGACGGCGGCCACGCCGGGCTCAACGGGCTGCGCCTGACGGGCAAGATCGAGAACTGCAGTGGCGGCGCCATCGACCTCACCTACGCCACCGGCGGATCCGGGCATTACGACCTGCTCGCCACGTACGTCTCCCCGTACACGGTGCCGTCCCCGGCCGTCATCGGGACGCTCGCCGCCAGCGACTACGCCGCGATCACCGTCACGAACAACAGCGGACAGGCCACCGGCGACAGCGTCCTGCAGATGCCCGGCGCCGCGAACGTCGGCACCCTGACCATTGCCGGCGTCACGATCCCGAGCGTCGTCGACCAGGACCCGCTTGCCCTCGGGTTCGCCACCACGCACCCGTGGGCCGCCGAGGCCAACGGGACGCAGGGCGTCTACCAGGCCGGCTACGCGTACTACATGCGCCTCGTCGGCTACGGCATGACCGTCAGCGCCCTGCGGATCTACGTCGGGGCGCAGTCCGGGAACATCTGCGTGGGGGTCTACGGGTCCCAGGGGTCCGGGTCGAGCGCCGCGCCGTACAACCTCAAGGCCACCACCGGTTCGATCCCGTGCCCCGCGCCCGGCGAGCAGGCCGTCGCCCTCACCTCAAGCGTGACCATCGCCCGCGGAGACTGGGTCGCCATCGCGGTCGACAACACCGGCGCGTCGTTCCTCAGGAGCGCGCCCACGACCGCGGTAACCAACGGGGCCGCAGCCAACCAGGCGAGCGCGTTCCCGCTTCCCGGCACCGCGGACGCAGCCAACGGATCCGGCACCTGCTTCTGGATCGCGAGCCCGTGACCGACACCCAGCCGGACGACCCCGAGACCCGGCGCCGTCGAGCCCGCGGACGAGCCCGCCTGAAAGCCCTCGGCATCGACGTCGACACCCTCGACCACGAACAGATCCGCGACGCCTACGAGACACTGCGCGCCGCGTACATCGACATGGCCGAGGCCGGAGCGCACATGGAACCGATCCGGATCGACGGAGACCCCCTGTACGGGGCCTGCCTCCACAGCCGCTACGGCCAACTCGTCGATGCGATCCGAGACTGGAACGAAGGCCGCCACCCCGAAGGCTGGTCACCGCCGCGGATCACATGGCCCACGCATCAAGAACGCGCCGCCGGGATGCGCGGGAAGTAGAAGCCAGATAGGCGAGAACCGCAGGCAATAGGCGAGAACCGGGGGTGCCATGCCGGCCTCGAAGGGCAAGCAGGACGAAGTCGCCGAGCGCCGCGAGAAAGTCCTCGCCCGACGCGCCATCGGAGTACCGCCCGCCGTCATCGCCGCCGAACTCGGCATCAGCGAACAGACCGTCTACGACGACGTGCACCGCATGCTCAAAGCCCGGCGCGAAACCCTCAACCGCGACAAGGACCTCCTCGTCGTCCTCGAAGCCGAGGAACTCGACGCGATCAAGCGCGCCGCCTGGGAAGCCGCCTCCACCGTGCACCTGCACGTCTCAGCCTCCGGCCGCGTCAGCACCCACCCCGAGACCGGCGAGCCCCTGCGCGACTTCGCGCCCACCGTCCAAGCCCTCGGCGTACTCCTGCGCACCCAGGACCGGCGCACCAAACTCCTCGGCCTCGACAGCGCCCAGAAACTCGAGATGCGCGCCGAGGTGGTCACCCTCGATGCCATCGACGCTGCTATCGCCGGGCTCCGTCAGCAGATCGACGCGCTCCCTGCACCCGCTCGAACCGGAATACCGGGCGAGGCGTGACGAGTACCAGGCGCTGAGCCTGGAACTCGCCGAGCGGCGGGCACTCGCGCGCTTCCCCACCCCGGGCGCGCTGGCCAAGGCGATCGACCCGGCAACCGTGCAGACCGCCGCGCTCGATGTGATCGACGAAGCGGTCGTCGAAGCATGGCGGACCCCGAACGCCAGGCTCATCATCGCGATGCCGCCGCAGGAGGGGAAATCGGAGCGCGTCACCAAGACCGCTTCGCTCTGGCGCCTGATCCAGAACCCCGAGACTCGCCTGGGCATCGTCTCCTACGCCCAGGCGCTGGCCGAGGGGTTCAGCCGCGAGGTACGCAACCGGATCACCAGCAACGACGGCGACGAGGGCAGCCTCGACCTGGAACTGCGTATCGCCCGCGACAACGGCTCCGCGCGCCGCTGGCAGTTGTCGGGACACCGCGGCGGCATCGTCGCGGTCGGCGCCGGCTCCGGCATCACGGGGCGCCCGCTCGACGGCCTGATCATCGACGACCCGTTCGCCGACGACAAGCAGGCCGATTCCGCGTACTTCCGCGACCAGGTGTGGGGCCGGTGGCGCTCGACCTGGTCCACGCGCCTCGCCCCAGGCGCACCCGTCATCGTGATCAATACGCGGTGGCATGAGGATGACCTGACCGGCCGGCTCGTCGCCGCGGAGGACGGGCACCGCTGGCGCCTGATCAACATTCCGGCGCTCGCCGACCACGACCCCGCCAAGGGCGAGAGCGACGTCCTGGGCCGCGAACCGGGCCAATGGCTCGACTCCGCCCGCGGGCGTACCCCGGCCGACTGGGAAGCCATCCGGATCCAGGTCGGCTCCCGCGTGTTCAACGCCCTGTACCAAGGACGCCCGTCGCCTGCGACCGGCAACGTCTGGCGCCGCCCCTGGTGGCGGTTTTACGAGCAGATGCTGTGGACCCTCGGCCCGGACGGCGCCTACCGGGTCGAGGCCGACGAGGTCATCCAATCCTGGGACATGGCGTTCAAGGACACCAAGGGAAGCGACTTCGTGGTCGGCACCGTGTGGGCGCGGCGCGGCGCGGACGTCTACCTCCTCGACAAGGTCCACAAGAGGCTGACGTTCACCGAGACCCTCACCGCGTTCCAGGCGCTCACCGCCCGCTGGCCCCAGGCCACCGCGAAGTACGTCGAAGACAAGGCGAACGGCACTGCCGTCATCGACACCCTCAAGAAGAAGATCCCGGGCATCGTCGCGGTCAACCCGACCGAGTCCAAGTACGCCCGCGCCAACGCCGTCGCGCCGTTCATCGAAGCCGGCAACGTCCACCTCCCGGCGCCGCACGTCGCACTCCCCGACGTCGACCCCGACTCCCTCATCGAGGAGGCCGCGGGGTTCCCCAACGCGGCCCACGACGACCAAGTCGACTCCACAAGCCAGGCCCTTGCGAGGCTCCTCTTGGACGGAACCGGGGCGCAGGCCTGGATCGAGTGGGCCAAGCGCCGCGCTGCCGAAGCCGGCATGACGCCACGTGTCGCCGCGGTGCCCGAACCGGACGCGCCGGCCGAGCCGGAACCCGAGGCTGAGCCCGACGACCCGGTCGCCCGGCTGCGGGCCGCCCGCACCGCCGCATTAAGAGCCAACCGGTTCACCGCGTCCTCGAGATAGGGGGACGTCCGGGTGGCCGTGCGCGACGAAGTACGAGACCAGCCCGGCGCCATGGGTCCGAGCCGTGCGCTTCAGGCCCGCGCCCGCGCCGACCTCGTGCGCAAGGTCGGCGGCAGCACGCAGGCGTCGGCGCTCAAGCCGGTTGAGAGCCCGGCCGTGACACGCCAGCGCAGCCGTGCCCAGCGCGCCCAGGGTGCGGAACTCGCGCCGGTGTCGAAGGTATTCGGTACCGCGGTGCCCGCGGACATCGCCGCAGCCGAGGTCGCCTCCGGCATGGACTCGACGACGCCGTTCTCCCCGGGCGCCCCCCTCAGTCCTTACGACGGGTTCTCGCGCACCCCGCGGTCACGCAACTTCGTCCCGCAATACAACGCCTCCGCCCGGCCCAGGTCGAATGAGCGCGTCTCGTTCGACACGCTCCGCGGCCTGATCGAGTCCTACGACTTCGCACAGATCTGCATCTGGCACCGCATCGACTCGCTGCGCGCCCTCGAATGGTCGCTCGTCGCAGCAGACGGTCACGAGGGAGACGTGTCGGACGCGGTCGCGGCCGGCATGGCGGTGCTGAAGAAGCCGGACCGCAAGACGCCGTTCGACGCGTGGCTCGCGAAGTTCGCCTACGACATCCTCGCGTTCGACGCGGGCGCCCTGTGGCGCATGCGAAACCGGGCCGGACAAGTCGTCGGGATCAAGACGGTCGACGGGACCACCCTGGCTCCGCTGCTCGACGACTGGGGCGACACGCCCGAGGACGGCGCGCCCGCATTCGTCCAGTACGTCAACGGCTTGCCCTGGAACTGGCTGACGACCGACGACCTGATCTACCAGCCGTTCCGGCAGCGCACGAACACGATCTACGGCACGGCGCCGCTCGAGTCCATCCTGCTCAACGCGAACACCGACCTGCGGTTTCAGGCCTACTTCCTGCAGCGCTTCACCGAGGGCAACCTGCCGGCCGCGTTCGCCAGCGCCCCGAGCGAGTGGACCCCGCAGCAGATCGAGCAGTTCCAGGAGTACTGGGACGGATTCATCCTCGGCGACCAGTCCTTCAAGAGCCAGGTCCGGTGGATCCCGCCAGGCAGCAAGATCGAGTGGAGTAACGAGAAGGACTTCACCGACGCGTTCTCGCTGTTCATGATGCGCAAGACGGCGAGCGCCTACCACGTCGTGCCCGCCGACCTCGGGTTCACCGAGAACGTCAACAAGTCCAGCGGCGAGACCCAGTCGGACGTACAGCATCGTGTCGGGGACGTCCCGCTCGCCAAGCACATCGCCTCGATCCTCACCGCGTTCCTCCAAGACGACCTGCACCTGCCGGTCAAGTTCCTCTACGACTTCGGTGAGGAACAGGACGACCGGTACCAGACGGCGCAGGCCGACGACCTGTACATCAAGAACGGCACCGTCTCCAACTCCGACATCAGGGAGTTGCGCTTCGGCCTGTCGGAGCCCGACGGCAAGCGCACCCCGCGGTTCATCTACTCCAACCGCAGCGGGCCCGTCCCGCTGTCCGCGCTCGAAGCGGTCGCCGGGCCGATCGACCCCGAGTCCGGCGCCCCCGAGCCGGGCGCGCCGCTGCCCCACACCGTGTTCCAGCCCGTCGAAGGCGTCGAAGGCAACCCGCCGACGCCCCGGCCGCCGCTCGCCGTCGAGCAGTACGGTCCGGGCGCGCTACCGGTTGCGGCACCCCAGTCGGTGCCCGCGCTGCCGCCCGCGCCAGTCCAGGCCGCGCTGACCCCCGCCCTGGTGGCGAAGGACGGCGACGGCGGTGGCGCACCCACCGCCGGAATCACCTCGGCAACCGGGATCACTTCCTACGACCTCGTCGGCCACCACCAGGGCAACGAGGACGACGACGAGACCCCGGCGCCGAGGATGACCGTCACCAAGGGTGCCGAAGCCCGCGCAGCCGAACTTGCCGCATTCCGCACCTTCCTCAAGGGGCGTAGGCGCGACGGCCGCTGGCGCGACTTCACCTTCACCGCCATCGACCCCGTCAAGGCGCACCGGCTCAACGACACTGGGCGCCTCGCCGTACGCAAGGCCGTGGGCCAGGTCGCGGTCGCAGGGCTCGCGGTTCTCGCCGCGGACACCGGGCGCGTCCTCATGCTCCAGCGGGCGCTGGACGAAGACGACCCGGCATCCGGCACCTGGGAGATGCCCGGCGGCCACATCGAAGGCGACGAAACACCGCTCGAAGGCGCAGCCCGCGAGTGGGCCGAGGAAACCGGCTGCACACCGCCCGCCGGAATCCAAGTCGCCACGTGGACCAGCCCCGACGGCATCTACCAGGGCATCGTGTGGCTCATCGGCCGCGAAGCCGACGTGCCCGTCTTCGACGGGCGCGACCAGGTCACCAACCCGGACGACCCCGACGGGGACAAGATCGAAGCGATCGCCTGGTGGAACCCGAGCCAGCTGCCGGACAACCCGGCCGTGCGCCCGGAACTACTGGACTCGATCGACGCGGTCATGGACGCACTCGGGCGCGTCACGGTAGTCAAGGCGACCGGCGGTGACCCCAGCGGCCCAAAAGCTGACGCCTCCGCCAAGGAGGCGTCCAGCCGCTGGCCCGGATGGGACCACGACGAAGCCACCGCCGAGCACTGGGCGCGCAAACTCACCGACGGCTACACCGCCGCGCTAAGCCGGGCCCACGCCGAACGGATCGCATCCTCGTTCCTCGCCGCGCACCCGGCCGACGGCGCCAAGCGCACCAAGGCCGAGACCGCCGCCCTCGCAGCCGCGCTCACCGCTGCGGCCCTCGCGCACCTCGAGGACCAAGGCCTCGACCTCACGGGCCCCGCCGCCGCCACGCTGCAAGGCCTCTACGCCGACGCGTACCTCATCGGCGCAGCCAGCGGCAACGCAGTCATCGACGGCGGCAAGCCCACACTCACCGGATGGAAGCCCGGCGACACCGACCAGGCACACCACCTGATCGAGGCGCTCGCGCTCGGCACCGGCCTCGCCGCGCTCCTCATGCGGGCGCCCGAAACCGCAGCAGCCATGTCGAACACGCGCATGGCCGCGCTCGCCGCGGCCCTCGCTACCGGCGCGGCCAGCGGCCAGTCCGCCGCCATCATCGCCGGGTCGCTCATCGCAGTCCTCGGCGCGGCGTGGCGGTCGCTGACCGCCGCGGTCAGCGAAGTCACCAGCGGATCCAGCGCCGGAGCATCCGACACCTACCAGAGGCGCGACGTGACGCTCGTGCGCTGGGCGCTCGACCCCTCAAGCAAAAGCTGCCCCGTCTGCATCGGCAACGCCAACGCGCAGCCCAGAGCCCTCGGGCGGACATGGCCCAGCGGCGACGCGAACCCGCCCATCCACGGCCGGTGCCGCTGCTCGCTCATCCCGGCCTAGTCCCAGAGGGCCATCTGTCCTTTGACTGGGCGGATCGCGCCGCGAGCTCCGCGATTGAACTTCAATCGAACTCGCCTGCTGCGGGCAATGGACGCCCCGGCGACATCAGCCAACTCAAGCCCCGTGGCTGCACGCAAACGGGCAAGGATGAACTGGCCGAGATCGGCAGCGCCGTTCACGTCAGACTCGGCGAGCCGGACGACCGTCCATCCGGCAGCATTCATCGCCGCGTCGCGCCTGGCGTCCCGGTCCGCAAGGATCGCGTGCCAGTAGTCCCCGTCGGCTTCGATAGCTATCTTGCGCTCCGGGATGGCGAAGTCGATCGACCAGCGGCGGAATGGGTACTCCTGAGTGAATCCGACGCCCAGGGCTTCGAGCGCCACCCGGACCCGAGCCTCCAGTTGCGTCTCGCCCACGTGCTGGCGGACGCACGGTATCGAACAGAACCGCGTGCTATCGCAGGCTGACTTGCGGAACTCCTTGCCGCAGTTCTGGCAGGCGACCATCAGTGGCGGCCGACGGCATGCCTCGGAGCAGTAGTGCCGGTTCCAGCGCTGACGGACATCGTCGGTGAACCGCTTACCGCACCGCTTGCAGTTGATGTACACCGTGTCCACGTTCTTGCAGGCCATTGAGCACGTCTGGTAGCGGCCGTCGTTGGAGCGCGCGATGGTGAAGTCCTTGCCGCATACGGGGCACGTCTTGGTAATCATGCGCGCGCCGCTGATGCACTTCATGGAGCAGAAGGCTCGACCGTTTGCGGCCGGGCGCGTCCTGATGACCGGAGCGCCGCACCTCGCACAGTCGTAGGCGTAGCGCTGCGGGGCGTCGCAAATGGCGACGTGCCGGGGGTTCACGCAACTGCGATGCGGATCGCCGTCGCCAGGCGTCGAGCAGTCATCGGTGCAGCAGGCGTGACCAACCTCGCGCCCATCGGGTATGGGGCCCACGAAGTGCTCATATGCGAAGCGGTGGGCCGTCCGGAGCTTCGGGTGTTCAAAGATGTAGCCGAAGCCGGTTTTCGGGTGAACGGTGCTGAGCCACGGCCAGCATGCGTCTGGGCCGCCAGACCTGTCGCTGTAGGCGAGAAATCGGATGATGGGCTCAACGTGGGCCTTCGGCTTGAACGCCGCAACGCGAGGCAGTAGGGATTCGATGTAGTGCTCAAGGCACAGGCCGTCCATCGTCGGCCCGTCGACACAACCGGGCCCTGAGCATGTAGATTCGGACACGTCGGCTCCTATCCAGTCGGCCACGCCCCCGGACGGTGACAGCCGTTGCGGGGGTCTCGCGCACTCATTCAATTCTACCGGAATGAATTGACCGAAGGGCGTGATCTACGGTGCCCGAAGAGCAAAGATTCGTTTTGGGAATCGCTTATCAGGCTGGCCCCGACCCTCGCATTAAAAGAGGGATGGATGGCGGTCGTGACTGGATAAGTAAGGCCGACTTAGAGCGCGCGGCCTGGAGTTACATGCGCTCTGGCTGCCCTCAGATAAACGCCTTCCACATCGATGGCACGGAGGACTGCGCCGAGCCTGTCGAGTCGTTCATCTGGCGCTGGCCTGACTGGGATGTTGGCGACGGCATCGTCGTGAAGGACGGCGACTGGTGTTTGGGCGCGATCCTGAGCCCGCACATGTGGGACCTCCACAAGCAGGGCAAGGTCAACGGGCTGTCCCCTCAGGGCACTGCCCGGCGCCTCCGAGTACAGAAGGAGGGCGCCGTGGCGCTCGCGAAGACCTCGGCCGATGCGCTGGACGATCCGGACGATGACGGCGAGTTCACGCAGATCACGGAAGCAACCATCCCCACTGTGGCGCTGGTCGGCAATGGTGCGAACGGAATTCCGAGGTTCCTGATGAGCAAGCAGGAAGGCGCTGTCGGACTGCTCGACGCGGACTACGTGCGCGACCTGATCGCGAAGTCGGAACCCGAGACCACGGAGAGGGTGACCATGACTGGCAGCCCGGCCGCGATCGCGGCACTCATCCACGGCGCACCGATCCGCAAGGCGGACCCGGCGAAGGCGCGGGAGCCGGGCGAGGTCGAGAAGGCCGAGGCCTCAGCCCAGTCCATGAACGACAGGCCTGACAGCGACTTCGCGTATGTCGAGGCCGGCGGCAAGAAGGACGAGTCCGGCAAGACCGTGCCCCGCTCCCTGCGCCACTTCCCGATCTACGACGCCGCGCACGTGCGCAACGCCCTGTCTCGCGCGCCGCAGTCCCCGTTCGGCGACAAGGCCATGCCGAAGATCCGGTCCGCGGCCAAGAAGTTCAACATCGACGTGTCCAAGGAGACCGCCGACGCCCCCGAGCAGACCGAGGTGACCAAGGACATGGACGACATGCCGATGGACGACGAGGGCGGCATGGACCCGTGCATCGTCCTGGCCGAACCCGAGGACGAGGCGCCCGGCGACGCGGGCGACCCCGGCTCCCCGGCGTGGGAAGCCATCGATGCCGCCACCGCCCGAAAGTGGACCGGCATCGCCTCGCGCCTGCGATCCACCCTCGGCGTGATGTCGGACCGCGAGTCCCTCGAGGCCGCCACCGTCGACCCTGACGACGCCGAAGCCGCGATGGATCTCGCCGATGCCGCATGTGCCATGGACTACGTCATCTCCGTGCTCGCCTGCTTCGCGGCCGACGAGCAGGCCGAGGTCGACGACGCCGTCATGGCGATGGTCGGCAAGTCCATCGGCGCCCTCGACCCGGCGCACCTCGACACCGTCGAGTCCCTCGGCGCCGTCCGCAAGGCCGGCCGGACCCTCTCGGCCGCCAACGAATCCGCGCTGCGCGCCGCGATCCAGGCCCTGCAGCAGATCCTCGCGAGCCTCCCGCCCGCACCCGTCACGAAGGAGGCCGGGGAGCCGGTCGCCAAGACCGCCAACGAGGAGAGCGACATGCCGACCCCCACCCCGTCCGAGGACGTTACCGCCGCGTCCGGCCAGGAGCCCGCCATGGGCGCCGCCGACGCCGCGCCGAAGCCCATCGCGGGCGTCGCCGTCACCGACGTGACCAAGGCCGCCGACGAGGCCACGCCGGTCGCGAAGGCCGAGAAGACCCCGCAGGTCGCGATCTACGACGCGAACGGCAACCTGGTCGGCACCGTCGACCCCGCCGAGATCACGATGCTCGCCCCCGCGAAGGCCCCCGAAGCCGCCGCTAAGGCCGACGACATGCTGGACGAGCCCGCGGCCCCCGCCGCCGAGGCCCCGGCCGCCCCCACAGACCTGACGCCGGCACCCCCGGCGTCCGTCGGCACCCCCGCCGACGCCGTACCGGCCGACGACGATTCTGTCGCCAAGGCCGCCGAGACGACCGGAAACAACGAGGCACCACAGGACGTGCTCAAGGGCAGCATCCAGGAACTGGTCAAGGCAGCGATCGCCGAGCACAGCGCCCCCCAGGGCGAGCTCATCAAGTCGCTGGAGGCCCAGAACCTTGAGCTGAAGGAGCGCAACGAGGCCCTCGCCAAGCAGGCCGCCGAACTCGGCGACCGCCTGACCAAGGTCGAGAACCAGCCCGCCGTCATGGCCATCGCCTCCAACGGCGCCATCCCGCCCGCGCACCAGATGCGAGGGCAGAACCGCGGCGCCGGCGTCGACATGACCCAGGGCCAGATCCTCAAGGCTCGCCTTGCCGCCTCCGACGACGCCGTCGAGAAGAAGGACATCGCCAACCAGATGCAGGACCTGGCGTTCGCCCGCTTCCAGGAGATGCAGCAGGCCGCCCGCGCCCGATAGGCGCACCCCTTCAGCCCACCACCGAAGCCCCCGTAGACCCCACGCGGTCCGGGGGCTTTCGCATGCCCGAAAGCAGGTACGCACGTGAGCGCAATGCTCGAAGACACCACCGAGGAGACCCTCGCCGCCATCACCAAGGCGCAGACCACGGGCATCCTCGAGTCCACCGGCATCTACAGCTACGACCTGTCCGAGCTCGTCAGCCTGATTCCGGTCGTCACCCCGTTCCGCGACAAGGTGACCCGCAAGACCAGCCCTGACGGGAATCCGTTCGCGGTCTGGCGGGCGATTATGAACCTGACTGACTCGCAGCCGGACCCGTCCATGGGCTTCGACTACGCGGCCAACGAGGTCCTCTTCTCCGAGCAGGACTTCCAGTCCAAGTACAAGCCGACCGGCCTCGCGTACAGCGTCACCCAGGACGCCTTCGACCTCGCCAAGGGCTATGCCGACCCCTACGCCGTCGCCACGTTCCAGACCCTCAACCAGGTCCTGATCGCGGACGACCGCAAGCTCCTCGGCGCTCAGTCCTTCGCCCTCGCCGCCGCCACTGCGCCCACCCTGACGCAGCACACCACCGGCGGCACCATCGGCGCCGTCACTGCCTACATCGGCGTCGCCGGCCGCACCGGCAGCGGCTACTACTACGGCTCCGGCAACAGCCAGGGCGCGAACGCGAGCACCGTATTCGGCTCCGGCACCACGAACTCGATCACTGCGACCACCGCGGCGATCCGCGGCGCCGTCGCCTACGACTGGTTCTACAGCGCCAACGGCACCACCTGGTACTACTACACCACCACGACCACGAACACGGTCACCGTCACCTCGACGATCTCGTCCAACAACTCGCTGCCCACCACACTTCCGGACCTCACCAGCAACTGGAAGGGCTCCGCCAACACGGTCCCGACCTACAACGGCAGCGCGGACAACGGCAGCGCGAACGCAAACGACTACGACGGCTTCCTCGCCTCGCTCACCGGCGACTACAGCAGCACCGGCCAGTGGGTGCAGCCCGGCACCGCCACCGCGAACCCGTCCGTGTTCAACTCCCTCAACGGCGCGGCCCTGACCCTGTCCGGCGGCTCCATCGCCGAGATCGAGAACCTGCTGTTCCTGCCGCTGTGGAACCAGGTCAAGTGCTCCCCGACCGCGATCATGTGCAATGCGGCGCAGGCTCAGGAGATCGCGAACCTCGTCCTCGGCAGCAACTCCGCGACCACGTTCCTGAACACCGACGCGTCCGGCCGTATCTCCGTGACCGCCGGTGGCCGGGTCGGCGAGATCGTGAACGCGCCCGCTGGCGGAGTTACGGTTCCGATCGAGGTCCACGTCTCCCTCCCGCCGGGCACCATCATCGCCCGGTCCGACCGGGTCCCGTTCCCGCAGGCCAACATCAGCTCCGTGCTCGAGTACCGCAACCTGCGCGACATGGCCCAGTTCGACTACGGCATCTCCCGGATCGCGAACACCGCTGGTGGAGGCCCGAGGCGCGAGGCGGAAATCCGATCTGTGGGAGCTCTGGTGAATAGGGCACCCGTCGCGGCCGGGGTGCTTAGCTGCGTCGCGTAGGCTTCGGCCTGTGGCTTTCTCTGCGTCGCCCCGACGGGATGGCAGAAGCCTGTGGTACGATGTAGAGAACGAAATCGACTTGATTTCGTTCTCTACATCGGAGGGAAGATGACGGTCCACACCGGCGGAATCTGCTCGATCGAAGAGTGCCCAAAGCCCATGTTCGGCCGCACGTGGTGTTCCGCCCACTATGCGCTCTGGCGAAAGTACGGCGACCCACGGTCCCCCGTGCGCGCCTACGCGAAGCAAGGGCCCACGTGTACCGAAGACGGCTGCGACAGCCCACCCAAGTCCGGCGGCCTGTGCGTAAAGCACCGCCACCTAATGGACCGTCACGGAACGACCGAGGATTCTCGGTCGCGCCGCTTCTGGCAGAAGGTCAACAAGGACGGGCCCATTCCCGCCAGCCGACCCGAGCTGGGGCCGTGCTGGATATGGACGGGCTATGTAGCCCCAAAGACGGGATACGGCCAGTACGGCGGCCATGGGTCGGGCAGGTCGCGGCTGGTACATCGGGTCGCCTACGAGTACCTCGTTGGGCCGATACCTGAGGGCATGCACCTGGACCACCTGTGCAGGAATCGGCAATGCGTCAACGCGCTCCAGCACTTGGAGCCCGTGCCCCCGCGCGAGAACATCCTTCGCGGGGATCAGGGCGCCTTCTGGGGCTACGTTCCCGAGGTAGTGCCCCCGGCGCCCAGGAGCGAGAAGCCCGAGATCTGCTCCGAACCGGGCTGCTCGCGCCGCGCAGCCAATCCGTCCAAGCGCGGCATGTGCCGTCCCTGCTACCGGGTGTGGCTCAAGCGCGAGGACCGCCCTGTGCCCCTTACGGTCGAAGAACGGTTCTGGGCGAAGGTCGACAAGGACGGGCCCATCCCGGAGCATAAGCCCGAGTTGGGGCCCTGCTGGGTATGGACCGCAGGCATCAACTCGAAGACGGGATACGGGCGCTTCGGCGTGAAGCACGGGCACATGATGGACGCCCACCGCTATGCCTACCTCCTGGAGCACGGCTCGATTCCCGAGGGCTTCGAAGTGCACCACGAATGCCACCGTCGCCGTTGCCTCCGCATAGATCACCTACGAGCCGTGTCTCGCGCGGAGAACGTGGCCGAGCGCAAAGTGCGCCGTTAGTGGGACTCAAGAACATCCGAGGCCCGGACCACTGCGGTCCGGGCCTTCGCCTTTCCCAAACTACTGACCGAGGAGCGCGCTGATGCGCCTTTACAACACTGAGGGCGCGGCTCAGGTCGACGACCCGGAATACGGAACGTTCAAGCCGGGTGAGTCGGGCGCGTTCGATGGCCTGCCGGACGGCATGTACGCGAAGCTTCACGGCCGGCCGGGCTGGGAGAACGAGGCGGAGCGAGCGGCGCGGCTCACGGCGGAGCAGATGGAGAAGCTGCGAGACCCGGCAACGATGCTCGCGGAACTTCAGAAGATGACGGCCAATCAGAGCGAGTTCACGTCGCTGCTGGCGAACGCGCTCGGCATGGCGAAGTCGGCCGACGCCGAGGCCCTGACGCCGCCCGCGCCCGCCGCATCCACCGCTCCGGCCGCCACCACTCCGGACGAGACGCCCACTTCGACTCCTGCGCCCGTGAAGCCCACGCGGACCTCGAAGAAGGCTGCTGCCGCGCCGCCCGCCGCCTGATCCTCTGCCCGCTTTGAACGCCTCCTGACTGATCGGCCGGGCGGGGGTGGTCGGCGTGGGGCTTGGAACGCCGTATGTGACAGGGGCCGTGCTTCAGAATGCCCCGACGGGATCGGCGTGGTCGTCGATTCCTACGCCGCAGTCTTCGCTTCCCGCGCAGGAGGCTGAGGCGACCAACGTGTGCTGGCGGGCCACGTCGATCGTGGACTCGTATTGCCACCAGGTTCTTCGCGCGACGGTCGCTAACGAGCAGCTGACTGGCCCGGGTGCGCCGCGCTTCGGGTTCATGCCCGGCACCGACCAGTACATGCTGACGATGCGCCAGTGGCCGATCTCGGAGATCCTCGCGATCCAGTACGCGGCCAACCGTCCGCCGCTGACGTGGAACACGGTCGCCTCGGACAAATACCTGATCAACCATCCACTGATCGGGCAGTACACGGACACGGCGTCGGCTACCGCGCCAGACGGCGGCTGGTCGATCCAGGTGGACCCGTGCGCGATCAACGCGAGCTCGGGCGGCGTGTATGGGCCGGCGCGTGGCGGCCGGTGGCGGCGTAATGGCCTGCGGCTGTTGGTGTCGTATACGAACGGCTGGCCGCACACGTCGCTTACCGCGCCTGTCGAGGCGGATGCCACCACGATCGAGGTGGACGACGTTACCGGCTGGGTGGGGGCGTCGGGGTTCTGCTACGACGGTTCGTTCACGGAGCAGGTCGCGGTTACGGATGTCGCCGCGAACAGTCCGCTTGCGCTGCCGAACGGCGTCGGGACGGCGCAGACGGGGCCGGGCACGGTGACGTTGTCGTCGCCGCTCGCTTTCGCGCACGACGAGGGGACGCTGGTCTCTGCGCTGCCCGCGAATGTCATGCAGGCGACGATCCTGGTGGCGACGTCGCAGGTGCTGGATTCGGGGATCGAGTCGATCAGTGCGCAGACGCTGTCGGGCTCGACGTCGCTGGGCGGCACGGGCGTCGCGGACCTGATCGGGCAGATCAAGGATCTGCTCAACCCGTACCGGCGGGTGGTCTAGTTGGCCCTCAACGCGGTCCAATCGTACGTATACGGCTTGATTAACGGGCTCCAGATCCCGTGGGACGGCATCCCGCCGGTCACCGCGTACATCACCCCTCCGGCGCCGGGCGCGTTCAACGGCCCGATCGCCCTGATTGCCGGTGCCCGCGCCCAGGCATCGCGAGAGACGATGCCGCGAGGCATGGGTTTCAAGAACCTGGTCTGGACGGTCGAGGTCTACCTGCACTACCAGTCGCCGCCCACGGCGCCGAACCTGGACCAGGTCTTCCCGATCATCGTGGACGCGGTCATGGCGGTGATGTGGAGCACGACGATGCCCAAGCCGATCGAGGACCCGACGACGGGCGCGAAGTCGAGTGTGATGAGCGTCGGCGAGCGGTTCACGGTGGACTACCCGCCGGTGCGCACCGCGAACAAGTCCCAGACATACGTCTACGTGGCGCGGATCCAGTTCGAGGTCAAGGAACTGCTGCAGGCGTGACGGAGGTGCGCGGTGCCCGACTCGTTCTTCTCGGCCGCCCTGGAAGGGGATTCGTCGAAACTCGCCGGTCTCGATGTGACGGCCGAGATGGCCGCCTGGGCGAAGAAGTGGTCCTCGGTGGTCACGGGCGAACTGGCCGGCGCGGCCCCGGTGGGTCAGGGCGAGAACGCGGGCGCACTACGGGACTCGATCGGCGCACCGGCGATCGAGGCCGGTGCGGGCCGGGTGTCGATGACGTGGACGTCGGACGCGCCGTACGCCGGGTTCGTGATCGCGGGTACGTCGCCGCATCCGATCTACCCGAAGAACGTCAAGGCGCTGCACTGGGACGACGTGTTCGCCCTGCACGTCAACCATCCGGGCACGCAGCCGGATCCGTTCCCGCAGCGCGCGATCGATCACCTGTTGCCGGAACTGACCGCGTCGCTCGCGGCAATTTTCGAGGAGATGTAGATGCCTGCCTCCACGCGTAAGACCGCCGATGCCACACCCGCTGACGAGGCCGAGGCCGCCGTTGTGCCGGTCGCGGAGTCGGAGGCGTCGGTGGCCGAGGAGGCGCCCGCCGCGGACGCTCCCGCGTCGCCGTCCGTCGAGGATTTCCGGGAGCCGGTGATGGTCGTGTTCAACGGGCAGGCGCAGTCGGCGGTGGCCGGCGTGGGCCTGTGTGACCCGGGTGTCGCGTACCTGCTGCCCGCGGCGGTCGCGGACGACGTGTGCCGGGGCGGGCTGTTCACCCTCGTTGAGTCCGCCTGACCCACCCGATCTACCTGCGCCCCGCCTCATGCGGGGCTTTTTCTTTCTCGCCTGCGCTGCACGGCGAGCACCTGTTGATGCCTAAGCGCAGAAAGGCGGCGGCGCCATGACCACGGCGGTGACGGCGAAGTTCGGTGCCCTCTCGGACACGGGGATGGCGCAGGAGGCGGTGTACGGCCAGCCGCTGTCTGCGACGACGTATTTCCCGATGACCGGCAACGGGATGAACATCGACCCGGGGCTGTTCTCCCCGACGTTGATGTTCGGGCACCGGGACAAGAACTCGTTCGCGCTCAACGGCCAGTTCAAGAATGCGGGGACGCTGGCGGGCCCGGTGTGGCCGACGAACGCGGCCAGTCTGATTCCGGGCGCGATCGGAGCGGACGCGCAGGCCGGGTATGGGGTTGTGGGCACGGCCGCTTCGGGCTCGACGACGCTCTCGGGCGGCGTTTCGGCCGGGGCGACCACTATCACGGTGGCGTCGGCGACGGGCTTCACGACCGGGCAGATCATCCAGCTGGACGTGAACAACACGGCGACGCCGACGACCTCGGAATGCCGGAAGATCACCGTCTCGGGCAGCACGTTCACGCTGGACAAGCCGCTCGCCTACGCGCACCTGACGGGTGTGGCCGTGGTGGGGGTGCAGGCGCCGTACACGCACTCGATCCAGCAGGCCGTCGCGCTCCCGTCCTACACAGTGGAGAAGTGCCTCGGCGGCCCCGCGTCGCTGGGCGGCCAGTCGATTCTGTTCGCCGGTTCCCGCGTGAACAAGCTGTCGATCAATGTGACGGCGACGGACGCGGAGGCGGCGCTTTCGGCGGACATGGTGGCGCAGTCGGCGGCGGTGCTCGACTCGCCGACGACCGTCGCCGTGATCAACGAGATGCCGTACGTGTTTGCCGAGGGCACGCTCAGCCTGTTCGGGCAGACGGTGGCGCAGGCCTCCGGGTTCACCATGGACATCGACAACCACCTGATCTCGACGTACACGTTCAACCAGTCGCACAACCTGCAGTTCCTGACCCCCGGCATGCTCGAGGTCAGCGGGAAGATCGACCTGGTGTGGCAGTCGTTCGACGACGCCACCTGGGGCTACTGGACCCAGGCGCTCAACGGCGGCCACGGCGTGCTCTCCTTCACGCTCGCGCACCCGACGAACGGCGGCTCGGTCTCCTTCTCGTGCCCGAACGTGTACATCAAGACGGATGCCGACGACCCGAAGCCCGAGGACATCGTCATGGAGTCCCTCAACTACCTGGCGTTCCTGAACTTCGCGACGAACAACACGATCTCCGCGACGATCATCGACTCCTCTTACCTGCCGCTCTGACCGGCCCCACCTCCCACGCCGCGCCCGCGCATACCCGCGCCGGGCGCTTCACTGTTTCTAAGGACACGCACATGGGTTTCATGAGCCGCTATGCCGGGACCGAGCGGGTCGATGTGACCGACCTCGGGCCCGACGACGGCACCGAGTACTGGGTCGAGATCCGCTCGTCGCTCTCCGGGGACGAGTGGGACCGCGCGGACGCGCTGCACGTGAAGACGGCCGCGAACATGAAGATGGGCGCCGGCAAGGCGGCCCGTCAGGCTGCCGCGAAGCGCCGGGCCGCGATGGCGAACGGCGCGCAGCCGGAGGACGACGACGACCTGACCGCGCTGCTGTCCTTCGACACGGTCGCCTACCGGCGGGCGCTGCTCGAGGCCGCGATCGTCTCCTGGAACCTCACGGACCAGCACGGCCGCCCGCTCCCTCTCAAGGACAAGGAGGGTCGGGCCGCGTCGATCCGGGTGCTGCCCGGGGAGGTGCGGGACCGGCTGTTCGAGCGGATCGAGGAGGGCCGGCCGAAGAAGCGCACCAAGGACGAGGACGCCGACTTTCCAGGCGACGTGCCGGTCGGCGGCGAGGCGCGGGAAATCGGAGCATCCGCTGATCCAGGAAATCTGGATGCGTCAGATCTGGTGGTCGCGAACTGGGCTGACGCTTGAGCAGGCCCGAGCCCGGCATGACCCGCAGGAGTTCGCGGACGCGCTGACGTTCTGGCGGATCGAGGCCGAGGAGCGAAACGCCAAGGGCGGCTCCGGTGGCGGCCAGGACCCCGAGGCGGTGGACGCCGCGTTCGCACGGCTGCCGAGGATCGAACGGCCCCCGACGGCCGGCTGACGTGCACGGGGCGGAGGTGGCCTCGTGGCGGACTCGGTCACCGTCCTGCTGATGCTCGAGGCGATCGACAAGGCCTCGCAGATCATCGAGCGGATCTCGGGGAAGCTCGACGCGCTCGGCGAGAAGGCGCAGGCCGCAGCCGACAAGGCCGGCATGACCGGCGAGGAGCTTGAGGCCGCGCAGGTCAAGGCCGAGGCTGCCGCGAACGCGTATGCCGCCGCGGTGGACGAGCAGGACGCGGCGCAGGCCCGGCTGCTCGAGTCCACGCAGGCCGTCAGGGACGCGCAGAGTGCGGCGGCCGAGTCTGCGGCCCGGCTCGCGGAGGCGGATGCGGCCGTGGCCTCCGGAGTGGAGGAGGCGGCGACCGCCGCGCAGGCCTCGTATGCGGACATCGCGGCTGCCGCCGACGCGTCGTCGGCGGCAGTGAAGGCCGCGATCGCCGAGCAGGTCGTCGCGCTCGATGCGCTCGGTGTCGCGCAGAAGGAAGCGGCGGCGCGGGCGGATGAGTCGGCGGCGGCGCAGGACGCGGCGTCCACCTCGACGGACCTGTCTGGGATGGCTCTCAAGGGCCTGGCTATCGGGGCCGCGGCGACGGCGGCGGCTGTGGCGGGCATCGGCTACGAGTCCGTCAAGGCTGCGGCGAACTTCCAGTCAGCCACCACGGTGCTGGTGACGTCCGGGGGCGAGACTGCGCAGAACATCGAGATGGTGCGTCAGGGGATTCTGGGCCTGGCCTCATCCACGGGTACCGCGACGCAGCAGTTGATCAACGGCATGTACCTGATCGGCAGCGCGGGCTACACGGGCGCACAGGGCCTGAACGTCCTCAGGGCCGCGGCGCAGGGCGCGAAAGCGGAGAACGCGGACCTCGGCACCGTGTCCAACGCGCTGACCACCGTCATGCACGACTACGGACACGGTGCCTCGAGCGCGACGGCCGACATGGATGAACTGATCACCACGGTCCAGAACGGCAAGACCACCACGGAGGCGCTCGCGTCGTCGCTTTCCACGGTGCTGCCGATCGCCGCCAAGGCCGGGCTGAATTACGCGCAGGTCGGCGGCGCGCTGGCGACGATGACCGCCGAGGGCATGAGCGCGCAGAACGCGTCGCGCGACCTGGCGAACACGATCACCAATCTGCAGGGCCCGAGCCAGATCGCATCCAAGGAGATGGCCCAGATGGGCCTGAACTCCAACGACCTGTCTAAGAACCTCGGCAAGGTCGGGCTCGCCGGGACGATCGAAGAGGTCACGAACGCGATCCAGCAGCACATGGGCCCGGCCGGCCTGGTCGTGGTCAGCGCGTTCCAGAACTCGGCCGCCGCGACGCAGAACCTTCAGACGATCATGTCGAAGATGCCGGCGGACCTGAAGTCCCTGGCGACCGAGATCGTGAACGGCACGATCAGCACCAAGGATCTGCGGACCGCGACCTACGGACTCAACACCGAGCAGGCGAAGCAGATCAGCCAGCTCGAGACTGTGGTCGGGCAGACCCACGAGTTCAACAGCGCCCTGACGTCCGGGACCCCGGCGCAGATCACGGCCGCGAAGGCCCTGCAGACGATGCTCGGGGGCCAGGTCGGGCTGAACTCGGCCCTGATGATCTCCTCCGACAAGTACAGGACGGTGACCGGCGACACGAACGCGATTGCCGCGGCCGGTAAGACGGCGGGGGCGAACGTCGAGGGCTGGGCCGAGATCCAGGGCAACATGAATCAGAAACTTGACGAGCTCAGGCAGACGGTGGAGGCCGCCTGCATCCAGCTCGGTACGGCGCTGCTGCCGATGGTCACGAAGATCCTCGACGTCGTCATGAAGATCGTGGCGCCGATCGCGGACTGGATCGAGCACAACAAGACGTTGGCCGCCGGGATCCTGCTGGTCGTCGGCGGCCTGGCGATCCTGGTGACGACGATGGTCATAGTCGCCAAGATCATAAAGACGGTGCGCGATGCGTGGAGCATACTCGGCAGCGCACTCGACCTGGTTACGGGCAAGACCGCCAGGGCCGCTGCCGCAGCCAAGGCCGCCGCCGCGGAATCGGAGGCGGCCGGGGAAGGGGTCGCCGCGGAAGCCGCCGCGGCCGACGCCGCCAGCGGGAGCATGGAGGCGCTCGCGGAGACCACCGAGGCCGCCGCGACGGCAGCGGACGACAGTGCGGTCGCGGCCGACGCGTCGGCGCTGGCGTGGGTCCGCTCGGGGCTCGCCGCCGCGGCTTCGGCGGTGAAATTCGTTGTGATGCAGGCCGCGCAGCTTGCCGCGGCAGCGGCTTCGAAGGCCGTCGCGGCCGCGCAGTGGCTGGTGAACGCGGCGATGAAAGCGGACCCGATCACCCTGATCATCATCGCGATCGTGGCGCTGGTCGCGGCGTTCGTCCTGCTGTGGAACGAGTCGGCGGGGTTCCGCGACTTCTGGATCGGCGCCTGGTCGGACATCGAGGGCGCGGCCGAGGCAGTCTGGCGTTTCCTCGAGACCGTCTGGGCCGCCATTGTCGCAGGGTTCGAACTCGTTGTCGACGGCGCCGAGAGCGCGGTCTCGTGGTTCGAATCGCTCCCCGGCAAGTTCGCCGCGTGGATGGCCGGCGTCCTGAGTGCGGTGGCCGGCGACGGCGCGAAAATCCTCTCGTGGTTCACGTCCCTGCCGGGGGAGATCCTCTCGGCGCTCGGCAGCCTCGGAGGGCTGCTCGTCAGGGCGGGCCAAGATGTGATCTCCGGACTGCTCAACGGGATCAAGAACATCGCGGCGTCGGTAACATCGTTCTTCGCCGGCATCCCGGGCTACATCGAGGGGTTCTTCGCGGGCGCGGGGACGTGGCTGTTCGACATCGGCAAAAGCATCCTCGAGGGCCTGGTCAACGGGGCGAAGTCCGCGTGGAGCGATGTGACGGGGTTCTTCGGCGGCATCGGATCGGCGATCATCAATATGAAGGGGCCGCCGGAGTACGACAGGGTGATGCTGGTCGGCAACGGGCAGTTGATCATGCAGGGCCTTATGGCCGGGTTCGACTCCCAGGTCCCCGCGCTGCACGCGAAACTCGGATCGATCACCACAAGCATCAAAACGGACATGACCGGGCCGCAGAACCTCAGCCAATCGTTCGCCGCGGGGCTCGGCGGGGCCGCTTCGCCGGGCGCCGGCGGCGGCACGCTCGTGCAGCAGACGTTCACCGGGAACTACCTGATGTCCGACTCGGACATGACCAAGTTCGCGAACTTCGTCGGGAACAAAGTCGTCACGCAGCTCGCGCCGCAGGGCGGCGTCAAGACGTTGCTGAGGTGACATCGTGGTCGCCGCCCCGCACCTGACCCTGACCGTGACGCCGCCGGGCGGCTCGCCCACCGACTACACCACGCACCTCGCGTGGGCGGGCGCCCAGCAGCAGATGACGGTCACGCAGAATTTCGGGCGTCAGGGCGACACGGCGACGCTCGCGATCATCGAGGACTACGCCGCAGCAGGCACCCCGACCATCGCGATCCACGGCATGTCGCAGGTCTCGCTCTACGACAACACCGCCGCGGCGAGTCTGTTCGCGGGGGTCGCGAACTCCGTGACCCAATCCGTGATCGTCAACAAGGCGCTCAACGAGTGGGACCTCGGCGCCGTCGACTACACCCTGTACGCCGACAACAAAGACGTCCACGGAATCTTCTACGGCTGGACCGTCGATCAGATCGTCGTCAGCCTGGTCCAGCAGGCGAACTGCGGGATCACCGCCGCGACGGTCGCGAACGGCGGGTACGTCGAGCCCGGCCCCCAGCTGGCCAGCTACGTGCTCAATTTCAACCCGCTGTCCACGGCGTGGCGGCAGCTTGCGAACCTCGCCGGCTCCACCACCCCGTGGGGCTGGTATGTGGACCAGAACCTCGAATTGCATTTCTTCCCCGGCACCGAGGCGCTCTCCTCCGGGGTCACGTTCACCACCTCCGCGACCGCGTCCGGTTCCCTGACCGAGGGCCACATCCTCCTCGACAGCCAGAACGCCTACCAGCAGGACGGCACCAGCCTCTCGAACGTGATCCTCGTGCAGGGCGCGAACCAGACCATCTCCTACGGGTCCACGACCAGCACCCCGACGGATACGTGGCTCGCCGACGGCACGGCCTCGGCGTGGCCGCTGCGCTACACCGTCTCCGGCACGCCCGTCCTGCACATCGGCGGCGTCGTCACGGCCGTCGTGGTGGCGACGTCCGGGACGACCGCGTCCGGGCCCTGGGTCGTCGAACAGAACTCGATCGGCCAGTATTTCCTGGTCGCCGCGACCGCCCCGGCCGCGGGCACCGAGATCCAGATCTGGTACACCTACCTCGTGCCGGTGGTCGCGCAGGCCTCCGACCAGGCGTCGATCAGCGAGTACACGGGGCCGAACGGCGGGGTCTACTCCCAGTTCGTCTCGGACTCGTCGCTCACGACCGTGCCGATGGCGCTCGCCAGGGCGATGCAGATGCGCTCCGAGTACGCGTTCGTCGTCGAACGCTTCACGTTCAACACGTCCCCCGACTTCATCGGGTGGGTGCGCGCGGGCTGGACGTGCGTCGTGGTCGACATGTTCGCCTACGACATCCAGAACAGTGTTTTCGGACTCACGGACACGTTCGTGATCGTTGCGAACACGGTCACGTTCGGCGACGGCGGCTACCGGTCGATGCAGGTCACGGCCGTGCGTATCTAAGGGGGCCGCATGCCGTCGGGTGTATACCGGCCGATGACGTGGGCGGACCTGCTCAACTCGATCAACGGGCAGAACTCCGCGAGCGTCGACACCGCCACCTCGGGCCTCGGGTACGTCGCCGAGGCCGACGAGCAGACCGCGTGGGCGGACGCGGCCACGGGGATCGTCTTCACCGGCTACCCCGGCTGGGACCAGGAGGTGTGGGGTGCCACCGCTTGGCAGTGAAATGCGGGGCGCCGCCGCCGCCCACGCGTCCGAGTCTCTCGCGCTGCGTGGACGCCTTGCCGCGACCGTCGTGCGCGGCAGCGACCGCCTTGCCGCAGCGGACCTCGCCGAGTACCTCGAGTTGACGATGCGCCAAGGACTCACGGGCGCCGACGCGCTGGCCCGGATCACCGGCGAACCGGACACGGCCGGCGAGCACCGCGAGGGCGGCAACGTCATGTGCACCACCGGATACAGCGCCCTCGCCGCCGCGCTCGTGTGGTCCGGGCTCCAGGACCAGGCCTCGAGCCTGGGGTTGGCCTCGGCGACCTTTCTCACGCCCCTGTACGGCGCGGTCGGCTCGGGCACCGGGACTCCGGCGAAGAGCGATACGGCGCTGTTCGCGGAGCTCGGCCGGCAGACGGTCGGAGCGGGCGCATCGAACCCGGCGTCGTCGAGCATCGCCGCGTACTGCACGTGGCTGTTCTATTTCACCTCTCCCGCGACAGCCTGGACGGTGGCGGAGGCGGGACTGTTCGCGAGTGCATCCTCCACGACCAACAGCGGCACGATGATCGACCACTGGTCGTTCTCGCCGACCTTGTCCGTTCCGACGAACGACTCGCTGCTGTTGCAAATCAGCCTGCTCCTCGGACCGTAGGGAGGCGGCGTGGCAACTCCCGCATGGCTGGGGGCGACCTCCGGGCAGCGCCCGCAGGCCTCCCAGGTCAACCAGTTCCTCGGCGCCCACGCGGTCTCGTACCTCTACACGGGCGCGCTCATCGGCAGTCAGACGACGCTGGGCTCCGGTTCGGCGACGACCGCGACGACGTACGTCGCGCAGAGTTTCACGACCCCGGCGAGCACCGTGGCGCTCGGGCGGATCGTGCTGGACCTGACCTCCACGGGCAGTCCGCCCCCGGTCTCGATCTCGATCCAGGCGGCGGTCGGCGCGGCGCCGTCGGGCACGCCGCTGGTGACGACCTCGGTGCCCGCGGACTACGTGGGCGGGATCGTCTCGATCCCGGTGCCGTACGCCAGTCTCGCGGCGAGCACGCAGTACTGGATCGTCGCGGCGATCGGGACGTCGGGCAGCTACTTCTCCTGGCTCAAGAGCAATCAGACGTCGGGAGCCAGCGCTTCGACGAACGGCACGTCGTGGACGGCGCAGACGTACGGGCTCTACTACGCGTACTACGACCAGACGGTGACCGCGCCGCTGACCCACACGTGGGAGGACGCGGGCGCGCGCTGGACCGCACCGACGTACAACGCGAACGGAACGCCGGCGAGCCTGCGGGAGTACACGGTGGCTCAGGGCACCGGTGGATACGTGTATTCGCTGCGTTCTTTCGCCTATGGCGGCGCCGGCTCCGGCTACCTCATCTCGATCACGTAGGGGGTGGCGGTGGCGACTCCCGTTTACAGCGCGGCGCAGGCCGGCATCGTCGGCAACGCCGGTGCCATCGCGGCGTCCGCGCAGGTCGACCAGTTCCTCGGGACGCACGCCGACACGATCGTGTACCAGGGCGCTTCGATCCTGACGCCGAACGGCACGGGCGGCACCGCGTGGAACTATCAACTTTCCACGCAGGACATCGACCAGCCGTTCGCAATGTCCGGCACGGCGATCGGGCGCGTCGCGATTCCGCTGCTGCCAGTGGGGAATGGTGCCGACCTGCTCGTCAGCCTGTGCGCGGACAACTCCGGCACGCCCGGCACGATGCTCAGCCAAACCCGCGTTCCGGCATCGTGGATCACGCAACTTGCTGCCGTCTCCGGCAGCTCCGGGCCGTCCAACGGCAGCCCTTCCGTGCAGTACACGGGCAACCCGCTGGCCGCAGCACAGTTCAACTCGTTCCACATGTCGGCCCCGGCCACCAAGTCATGGCCGTACCCAACGAGCGGTACCGGCGGCCCGTCCACATTCCCCTCCTCCACCTATGTCGGCGACGAGTTCGTCCAGGTCGGCGGGAGTGTCGGCTCCACCCTGTACAACAACGTGTACACGATCCCGTATAACGCGAACGGGACCCTCGCGCCGGCGGTTGTCCAGCCCGCGTTCCCCTCCGTCACCGACGGGTCGGCGACCGGCGCCGCCTATACAGACTCCAGTGGAAACCAGACCCTGTTCGTCGTCGGCGGCTGCGAGACGCCCAACGTGCCCGTATCCGCCGTCTACGCCGCCAGCATGGACGCCTCGACCGGCAACATCAACTCGTGGTCGCAGCAGACCTCCCTGCCGTACGCCACGAACCTCGCTGGCGCTGTCGCCAGCAACGGATATCTCTACGTCCTCGGCGGCCCGTTCAGCACGACGCCGACGACCAACGTCTACTACGCGGCGATATCCAACGGCCAGATCGGGTCATGGACCGCGACGACGCCGCTCCCGCTGGCGCTTTCTGCATTCTTCACCGTCGTGTCGAACGGATTCCTGTTCATCATCGGCGGAGTGACCCCCAGCACCATCGGGCTGTCCACCGTCTACTATGCCCCGCTGCTGGCCAACGGCGCGATCGGGGCGTGGCGCGCGGGGCCGCCGCTGTCGGTGACGCTGTATCAGGCGAGCGGACTGCCGGTGATCACGGCGGGCGGCTATGGGATCATCGTCAACGGCAGCGCGACACTGTCCATGCTCGGGGTGGGGCCGGGCGGCCCCGATTCCGCATGGCAGACCGCGAACCTGTTCCTGGGCGGCGACTTCATCGCCGCCGCCGGCTCCAGCGCCGGGCTGTGGCAGTACTACGGCCTGTACCAGTCGTCGTACACGACGATGCCGATCAGCCTTACGCCTCGGATCTCAGTCCCGCTGCCCGCCACGGGCCTGACCAGCGGCGGGACCTACCACATCCTTATGCAGCAGCAGGGCGGGGATCCGAACGACTATCTGCGCACGCACCTCGACGTGGACGTCTTCACCGGAAATCCGACGCTGCAGACGTCACCGAGGGGCACGTACACGTGGACGGCCGCTGCCGCAGGCAATGCCGTGCCGATCCAGATCTACGACCAGACCGCGTTCGGCCTGCCGCTGCATACGTGGGAAGACTCGGGCGCCCGCGTCACCACGATCGTGCGCTCCACGACCCCGGACCAGCGGGTGCTCGGCCTGTGCGAGGCGACCCGCATGGGGCTCGGCCTCAACCAGAACCAGGGCTTCGAGTCCGGGCTGACCCCGTGGACGGTTTCGGGCGGCACGCTCTCGCAGTCCACCGCCCAGTCCTACGCCGGGATCCACTCCGCGCAGATCACCCCGTCCGGGTCCAGCGCGCAGGTCGGGCTGAGCTCCGAGACCCTCGCCTGCCTGCCCGGGCAGTCGGTCACCGTGGCCGCGCGGTTGTGGTTCACCTCCGCCGTCACGACGAACGCGTCGATATCCGTCAACTGGTTCACATCCGGCGGGGCGTACATCACGACCTCGTACAACGAAGTCTCCGTGGCGGCCACGACATGGACGCAGATCGCGAACACGTTCACCGCCCCGGCCACCGCCTACGGCTTCACGATCAACCCGACGCTCGGCGGCACCCCCGCCGCAACACAGATCTGGTACGTCGACAACATCATCGCGACCTACACGTACACCGGGGCGCAGCAGTCCTCGGTCACCGAGTTCTCCTACGCCAGCGTCTGGCCGGCGACCGGCGCGGCACCCGTCCTGACGTCCACGACAGTCCTGGCCTGAGGAGGTAGCGATGGCCTCCACGTTCGAAGCGGAACTGCTGGCGAGCACGGCGCAGCTCGCGGTCCCCGTGATCGCGACGCCGACTTCCACGAACTCCACGGGCAGCGTGACGTCCGGCACCACCGAGACTTTCGACACGGTCCTCGGCTACTACCAGGCGAGCCTCATCGCCGGGCGCCGGTACATGGCCGTCATGAACGGCTACGTCGCCGGCGGCACGGCGGCCGCCGACCTCTTCGACATCCGGATCCGCAACTCGGGGTCCTCGTCCAATCCGACGACGAGTTCGACGATCGTCGCCATGACGCAGTTTTACGTCTCGGCCACCGGCGGCCCTGGCCAGGTGACCGTCTACATCCAGGCGTCTTTCCTCGCACCGGCCACCGGCCTCAATACGTTCGGCGTCAGCGCGCAGAGGATCGTCGGATCCGGCACCCTCACCCCCTTCAGTTCCGGCGTCCCTCGCGAGCTGTATGTCATGTACCTCGGCGCCGTCTGATCCACCACCGGCGCCTCGCGCGCCCGACTTTCGAGAGGGGGCATATGACCGCCGCCCACGACCACCCGACGCCCCTGCCGCACGAGGCGGGCCCGGAGGAGATCGCCGCGCACCGGCAGGCCGAGACCCACCGGTACACCGTCAGCTACCCGGCGCACGGCGACGGCCGGGACACGGACCCGCACTACAGGGCCTTCCACGCCTACCACCGCAAGTTCGGTCCCACGGCGCGCTGCTACGTCGGCGAGCACGTCGGATTCGAGCACTGCTCGAAGGGCCCGCTCCAACTCCACCACGCGTTCCTGGAGTGGTCGATGCAGAACGCCGCGTCCGCCGAGGCGCTGCACCGCGAGTTCCCGGCGATCCGGCCCGACGCGACGCAGGACGAGATCGACGCGTGGGTGGAGCAGGACTCGAATTTTCGCTGGCTTTGCACGTTCCATCACATCGGCCACGGCGGGGCGCACGTCGCCTCGCACTCGGACTGGACGGCGCAGTTGTTCGTCCCCGGACTGATCACGTAAGGCGGCGCACATGAGCACTGACATCGCTGCAGAGTCTCTGCCTCACCCGGCGGTCGTACACCCCCATGCCTCGCTCAACGAAGAGATCGGCGACCGGATCTCCGGCGTCTTCGGGTCGATGCGCACGTTCTGGATCCTGGTGGGCTGGCAGATCGGGTGGATGGTCCTGGCAACGGCGGGCGCGCCGCTGCTGCGGCGCGACCCGTACCCGTTCACGTTCTGCCTCTTCCTCAGCAACTTGATTCAGTTGTGGGCGCTCCCGGTGCTCGGCAACACCCAGAACCGGGCCGACCTCAAGCGGTCGCTCAAGGCCGACGCGGACCACCAGGCGCTGACCTACATCGCCACCGCGGTCGACGAGATCCGCCGCAACACCGCACCTGACGCGTAGGCCGGCCGGATCGACCACCTCGCATGTACGACCGAGCCGGGGGTGATCGTGGCCGATGAGCCACTCAGCAACCGCGAGATCCTCTCCAGGTTCGACGACGAACGCGCCAACAGAAAAGCCATCGACGACCGGCTGACCCAGGTCGCGCAGAACTCAGTCACGGTCGACGCGTGGACCCGTGAAAACGGCCACCTGCAGCGCGACATCGCCGAGGTCGACGACCACTGCGAGGAACGCCACCAGGTCGCGATGGGCGCCCTCGAGGAACTCCGCAAATCCCTCGGCGAGGTGAAGTCGGCGGTGGAGAAACGCTCCGAGCTCACGTGGCAGCGGGTCCTGACGGTCGCGGGGATCCTCGTGGCGCTGGGCGCGGCCTGGTATTCCGCAGTGCACCAGGGGGTGCGGTGAATGCCTGACCGGCTTCGTGCCCGCTGGTTCCCGTCTGCACTCATGCTGTGCGCGCTGCTCGGGCTCGGACTGCTCGCGTACCTGCTGCTGATGCTGCATACCGCCTCGACTCAGATCAGTGGGCTCAGCTCGGCGCGCGCGACGCAGGACGCGCAGATCAACGGTCTCGCCGCCGCAGTGGACTCGGCCAGGGCGCAGATCCGAGGCCTGGGCGGGACGCCGGTCGTGCCCGCGCCGAGCCAGATCCTGGAGACGATCCAGGTTCCCGGGCCGCCGGGACCCGCGGGCGTCGGAGCTACCGGGCCTGCGGGCGCTCCTGGTTCGCCGGGTAGTCCGGGCGCGTCCGGCGTGAGCATTACGGGTCCGGCCGGCGCGCCGGGAAGCGTTGGCCCGAGCGGGCCGGCCGGCGTCCAAGGCGCACCCGGCGTACCTGGCAGTCCAGGCGCCCCAGGCGCTCCGGGAAGTCCGGGCGCCGTCGGGCCCAGCGGACAAGCCGGCGCGCCCGGCAGCCCGCCCGCAGGCTGGTCCTGGACCGACCCGTCCGGCAACACCTACACGTGCACCGAGAACGGGGCGAGCCCGGCGCCGCAGTACACGTGCGCGCTCCAGACCCCGACCCCGCCGCCCGCGACCGGGACGGACACCGTCAGCCCCGCCGCCGCACCGCTGCGCGACACGGGCGGCGCCATCGCGGCCGACGCGCCCGACCCGACCACGCCCCTGCGCATCCCGAGTCCGCACCCGCGGCTGCTGCTCGTCCTGCTGGTCCCGCTGCTGCGGCGCGACGACCTCTACCTCCTGGAGACCTGATGTCCGTCAAGGGCTGCGACTACGCGTTCGATCGACCGGCCGTCCCGGCCCTGACCGCCGACGGCATCGAGTTCGCCTGCCGGTACCTGTCCACCGACCCCGCCAAGAACCTCACCACCGCCGAGCGCGACGCCCTGCACGCCGCCGGGATCAGCATCGTCCTCGTGTGGGAGACCACCGGCCGCTCCCCGATCGGCGGCTACGCGTCCGGCCTCGCCGAGGCTCGTACCGCCCGGGCGCAGGCGATCGCACTCGGCGCACCCGCGAGCCTGCCGATCTACTACGCCGTCGACTTCGACCCGACCACCGCCGAGATCACCGAAGTCCTCGACTACCTCCACGGCGCGTCCGACGCCGAAGGCTCCAAGGACAAGGTCGGCGTCTACGGGTCATACGAAGTTGCCGAGGCGGCTGCGGCAGCCGGATACGCGTACCTGTGGCAGACCTACGCCTGGTCCGACGGACAGTGGGAGCCCGCCGCCGTCATCCGCCAGACCCTCAACGGCACAACCATCGGCGGAGTCGACGCCGACATCGACGAAGCGACCGCCGGAAACTACGGACAGTGGACGCCCGCCGGGACGCCCGCGACGACCACGGCACCGGCCGTACACCCGGGCCGCCCGCAGGTCGTCGAAGGCAACTCCGGGTACTGGGTCGAGGTGCTCCAGCGGTCCCTGATGCTCGCCGGCGTCGACCCCAAGGGTGTGGACGCCCACTTCGGCGCGAACACGCTCGCCGCGGTCAAGGATGCGCAGAAGGCGTTCGGGATCCACGTGGACGGGCAGTGCGGCTCTGTGACGTGGCAGCACCTCGAGGCCCGCACTCTCGTCGTGCAGCACGCCCTCGTCGGCCAAGGGCTCGGTGCGGGCGGGACGGACAGCGTCGCCGGACCCAACACCGCACAGGAAGTCCTCGCGTTCCAGCGGCAGCACAAGCTGAAGCAGGACTCGATCGTCGGCAAGCGCACGTCCAAGGCGCTGGGGATCCCGGCCGCCTGACCTACTGCCCCACGGCTTCACGCCCCGCTTCCCACGCCCCTCGGGCTGGGGAGCGGGGCCTCTTTTGCGTGCCCGGAACATGATCGAGAGTGCTCACGGCGTGAGCACGGCGGTGTGTTTGCCATGGTAGGCTCTGTGCCAGAGATGGTGCGAGATGTGGTTCGAACCTAGCCGACCAGCAAGTTTGCAGGTCACGCGGTAGTTCTTTACGGGTTCAAATCCCGTCTCCACCTCAACCGATCAAGCGTCTGACCTGGAGTCGGACGCTTTTTTGTTGCCCTCGCCCGACTTGTGAGCACGGCCGTGAGCACCGGGTCTCCGAAAACGGCTGACACGATCTCCGTTCGGGCCCACACTGAACGCCATGGCGAACCTCGATCGGCGCAGGAATAAAGACGGGGAAATCATCAAGGTCTACGTCCGCTGGCGAGCCGGCGGCACGCGCGACGGCGACCAGCAGTCAGAGCCGTTCACCGGACCCGACGCCGAGGACCGCGCCGCGGACTTCGCCCGCGACGTCGAACGCCACGGCCACCAGTGGCCGCCGCTCTACTATCAGCGCGTCGGATACGTCTCGCGCGAACAGTACGCGCGCCTCGCCGCCCCGGCCGCAGCGCCCGAGCCCTCCGCCGCCGCCCGCCCGCTCCTGCCGTACTTGCGCGACCGCATCTCACTGCTCAGCGGCGTCACGCCCGGCACGCGCTCGGAATACTTCCGGCTGATCGCGAACTACTGCGACGCGTACGAGCCGTTCCGCACCGCCGACGTCGCAGACCCGGACACTCTCAGCCAGGACACGATCTCCGCGTGGGTGAACTGGCTCAAGGACGGCGACCCGCACCCGGAGATCAAGGACGCGTGGACGCGGGCCCCGAAAGGCTCCAAAACCATCCACAACGCCCACGGGCTGCTCTTCCAACTCCTGGACTACGCGACCCGCGGAGAGAAGCCGCTGCGGCGCACCAACCCGTGCGCGCACACGGACCTGCCCCGACTGGACTCGGGCACCACGAACGTGGAGATGGTGGTGCTCACCCGCGACGAGTACGCGTTCCTCTACGGCTGCGGCAGCGCGATCGCACAGGACATATCCCACCTCGCGGTCGCGACGGGGACCCGGTTCGGGGAGTACACGGCTTTCTTCGTCGGAGACGTGGACCGGGACGCGCACCCCCCGACGGTGAGCGTGCAGCGGGCGTGGAAGCGGGACGCGACCGTGAAAACCGGCGACAAGCCCGGATACGTGCTCGGGGAGCCGAAGTCCGCGGCGGGCCGGCGCGCGGTCGCGTTCGACGAGGGCACGCTCGCGATGCTCGAGAAGAACTACCTGGACCGGCGCCGCCCGTCGGAGTACCTGCTGACGGATACGCAGGGGCGGCCGTGGACGCACGCGCGGTTCTACCGAGCGCACTGGCAGCCGATGGTCTACCGGGCGATCCGGTGCGAGGAGCATCGGGCGTTCGACCGGGAGGAGGGGCGCGTGATCAAGGGTAAGCGGGTGCGGATGACCTCGAAGCGGGAGCTCGCGGCGGTGTGGTTCGAGCCGTGTTTCTGTCCGGGGACGCTGCGCAAGGTGCCACGGATCCACGATCAACGACACACCTGGGTGTCGTGGCTGATCGCGGCGGGCGTCCCCATCACGAAGATTGCTAAGGCGGCGGGGCACGACGACATCAAGACCACCTATAAGGTCTACGGCCACCTGATGCCGGAGCTCGATGACGCGGTGGCCGAGGCGATCGGCGCGGCGCTCGGCGGCCTGCGGCAGGGGGCCTAGTCCTGTTCGGTGCCGGTTGCGGGCAAGGCGGGGCGCTGCTGGACGAGGTGGAGCCTCACCGCCGCAGGGATCCCGTTGGGCTTCTTGTGGCCGCCCGTCCGCGCGAGAAGTTCGTCGCCGAGCGCGGCATAGGCCCGCTCGAGCCCGTCGGTGGGCGCCGCGAGCAGCGCGCGCACGTGGTCGGCGGCGTCGCGTTCGTAGTCGTGCGCGGTGGTGATGCCGGCGAGGTAGGCGGCGCGGATGTCGCGTTCGCGGTCGACGACGGCCTGGGCGAGGGCGTAGTCGTGCGCGGCTTGCTGGTTCTCCAGGGCGACCTCGACGGCGCGGTTGCGGCGGGTGAGGGCGTGGGCCGCGTTGAGGGCGTGGATCGCGCCGGCCTCCGGCATGATGATCACGAAGGCCGTGACGAGGACGCTGGTGCGTAGCTGCCCGACCGCGATCAGGATCGCGAGCAGGGCTGTGACGACACCCAGCAGGAGCGCGGCGACGGTGCAGGCGAGCGGCGTGATGCGGCGGGCGTTGAGGAGTTGGGCGACGAAGACGGGTGCGCCGAGGCAGCCGGCGCCGATGAGGAGGCACTCGGTCAGGGTGAAGTCGGTTCCGCCGAGGAACCATCGGTGCCCGTAGAGGACCAGGCTGATGGCGGCTGCGCCCCATGTGGCTGCCCCGAGCACCCCGGCGGTTCGGCTCGAGGTGTCGGCATACCGCTCGGCCAGGGTGCGGCGGCGGTCTTGATCTGACGGTTCGTCGGTGCCCATGCGATGCTCCCCTGTGCGCGTGCCGGTGCCTGCGCGCCCCCCGAACGCCCGCGCGCGCCGGGCCTAAATCGGCATGGTAGCCCCGGACCGGCGCGCACGTACGGGCATTCACTCTTTAGGGGGAGGCCCGAATTATGAGGCCGTGCGCTTTCCGGTCGGCGTATCAGGGTTCGTGTCTTTGTCGCGCAATCGCTGGGCCTTGACCTCGGCGAGCGTGAACCAGTTGCTCGCGTCCCGGAGCAGGTCTTCCTCGAGGCGGCGGCGCTGCTCGTCGGTCAGGCCGTCGGTGAGGGCGCGGACGCGGGCGATGAGGGGTTCGAGGTAGTCGGGGCCGGTGCCGTCGCGTGCCGTGACGCGCTCGATGTAGTCGGCGGTGTCGGGGTGGCCGCCTTCGCGCAGGACGAGCGTGGCGGGCAGGTCGAGGACCGCGGCGACGCGGACGGCGATCTCGGCGGTGGGCAGGAGCTTGGCCTGGCGCCAGCGGGTGATGACGCTGGGGTCGACGGTGGGGGAGCGGTCGATGAGGCGGGAGAGCTCGCTGCCGCCGAGGTCCCGCTGGTCGAGTTGCGTGTCAATGAATGCGGCCCACCGGGCGCGGGTGTCGGTGGTTGGTTGGGCGGCCATGGGTGGGCACCTCGTCTAGTCGGCTGGGCGCGACTGAGCTTAACGCATTTGACACCCAACGGGCCGTCGCAGTCCGCTGACGTACGGCGTGTCAGGTCCAATTCAGCAAGTTTGGGCCGCGCTCGCAAGGGCGCGCGGTAGCGTGCACGTGCATTTTTGAAAATCTTCAAAGAAGGGCTTGCGATCAAGCTTGGCCACTGTATAACCTGTTGAACATCTTCAAAAGCGCATCTCGCGCCCCTCAGGAGAGCCCATGCCAGCCTCGAACCTTCCTTGGCGTTTCGAGCTCCGCCCCGACGCGCTCGAGCGGACCAACGAAGCCCACGGCAACACCAGTTCGGACGGTACCCCCGGCCGCAACCACTCCCTCCTGCTCGGCAGCCCCAACCGGATGACCGCCACCAACATCGCCAAGCGGCGCACACTCCCGTCCAACGAAGCACTCGCGACCATCGTCGCGCGCTTCGCCGAAGCCGAGGGCATCGACTGGCCCGACGCCATACCGCGCCTGCTCCAACTCGTACCCAACATCCGGCCCATCGAGGTGGAACTGGAGCCCGTCGCGTGAGCGCCGACGAGCCCGAGAACATGACCGTCCGGGAACTCGCCGTGTTCCTCGGGGCCCGCACTCCGGATGAGATCAAGTCCGCTGAGCGATGGATCAAGGACCGGCTCATGCCCGGACATCCGGAGCGGCTGCCGCACACGCGGCTCATGCGGAACCGGCCGACATTCACCAGGCAGCACCGCACGGAGATCCTCGCCCGCTACGACGTGGCCGGCGCCGCCGATGCCGAGCGCGGTCCGATGGCGGAGGTCATCGAGATCGACTCGAAGACCCTGGCCCGGGCCCGCGCCGCGCATGCGCGCGCCGTTCGCGCGGCCTCGTAGCCCCGCAAAAAACTTCGCCGCCCGACCCGGAGGCACCCGGGTCAGAGCGGCTGATGAACCACCAGTTCCGTCAACAAGAGAGAGGGTGGCCGTGTCCACGGTAACTCTGCCCGGCCGTACGGGCAACTCAGAGTCCATCATCACCCGCGCCGACCTGGCCGCGATCCTCCCGTCCGCGGTCGCCGGCCGCGCGGAGTTCGAGCACTTCGGCGACCGTACCGCCGCATCGGCGCTGCGCGTCCTCGCCGAGCTCCCGGACTCGGACTGGCACGACGCGGTCCACGAGGGGCACATCGACTTCGCCGCGCTCGTCCTGCAGCGCGGCTGGGACCTCGGGCGGGCCCTGATGATCAGGGTCGCGGCGTCGTTCTACGGCAGCCCGTTCGCGGGTGCGGACGTGCGCGATCTGGCGGACCTGACGCCGGAGCGGTTCGCCGCAGTGATGGACGCGCTGCGGATCGCCCGCGAGGGGCTCGCCTCATGACCGCGTCCGAAGGCGCCGTCGAGATCCCGGTCGGCAAGTACGTGGCGCTGGTCGACGCGGCGGACGCCGAACTGGTCCGCGGCTATAGGTGGCTTCCCTATCGCAACCCCAAGACCGGCAAGATCTACGCCCGGGCCGTGGAGGGACGCGACCGGATCATGATGCACCGCTTGATCGCCGGAACGCCGGAAGGCTTCGATACCGATCACGCCAACAACGACGGCTTGGACAACCAGCGGGCCAATCTCCGGCACGCGACGAGGTCGCAGAACAACGGCAACGCCGCGAAGAGGTCACAGCACGCCGGCAAGCCGATCGAGGTCACCGCATGACTGCCCTCACCGTCGAGCGCCGCGGCGCCCGTCTCGCCATCCGCAGCCTGCTCGCGCACCCGGACGTGCTCGCCGCGCTCCTGGACGCGCGGTCCCTGGTCGACGCCGCTGCCGACGCGACCGGCGAGGTCCGTGAGGACGCGCTCGCCGACCTCGCTGACGCTCTCGCGCACACGTGGATCCTGGTCCCGGCGCGCGACCTGGCCGGCGTCGTCGAGGTCGTCGTGGGGCTCGAGGCCCGGGCCCTGGTGGGTGCCGCGTGACCGCCATCGACGACCGCCCATCCCTGCGTCGGGTCACCCCGACCGCGCGCCTCGTCCTGCCTGCGGACGCGCCGCGCCACGAGTGGCTGGCCGCGCGGCGCAAGGGCATCGGCGCGTCGGACGTGCCCGCGATCCTTGGTGTCTCCGACTACGGCACGCCGCGCTCGGTCTACTACGACAAGCGCGGGCAGTCCGTGGACGACGGGAACGAGGCCGCGCACTGGGGCACCGTCCTCGAGGAGCCGGTCGCCCGCGAATGGGCTCGTAGGAACCGGTCCGTGGTGCGCCGCGTGGGCCTGGTCGCGCACGTCGATGACCCGGTCCTGATGTGCACGCTCGACCGGCGCGTGACCGAGTGCCCGCTGCCGGATTCGCGCCGGGAGCAGTGCGCCCTTGAGGTGAAGTGCCGTTCGGCGTTCAAGGCGAACCGGTGGCACGCCTCGCTGCCGGACGACATCACCGGGCAGATGCTGTGGCAGATCGCGGTGACCGGCTACGACCACTTGCACTACGCGGTCCTCGTCGGTGGCAACGACTACCGGCAGGGCACCGTGCGGCGGGACGAGCACGAGGCGACGATCCGGCACATCGTCACAGCGTGCAAGCGGCTTTGGAGCGACTTCGTCGTCCCTGGCGTGCTGCCGGCCGCAGATCCGGAGCGCGGCGATCGTGAGCTTGAGATGTACAAGCGGATGCACCGCAACCGCTCCGGCATCGCCGCGGGCGACTTCGCCGAGGTGACTGAGGCGCTTCTCACTTACGAGGAGTACCGGATCGCCGAGTCGGCTGCCGCCCGGAAGAAGAAGGTTGCGCAGGCCGAGTTGATGCGCCTGCTCGGCGACCGCGATGCGGTGCTCGTGGACGGCCATCTCGCGTTCGAGATGCGGCCGGTCAATCGGGCCTGGGCGAACCTCGAGCGCCTAGCTGAGCGCTACCCGGAGGCGTACCGCGACTGCGTCGTGGACAAGCCGGGCCGTCAACTGTCGATCGATTCCGAGTTCAAGAAGATGGCGGGGATTTTGTCATGAGCCTGATGGAGAGGGCCGCGACGCTCGCGGCTAGTGCGGACGGGTTCGGCACGGGAGCGTCCGAGGATGTTCCGGCTCTGGCGGTTTACACGCCGATGCCCGACCTGAACATCCCCGACCCGGACCCGAACGGCTACCCGCAGATCCCGGTCCACCTCGCGTGGCTGCGTATCCGCGCGGACATCAAGTCGATCGGCAAAAACCGCGAATACAAGGAGTCGCAGCAGGGTCCGGTGAAGTTCAAGTTCCGCGGGGTCGACGACGCGCTCGAGGCATTCGCGCCGATCACACTGCTGCATGGAGTGAACATCATTCCGGAGCGGGTAGACGCCTCGTTCCGGGACGCACGCACCTCCACCGGCAAGCCGACGCGCGAATGCACGGTCACCGTTACCTGGCGCATTGTCGGTCCGATGGGTGACTCGTTCGTCGCCCAGTCAGTCGGCGAGTCGCTGGACAGTGGCGACAAAGGCTCGGGAAAGGCCCAGTCGGTCGCGCTGCGCGTGCTGCTCTTCGGTGCTGGCCTGATCCCGCCGAACGATCCGACGGTGGACATGTCCACGATCGAGCGCGGCGAGGCGCCAGTGCGCGACGCCGAGTCGTACGTGGCCGAGGTGTTCAACCCGGCGACGACGCTCGGGCGCCTGCAGCAGATCTACCGCGAGCTCGTCTCTGCTCGGTTGCGGGATGTCCGGGTGCGTAACGAGATCGGCGAGAGCGAGTCGGTCGGCGATCTCGTTGTGCGGATCGGCAAGGAGCGCCGGGCGTCCAGCGGCCACGTCGGGCATGGGCCGGGCGGCTGGGCTCAGGACTGCGCGGCGTGCGCGTCGCAGTCGGCCGCGGACCGCGAGCTGGCGGCCACATCGTGAGCGGCGTCCACCTGACGAGCCTGGAGATCGGCTCCCTCATCATCACCGTCGGCGTCCTGCTGGGCCTCGCGTGGATGGAGTACGAGAGGCGCCGCGATGAGCGGGAGGTCGCCGAGGCGGCGGGCTGCTTCTGTATGCAGTCCGTGCGCGAGCGCGACGCCGAGCTCGTTGCCGAACTCGCCGCCCTGCACCCGATGCCGCGGCGTCCCGCGCCGCCGGCCGCCGACCTCGGCGAGCCCTGGCGGTTGCCTGCTTCTGTGACCGACCCGGCCCGCTTGGTGGAGCAGGCCGAGACCCATGACTGACAAGAACGGACTGACCATGACTACGACTGACCAGCAGCGCGAGCTGGCACCCCAACAGCCCGACCCCCGCGGCGCGAACCAGGCGCACGCCGCCGAGCAGCGCCAGTCCGCGGCGCACGTCGGACACGCCGTCGCCGTCGCCCGGTCCGAGCGGATCCGCGCGCACCACCTGGGCGCGGACAGCCGCCGCCTGGAGGACGCGTTCGACATCCTCGCCCAGCAGATCAACGGCCGTGAAGACATGACGGTGCTGCGTCCGGGCAACGTGCTGCGGCACGACGCGGGCTCGCCGGAGCAGGGCACGGCGGATGTCGCGGCGGTCTGCGAATTCGTGGACCGGATCATCAAGGGCGAGTTGCCGCATGAGGCGCTCGAGGAGATGCATGCGGCGCGGCTGGATCGGCATCTGGCGCCTGCGGTGCGGTATGCGGAGTCGATGTATCAGCGTGCGCATCGGCTGGATCACGCGGCGACGGTGCAGCCGGCGCTCCCGGCGGGTGCGGTGTTGCAGCCGCCGGTCGGCGTGCCGTTGCCGCGTCGTGAGCCGATCGTCCCGCAGCCGCCGGAGTTCCCGCCCGCTCCCCCGGAGTCGCCGCTCGAGCAGACCGGCGCGATCGCGTTGAAGGCGGTGGCTTCGCTGCGGAAGGCGGGCGAGAAGACGGAGAAGTCGGAGGCGGCGCTCGCTCAGTTGAACGGTGGCAAGGGCCCGGACTTCGGGCCGCCGCCGGACCCGCGGTTCGGTGCGGCTTCGGTGCTCCCGCAGGCGCAGCACACGCAGCGGATGCCGCGCATCGAGGAGACGCAGGCGTACTCGCCGTTCTTCGACGACGAGGAGTCCGCCGAGCCGGCCGGGGACGGCACCTCGGGGCCGCGCCCTTTCAAGGTTCCGGGGTACGCCCCGGAGGCAACGGACGGGCCGGCGGCAAGCTCCGCAAGGTCGGCGGACGCGGCAAGCGGAAGCGGTGACGACGATGCCTGACCCCTGCGTCCTGGCTGCCGCGGTCGCTGCGGCGCGTGATCTGGCTGCCAAATTCCCGAGTGCCGTGGCTGCGCGGATCGTGAGCGATGCCGAGCCGTGGCCGGCGCCGCGTTCCGTGGCCGAGGTGATCGTGGACGCCGAGGGCGTGTTCGTGGTGGCGACCGGCCAGGAGCCCACGCAGCAGCTGTATCTGGTGCACGTTCCGTTGCCGCGTAGTGCGTCGCCGCTGGCCGTGAAGGGCCTGCGGGCGGTGCTGCTGTGGCACGCGGAGTACGGCATGCATCTGGTGGCCCGGCAAATCTCGCCTGCCGCGGCCCGGCTGTTCAGACCGTAACCGACTCCGGCCAGTGGCTCCCCTCCACTTCTGGCCGGTAGGCCGCTCCGGCGGCCACGGGTCGGCGCTGGCTTCTAGATCCAGCGCCGACCTCGGAGGGTCCTAAGTTCCGACTCTGATCTGGAGGGATCCATGACCATCACCACCGAATGCCACGAGCGCCCGGGCAGTACCGTCATCGACGGCCCCGCGCCGGACAGCCCCGCGGGCATCGTCTACCGCGCCGTCGACCTCATGCGCGAGCGCGCCCAGAACGCCACCGACGGCGACTGGTACGCCTCGGACGAGGTCGGGCACGGATTCCACGTCGACTCGCATGACGCCGCCGCCGACTGGCGGGTGGCGTGGACGGGCGACGAGGAGGCCTCGGACGGCGAGCCCACGAACGCGTACGCAGACATGGAGTTCATCGCGTCATTCGGTCCCGAGCTCGCGGTGCTGCTCGCGGACTCGTGGGGCCGCCAGGCCGACGACATGAACGACTACTACGGCCACTTCCACGTGATGGTGACCGGCCCGGTTGTCGTGGACGAGCGCGGCGACCTCCGGCACGACTGGACCGCGACCGTGCGCGCCGCCCTGAAGTACCTGCGCGAGACCACGCCGGCGGTGGCGCAATGATCCCGATGCCGTACGACGGCGACATCAAGCGTCTCGCTCCGCTGCCCTCGTCCTGCGAGTCCTACTGCCACCGGTGCAGTGGGACGCTCGCGCCCGAGTTCGAGTTCACGTGCGTGTGCGGCCACCTGCCGTACAAGGAACTGCACTACCTCGCGCCGGGCGCTGACGGCGGCTGGCAGCAGATGTGCAACGTGTGCGGGTTCGACACGTCCGTCGGGCAGTGTCCGCTGCACGCCCCGCACGACATCCCGGGGCTCGATCGGGTCGAGTGCCGTACGGTCCCGCCGCACGAGCCGACCTGGACCGTGGCGTCCGAGGCCAGGTACGAGAACTGGTGCCCGTGGTGCCTGCTCGACCAGGAGCGCGAGCGGCATCCGGAACCGGACGCGCACGAGGGCCACGGCCGGTGGCGGTCGTGGCGGATCACGATGCGGATGGTGCGTGTCCTCGAGGTCACGCGGCTCTCGACGGGCCACACGTTCCGCGTCGGTGGAGGCTGTACCGGTTGCGTGCACCGGGTGGGTTGGCGGTGGGTCCGATGACGACGCTCGCCACTTTCTCGGATGAGGACCTGCTGTTGATGATCCGCGCGGACATCGAGGCGGAGGGCGCTCTTGCTGCCGGCCTGCGGGCTTTGACGGTCCGCAACCGCCCGGTCCCGTGGGCTGGGCTGATTGCCGCTCGGATCAAGCCTGTGGAGAACCGGTCCCGTCGGACGAACCACCGCGGCCCGGTCCTGATCCACGCGTCGGCGAGCCACAAGCCGCTCGCTGCGTACACGGCTCCGGATGGTGTCGCCCACGAGATTCCGCGGCGCCTTCAGGCGTGCGGCCGGATCCTCGCGCTTGCCATGATCGAGGACTGCCACCAGGCCGACGGCTGCTGCACCCCATGGGGCGAACCGGACGGCTTCCACTGGGTTCTGAGCGGCGTGCGCGCCCTGCCGAAGCCGATCCCGGCCCGTGGCGCGCTCGGGTTCTGGCGTCCCGGCCAGGACACCGTCGCCGAGGTCCTGCGGCAGTTGCAGGCGGTGCGCAATGCCGACTGACGTTCGCTTCAACCCGTACGCCGGATTCGCCGCTTCCGATGAGGCGGCGCCGGACGTCGAGTACCTCGTGGCCCAGCGTGCCCTGTTCGTGGACCTGTGCGTCGTGTACGCGGCGGGCAACGCAGCGGACGGCGACTGGTACGTCGACCCATCCGTCTGCGCAAACACGTGGCTCAACGCGCTCGCCGACCACGCCTATTCGCAGGAGGCCGGCCAGTGACCGCGTCCATTACGGAGAAGCAGTTCCTCCAGCAGGTGTGCGACCTGGCCCAGTACACCGGCTGGTCGGCGTATCACACCCATGACTCGCGGCGCTCCGAACCTGGTTTCCCCGATCTCGTACTCGCCAACCCGAAGCAGCAGCGCGTCGTCTACGCGGAGCTCAAGGCCCAGCGCGGCAGGGTGAGCGAGGATCAGCGCCGCTGGCTCGACATGCTCGAGGACTGCGGTGCCGAGGTCGCGCTGTGGCGTCCCGCGGACATGCCCGTGATCGAAGCCGTGCTCAAGGGGCAGCGGATCGGGGGTGTCGCATGACCATCACTGCCGAACTGGTGGCCTCCCTCCGCGGCGGCGACGTCACCGTGTACGACGAGTTCTGCGGCGGCGGAGGCTCCATGAAGGGTATCCGCGCCATCCCCGGGATGCGCCCGGTGTTCGCCGCGAACCACGACCCGCACGCCATCGCCACGCATGCCGCGAATAACCCCGGCGTAGATCATTTTCAGGGTGATGTTCAGAAGACTGATATCACCAAGTTTCCCCACGCGGCATTTTTCTGGTCAAGTCCAGCTTGCCCGAAATGGACCAACGCCCGCGGTGTCGAGCGCGACTTCGACAAGGCGAACCAGATTGCGATCCCCGGCATGGAGATCGAGGTCGACGAGAACGTGAAGCGGTCCCGTGCCCTGATGGAGGAAGTGCCACGCTACCTCGCGCACTGGGCACGCCGCGGGCGGCCGGTCCTTGCCGGGGTCGTCGAGAACGTCATCGAGTGCAGGCTGTGGTCCGACTGGGGCCGCTGGCGCCGTGAGATCGAGGACATCGGCCCGTACCGCACGCGCCTGTTCGCGTTCAACTCCATGCACGCCGACGGGACCGTCAACGCGCGAGCGCCGCAGTCCCGCGATCGCCTGTACCTGGCCTACTGGCACGCACTGCTCGGCCGGGACCCGGACTGGGACAAGTGGCTGCGCCCTCTCGCTCACTGCGAGCGCTGTCGCCAGGACGTTCGGGCGGTCCAGGTGTTCAAGGACCCGTCGAAGGACATGGGCCGGTACAAGTCGCAGTACGTTTACAGGTGCCCGACTGCGGGATGCCGCGGCGTTGAGGTGCACCCGCACGTGATGCCCGCAGCCTCGGTCATCGACTGGTCCGACCTTGGCACCCCGATCGGGGAACGCAAGGACGGCCCGCCGAAACCGAAGACGATGGCGCGTCTCGGCGTGGGAATTCTCAAGTTCGGCAAGCCGATGGTCGTCCCGGCCGGTGGCACGTGGCGCACGAACGCGACGCAGGCGGCCGAGCCGTTTCCGGCGCGCACCACCCGTGAGTCCGACGCGCTCGCCGTCCCGCCGCTGCTCGTCCCAGTCGAGGGCCGGCCGGGCAAGGACGCCGCATCGGTTCTCGCTCCGTCGCGTACGCAGACCACGCGCGCGGAGACGGCGCTGGCGATTCCGCCGTTCATCGCGACGCTGCGGGGCGGCGGCTCGGCCAAGACCCCGCACGGAATCGACGAGGCGGTCACCACCGTGAGCGCGTCCGGGAACCATCACGGCTTGGCGCTCCCGCCGGACATCGCGCTGCTCGTGCCGTACTACAGCACGGGTGTCGCGCGGCCGAGCAGCGAACCGGTGGGCGCGCTGACGACGAAGGACCGGTACGCGCTCGCCCGCACCCCGATGCACGTCGACCCCGAAGCCATCACCCGGGCGGTCGGTGAGATCGAGCGGATCGAGAAGTTGATCCTGGCGATCCCCGAGTCCCGGCGCAAGGCCGAGCGCGGCCCGTTCGACGCGGAAGCGGCCAAGCACGCGGCGGCGATGGGCCTGGACCCAGTGCGGTTCCGGATGCTGGGTGTCGCGGAGATCCGGCGGGCGATGGGCGCGGGAGACGACTACATCCTGTTGCCCGCGGCCAAGCGCGACAACATCAGGCTGCTGGGGAACATGGTGACGCCGCCGGTCGCCGAGTTGTTCGCGGGCGCGCTCATGGAGGTCATCTCCGGCGAGCCGTTGGAGCGTGCGCTGTGAGCACCGCGACCGAGACCCGTCCGAGCCGCCCGATCCAGCCCCACGGCACGACCGCACGCGCTTACGGCCGAGCCGAGTCGGGCATCCCGCCGTGTACCTGCACGCCATGCGTCGAGGAGATGCGCCGCGCACACCGGCAGCGGCAGACACTCCGCCAGTTGGGCCACCCAGGAAGGGTGCCCGCCACCGCGGCGGCGCGCCACCTGAACATCCTGGTCGAAGCGGGCATGACGTGGAACCAGATCATCGAGGCCACCGGCATCAGCCTGGGTTCGCTGGGCAGGCTGCGGAAGCCGGGCGGCGACAAGAAGGTGATCCTGACCTCGACGCAGGCGCGGGTTCTCTCAGTCCCGATTCCTTCGGCCGGGCAGCGCTCGCGTGGCGAATCACGCGTGGACGGTACCGGCACTCGTAGGCGCCTGCAGGCGCTCGCGCGGGCCGGGTGGTCGAGCCCGTTCCTGGCCGAACACACGCCGGTGAGTCGTGATGAACTGCGCCGGCTCCTGCGGTGGGAGCGGGTGACCGTGGGCAGCCGCGCCCGGGTGGCAGCGCTGTATGGGTTGCTGGAGTTCACGCCGGGGCCTTCCGTGGAGGCGTCACGGCGTGCGGCCCGTAAGGGCTGGTGGCTGCCGTCCGCGTGGGATGGCCTGGACATGGATGACCCGGCCATCTCCCCCGCGTCCGTGTCGAGCCCGAGGGTGGCGCAGCCGCTGGTGGTCGCCGAGAACGTCGAGTTCATCCGCCGCACGACGGGCGTGGAGGACCGGGAGTTGCTTGCCGAGCGGCTCGGGATGTCGCCCGACACGTTGAAGCGGAACCTCGACCGGGCTGCGGCAATGAGGCGGCGAGAACCCGGGGCGGACAACGCATCTCCCGAGCCACCCTGATCCGCCCACGAGCACGGAAGCAAAACCCTGATGACCAGCGCAACTCTTGACGCCCCGCCCGGCGACATCGACCGGCCCGACCCTGACGTGGCGCCTCTGCGCGACGGCATGCACGCCCTGCAGGCCGCGTCCGCACGGATCGCCGACGACCGCGCCACCGCGCTCCTTCTCGCCGCCCACCTGGCCCGTCTTGCCCGCGCGTACCGGCGTGACCGTGACCGGCTGTGGCTCGCGAACCTGGGCCTGCAGGCGGATTTGGACAGGTCCGGGGTCCGGGAGGCGTTCACGGCGGCGCAGATCGACGGGTTCGCCGCGCACATCGTGGACCTGCAGGCCGAACGGCGCGCACTGGCCGCACGGAACGAGGCGCTGGCGGCCGAGAACGCCCGGCTTCGCGCGAGCAGCGCGGCAGACCGGGCCGAGGCCCGGCCGGTGCGCGGGCGGTGGCGCCGGTGACCACGCTCGCCCGTATCGCCGCCGCCGGGTCCGGGCTCGCCGCGTTCCTGACGGCGTGCGACCTCGCGACCCGCGCGCCCTGGTACGACCCGGTCTTGGCCGCCGCCACCGCGATCCTCCTGGCCGCCGTGTCCGCCTGGATCCGGCGCACCACCAACCCGAACACCGACGACAAGGACACCCCGTGAGCGAGATCCAGAGAACGATCCCAGCCCTAACGGACATCGAACTTGCCAGGTTCCGCGCGAAGATCGCGCCGCGCATGAGCCCCGACGGGTGCGAGGAATGGACCGGTGCACACCTGCCGGAGCCGAACCACTACGGCACCGTGCGCATCAGGCAAAGGTTGTACTACGCCCACCGGATCAGTTATGAGCTGCATCACGGGGCGATCCCGCCAGGGCTCCGCGTCTGCCACCGCTGCGATAACCCACCGTGTACCCGCGGTTCTCACCTGTTCGCCGGGACCGCGAAGGATAACTCGGTCGATATGCGCGACAAGGGTCGTTGGCGGAACCGGCGCATGGCGGGCTCATTGAATGGCGCCGCAAAGCTCAACGAAGACCAGGTGCGCGCCATTCGGGCTGCGTACGCCGGGGGGTCCCGTCAAGTCGATCTAGCCGATGACTTTGGAGTGACTCAGGCATTGATCTCCCTGATTGTCCGCCGGGAAGCATGGCTGCATGTCGAGCCGACTCCAGTCGAACTGCGGTGCGCGCCAGCGATTGCCGAGCAGTACGCGGACACGCGCCAGGGCGGCGAGTAGCCGATGTCCGAGACCGCCGCACGCCGCTACGCCCGCCAGCCCCTCGATGTCGCCGCTCTCCAGTACACGGGCGCCAACGCCGCCGGCATGACCGCGTTCCTCGGCGCCCATTTCGAGATGTACGGCGGTGATGACGCCGAGGTCCTGACGACGAAGCACTGGTCGTGGACGCCGATCGAACCGGGCAACTGGGCAGTCCTCGGGCCGGGCGGCTCAGTCTCCGTGATGGACGACGACGACTTCACGGCGATGTTCGCGGCGGTGGGCGATGCCTGACCAGACCCGGATCGCGTCGATCAAGGGCAGGCTTCGCGAACTCGGCCCGCGCCTCGATCTCGCCCCCGACCACGTATACGTCGGCCGCTGCTGCAAGCGTGGCGGCTGGGACCTGCCGCAGTCGCCGTACCGCAACCCGTTCACGGTCACGACGTACGGGTTCGACGGCGCGCTCGAACGCTACCGGCTCCACCTCGTGAGCCGCCCGGACCTGGTCGAGCGGGCGCGGGCGGAACTGACCGGGAGGGTCCTGTGCTGCTTCTGCACGGATCTGTCCCGCTGCCACTGCGCCGTCCTGGCCGAGGCCTGCGACACGCCCGGGGTCTGGCCCGCGCCCGTCCTGACCGACTGCGGCGACGAGTTCTGGGGCCGGTCCGTGCCGGTCCGACCGCGCGAGACCGTCCGGCTCTCCCGCGATCTCGCACATCTCCTCTGAAAGGAACTGAGATGACCATTCTGGACGACCCCGACGCACCTGCCCGCGACTGCCTGAGCGAGATGAGCGCCCTGATCAACGCTGCTTTGCCCGATGGCGAGTACGTCGCGCCCCTCGTTGCGCATGACCTGGTGGAGAAGCTGCGGGTGAACGACCCGGACCTTCTCGCCGGCTGGCTGTGGGAGCGCGCCGAGGTCACGATGACCGCGTACATCAGCGACCGGATCAAGAATCGACGTAACGCCAGCCGCGAATCCCTGTCCCGCTCCGCCTTCGCGGGCGCGGCCGAGCGGTTCGCTGCAACCGGCGACGGCGCCGCGATGCGGGAAGCCGTCGTTCAGCGCCCGTTCGACGCCGAGCATGTCGTCAACGAGGGTCTGCTTCGCCGCAAGGTCGCGGAGATGACCGGCGAGGACCACCTGTTCGTGGCCAAGGAGTACGCGGACACGAAACAGACCGCGGCACTGCTGGAGTCCTTTCACCGCGCCGTCGCCAAGAAGGTCGGCAAGCGCAAGACGAAGGACGTGTTCACCGAGGTTCAGTACGTCGAGATGTACCAGTCGATCACCCGCCGCGAACTGGCTGCCTGAACGCGCATGACAACCCTCCCCGAATCACCTCAGCGCGCCGACTACTCGAGCTATCGCGTCACGAATCCATTCGACCCGGCCCTCTCCGACTGCCCAACCCTGGCCTCCATTGCGCTGCCCGGCACGCCCCACATCGACTTTTCACCTTCACGCTGTTCGCCCAGTCCATTTCTTATCGAGGCTGCCCGACTTCCCGAGCCGTCGCGAATCCATTCATCCCTACTCGAACCGACTACGCGCCCCGCCTCGCAGCGGCACGCCGCGCCCGCCACTCCTCCCGCTCCGACTAGCCACCTTTCTCCAACGCAACTCCCTTCCACCCAGCACGGCCCGACTACCCGGCCTTGGCCAGGGTTCGCCCCCGTCTCGATCCGCCACGACCAGCCTGCCCCGCTCAGGGCACCACTCCCCGGCCCTGCCCGACTTCCCTACGCCAACCCCGTCCTCTCGACCCCTGTTCGACGATCCGTCCCTATTCGTTTCTTCGCAACGCGTTGCATCGCGTGCCATCCCGAACGACTTATCTCCCCCACGCCCCCAGACCCCGCTCTCCACCACTTGCCCCGACTACGCGGGCCTTCACGCATCTACTCGGCTCGACCCGCCCTGACTACCCGGCCCGTCCCAGTCTCCATCGTCCCCGGCGCCATCACTCCGGCCCTTATCGACTACCCAGCCCACCAAGGCTCACATCACTTCTCTCCGACTACTCAAGCCGGCACGTCACCGCACCGCTCGAACCAATCCGACTACCCGACTCTCGGCGCCCCCGGCCATCGCATCCGACTGCTCGAAAGGAATCTGAAATGACCTCCGTCTTCGCTAAGCACATCCCCCAGGCGTGGCCCCACCGGTACGCCGGAACCCTGCACATCTCGACGCTCGCTGGCGGCACCCCGTCCGATCCGAACGTCGCCGAGGGCTGGCTCAAGACGAAGCTCGCCGACAAGAACGACCTCATCCGCGACGCCGTCGCCGAGGTCATGGTCGAGCGCGGCATCACGGCCGAGGAAGCCGCGAAGGAACTCGACCGGCTCAAGCACCTCAACGGGTTCCGCAAGGACCCGGAGCGCGGCGGCGAACTCTACATCGAGGGGCGCCAGCTCAAAGCCGGCATCAAGGAAGCAGCGTCCGTCGCCCGGGCGGTCGGGAAGCTCCCGGACCGGTGGGGCCTGACGAAGAAGGGCATCGTCAACTTCGTCGCCGAGCACATCCAGGTCGTCGAAGACCGGCTCTACCTCGGCGTCACCGAACCGAGTGACGTGCTCCAGTCGTTCCCGAAGAACGCGCGCACTGGCCAGACCGGGATCCAGTACACGGAGATCATCCGTGACGCGAAGCTCGACTTCACCCTGATCAGTGACCACAAGTTCAGCGACGACGAGTGGGCGATGCTCTGGCTCACCGCCGAGCAGCAGGGCATCGGCGCGTCGCGGTCGCAGGGCTTCGGCCGGTACGAGGTCGTCAAGTGGGAGCGTGCGTGACCACGCAGTTTGGCGGCGAGGGGCGCCCGGCAAGTCTGGGCGTCCCGGCCCGTGTGCGCCTGTCCCGGGCCAAGGGTTTCCGTTTGCAGGAGCATGCGCCAGGCGCGGTCGTCGTGCGGCGCCCCACCCGGTGGGGTAATCCGTTCACGGTCGCGGACGTGCTCAAGGACGACCCGACGCTCACCGAGGTGCAGGCGCGTGAGTGCTGCACCGGCCTGTTCGACCTGTGGCTCGACGGGCTGCTCGTCGGCGTGGACGACCTGGCGGAGCGGCGCGCCTGGATCCTCGGGCACATCGGCGACCTGACCGGCCGGCCGCTCGCCTGTACTTGTCCGCTGCCTGGGCCGGGCGCCCCGGACTGGTGCCACGGGGCGGTCCTGCTGCGCCACGCGAACCCTGACCTGGCCGAGCCGGTCCCGGCACTCACGACCGCCTGGGCGGGCGCCCTGTGACGTACGAACGCTGCCTGAACCCCGCCTGCCGCCGCGAACTGGTCGACCCGGAGTCACGCCTGCGCGGCTATGGGAGGCGCTGTTGGGAGGCGCGGCGGCCGCAGCCGATCGGCGCCGTCATCCGGCAGCTGCCGATCGCGCGGCGCGCCGCTGAGCTCGTCCCCGGACAGCTGGAACTCGACCTTGACACGCCGTGTGGCGACGACGCTGGCGGCGCGGCGTGAACGGGGTCGGGGCACGCCGAAACCACCCGTGTGGCGTGGGGGACGACACGGGCGGTTGCGGGTCGGTGCGGCTAGTTGTCGGCGGCTTTCGCAATGGCAGCAGCCTCGCGGCGCTGGTTGCGCTTCCATTCGGCGATCCGCTCCTTGGCCCGCATGCGCAAGTCGTCGGAGCGGCTGATGCCGAGGGCCTCGCAGGCAAGGCCGTACTCGGCCCAGGTCTCGTCGTCCATGCGGACGACGTGCTGGGGCGTCTTGCCCACGGGTCGAGGTGCCATGGCAACAGGGTAGCCAGGGCATATGCCGTCCGTCCATTGATCGAAGGGGACGATCGGCGGCATGGCGGGGTTCGCCGGGCGGATGATTCGCGTCTCGTGCATAGACACGAGCTTAGCCCAAGCGGTAAGGTCGTGCATAGTCACAAGCGATGCACTAATCAAGGAGATCGCATGCCTACCGCGCCCCTCGCCGAAGCCCTCACGTTCGAGCGTTCCTTCACCCTGAACGTCTACTCGCACTTCCAGAACCGCTGCTACGACGTGACGTTCGAGTCCGAGAAGGCCGCGATCGACTACATCACCCGGCAGGACGCCCAAGACAAGGCGGACAACGCCGCCGAGGGCTGCGACGGGTCCGAGTTCGCGCCCCCGCACTACCACGTCTGGGACTTCGCGAGCCCTGAGCAGTACGACCTCGTGCCGGAGTCCGTCCTGGACCTGATGTTCCCGGGCCGCAACGAGACCTGCGAGCACGGCCTGTCGACCGACCTATGCGCCGGATATGGCCACTACCCGCCGGATCGACCCGGCTACTGAGCAGCCCAGTCTTCTTCCCCCCATTTCCGAACGGAGCAGCCCGTGAACCGCATCACCCGCACGAAACTCGGCTCGATCGCGCTCGCGGCGTACATCGGCTCGATCGCCGCCGCGAACATCACCACCGCGCACTACGGGCTCATCCCCGTCGGCTTCGGCCTGACCGCGACCGCCGGCACCTACTTCGCCGGGGCCGCGCTGATGCTGCGCAACCTCGTCCAGGACGCGTTCGGACGCCGCGCCGTCATCGCCGCGATCCTCATCGGCGCCCTGCTCTCGGCCCTCACCTCGCCTGCCCTCGCGCTCGCCTCCGGGTCGGCGTTCCTCATCGGCGAACTCGCCGACATGACCCTCTACACGCCGCTCCGCAAGCGCGGCTGGGCACGAGCTGTCATCCCCGCCTCCTTCCTCGGCGCGGTCATCGACACGTTCGTATTCCTGCACCTCGCGCACTTTCCCGTCACAGCCGCCGGGGTCTCCGGCCAGATCGTCGGCAAGACCTGGGCCGTGTGGGTGCCCGTCGCCCTCGTCGCCACCTATCGGAGCGTGCGTCGTGATCCGGTATCTCGGAACACCGTCGACGCCTGAGATTCGACACGCCATGGCTACCGGACTCATCGACGCGATGACGGGCCCGTATCAGGGCAACATCCTTCCGGCGTGCCCGTGGGGCGCGGACAACGGCAAGTTCACCGCGGCCGGGCCGCGCGAGCACTGGATTGGGCACGGCCGCTGGTTCGACTGGCTTGAGGGTCAGGTGGACCGCTACGGCGCGGAGGCGTGCCGGTTCGCTGTCGCCCCGGACGCCCCGTTCGATGCCGCCGCGACGCTCGATGAGTCCCTGCCGTGGATGGAGAAGATCCGCGAACTCGGGATACCTGCCGCGTTCGCCGCGCAGAACCACTGCGACCTGTACGGCCTGCCGTGGGACGAGATGGACGTCTTGTTCCTCGCGGGCGACACGGCCTGGAAGATCGGGCCGGTCGCGCACCGCCTCACGATCGAGGCGAAAGAGCGCGGCAAGTGGGTCCACATGGGCCGCGTCAACTCTCTGCGGCGCCTGCAGATCGCCGAGTGGTTCGGGTGCGACTCGGCCGACGGCACGTACCTGAAGTTCGGACCCGACATCAACCTCGGGCGCCTCGCGGGCTGGCTCAGCGAGATGAACGCTCGCCCCTCCCTCGCCACGGCCCTCCCGGTGACCACGCAATGACCCCGCATCCGCTCCCCACCTTGGAGAACCCCTTGAACATCACCCGACCCGTGGACATCGAGGCCTACGAGCAGCGTCGGCAGGCGATCCACGCCCGCTACACGCCGCTGCTCAAGTCCATGTCCGCCAGCGACCCCGGTTACGGGCGCCTGTGGAACGAGCGCGCCGACGCCCTGCGTTCGCTGGCCGACGAGTACACGCTGCCGACCGGCATCGAGGAGCATCCGGCGGTGGCCCGATGACCGAGCCCCGCCAACACCCCCTCGCCCAGATCGCCCGCGAGTGCGGCCTCACCGTCACCGACGTCCGCAAGGCCCTGATCGCCGAGTCCTACGAGCACTTCAACGCCGTGAAGCGCGTCATGTCGCGGGCCATCAAGACCAACAAGCTGACCGACGCCGAAGCCGACCTCTCCGACGCTCACAACACGGCAAGCGCGTACGCGTACCTGCTCGCCGCGCTACTGCGGATCATCGAGGACAGGCACGGCGAGGACGAAGCCCTCGGGATGGCGTGCATGGTCGACGCCGTTCGCGAGTCCGGGACCGACGTGCTGGAGGACGCGAACCGCGACCTGGACGGGCGGCCCACGCCGACGGCGACCGAAGCGCTCGAGGACGCGAACGACGACCTGCCCGAGCCCGTCGCGGCCGAGGCGGTGGCCCAGTGACCGCCCGCACTATCCCCGATGTCGAAACCTTGCACCAGGCCGCAGCCGAGATCCGCGACGACGTGAACGTCGCCACCCGCAGCGTTCGCCCGTTCCTGATCGCCGTCGCCGACTTCCTCCAGGAGTCCGGCGATGACCTTGCCGAGGCCGCTGGGAACTACGAGTGGTGCAACGGCAACACCATCCGCGCTGCGCTGATCATCGCGCGGGCCTACCTCGGCGAGGCGGTGTCCGGTGCCTGAGTCTCCCGCCGCCCTCGAAGTCGAACTCCGTACCGCCCTGGCCGACGTGATCGGCACGGTGCCCATTGTGTTCGCCGAGACCAACGCTGGCCGGACCCGCTACATCGTCGACATGAGCGAGACGCAGACGGCCGCGCTGCTCGCGAAGCTGTACCACCGGCCGGGAAGGGCGGGTACGCGATGACCGAGTCTCCCGCCGCTCTGCTGCGCCGCGCCGCCGAGAAGATGCAGGCCGATGCCAAGCAGTACCGCCCGGGCGGCCAGGACGAACAGTTGCGGCTCACTGTCGCCGACTGGCTGAACATGGAGATCGCGATGCTGCCCTACGCCACGGGCGACACGGCCAGCGCGATCCGGATCGCAAGCGCCTACCTCGGGGCGGACGCAGATGCCTGAGCCCACGATCGACGCTGCGGTCGAGCAGGTCGTCAAGAACAGCAGCGACCAGGACGCGCTCACCGCAGCCACGCGGGAACTCGCCGGGCTGCTCGGGTTCGACCTCGTGCCCAAGGCGCCAGCGCAGCTGAACGTCGGCGACCGCGTACGTGCCACCTCCGGCAAGTTCACAGGCGCCGTCGGGACCATCGCCGACATCGACCCCGAATACACCGCCGGGCCGGTCCTAACGCACCTCGACGCGGGCCAGTGCGGCCGTCCCTACCGGGTGGCGCACGGATTCCAGTTGGAGGAACTGGAGCACGAGAGCCACCCCGCCGACGGGCACGACGCCGAGATCGGAGGGCCGGCGTAATGACCCGCGCCCGGTCCGCCGCGGCGGACACCGACAGCCTCGACTGGTCCCACGCCCCAGTCCGAGACCCGCAGCCGTGCGTCCTGTGCGGACGGCCCGCGCTGCTCCGACACCCGAAGACGCTGAGGCCGTGTCACAAGACCTGCAGTGACGCCAAGGCCGCCGCCGACATCGAGCGCGCATCAGCCGGCTACACGGGAGCCGCCTGATGCGGAGGCCGCGAGATAGCCGACCGGCGATAGCGCCGGCACGAGACCCCACTACCCACGCACGGCACAGACAGGAACAAGGCATTGGCTATCAGCTTGGGATTGCGCTGGCAGATCCTCGAGCGCGAGGGGTTCCGCTGCTTGCTCTGCAAGGGCGCCGGCGTGCCGCTGCGCATCCGTTTCCTCAAGCCCGTCGCGTTCGGGGGCTTGGAGGAGGCTGGCAACCTCGGGGCGATCTGCGACATCTGTGGCGGCTTCGAGGCGGACGTTGTTCCGGCCGTGGGGGCGAAGTCCTGATGGCCGACCGCCGTACCTACGTCCGGATGCACGACGGACTGCCGGACTCGCCGAAGCTGCTCGGCATCGACGCCGACGGGATGACGATCGCCCTGTGCGGGTGGCTGTATGCATCGGGGATCTTCTATGCGTCCCGGGCGAAGTCTGACGGCCTGATCCCGGTCTCGAAGGTCTCGACCCTGACGACGATTCCCGAAGCAACCGTTGTAGCACTTGCTAAGCACTTGCTAGACGCTTGCTTGTGGCATGAGCGCGGCCATACGTGCACAACATGCTTGCAACCTCCCGCAAGAAACTATGTTGTGCACGACTACCTGGACCACAACCGTAGTCGTATGGAAATCGATGAACTCATCTCGAAGCGCATTGCGGCCGGTCAGCGCGGTGGCCAGGCGAAGGCCGCGAACCACAATAACGTAGCAAACGGGCTAGCAAGTGCTAGCGGTTTGCTTGTAGCAAAAGGCTACCCAGATACAGATACAACTACAGATAAGAAGAAGACTTCGTCTTCTTCTGGCGGCACGCGCCGCAACAAGAACGACCGGCCCGTCGCACCCCGCTTCGACGAGTTCTGGGCCGCCTACCCCCGGCGTGACGACAAGAAGCCCGCCGGCATCGCCTGGACGAAGGCCATCGAAGACGAGGGCGCCGACCCGCAAGCCCTCATCGACGGCGCCGCCCGCTACGCGAAAGAACGCAAGGGCCAGGACCGGCAGTTCACGAAGCTCGCCGGGACCTGGCTGAACAAGCGGTCCTGGGAGAACGAGGCGGCCCCGCTGTTCAACGCCAGCGCGAACGGCCACCAGCCCTACCTCGAAGGACCCGAGGGCTACCAGTTCGGCACTGACTTCTTCGACGACGACCCCAGGGACATGCGATGACCGACACGAACACCGGGCCCGTCTCGGTCGGCGACCTGCTGGCCACCAACGGCTCCCGTCTCGCCGCCGCCCGTCAGGCGCTCGACGCCGGGCTGATCGAGATCGAGCCCGACGAGGACCGGCTCACCCCCGAACAGGCCGCAGCCGCCAACCGGGCCCGGGCCCTCGAATGGCACCAGGCGCACACTCCGCCGCTGTTCGCCAAGGCACGGGCCAGCCACCCGCACGTGATCGAGTGGGCGCGCCGGTACGTCACCAGGACGCTCGGGCCCCGCCACTCGCTGCTGCTGCTCGGCGGCGTGGGAGCGGGCAAGACCCACCAGTCGTTCGGCGCGCTGCACGCCATCGCCGACTCCGGGCACCCGCCCGTCGCCTGGTACGCGACGACGGCCGCGGACCTGTACGCGCTGATGCGCCCGGGCGGCTCGGACGACGCCGAGGGCGAGTTCGGGCGCATGGCCGACGCGGACCTGCTGCTGCTCGACGACCTCGGCGCGAGCAAGGACACGATCTTCGTGGAGGACACGACCCTGCGGCTGATCAACCGCCGCTACGTCAACCAACTCCCCACGATCATCACGGCGAACGTGCCGCCGAAAGACCTGCGCGCCAAGCTCGGCGACCGCACCGCGTCCCGGTTCGCCGAGATCTGCATCGCTGTCGAGATGGCCGACGCGGACCACCGGAGGGCTCGATGACCGCCCTCTACGACGCCCCGCCCGTCGAGGTCTACGCCGACGCGTACAGCGAGCCGCACGAGCAATCCGGCGCGCGATGGGACCTCATGGCCGAGCGGTACACCCTCGGCGCGATGATCGTCGCCCCGGCCGACGGCCAGATCTTCGACGACATCGTCCGGGTCGTGAAGCCCGAGATGCTCTACCGCCCGGCGCACCAGGAGATCGCCCGCGAGATCATCGCGATGCGCGAGGAACGCCAGCCCGTCGACCCGGCGTCGCTCACCGCGCGGTTCATGGCGTCGCGCCGGCTGACGGCGATCGGCAACGCCGGCTACCTGATGGACCTGGTCACGGACTGCCCGGGCGCCATCCACGGCCCGCACCACGCCGAGGCCGTGCGCGACTTCTGGCTGATGCGGCTCATGGAGTCCGTCGGCGTCCGGATGGCGCAGATGGGCCGCAGCCCCGCCACCGACCGGGACCTGATCCCCGAGCTCTACGACACCGCGATCAGGGAACTCGAGACCGCCCGCAACCAGGTCCCCGGCAACACGCGGACGTACAGCGGCGACCTGCTGGCGCACGCGATGGACCTCATCGAGAACCCCGAGCAGATCGTCGCGATCCCCACCGGCTACCGCGACCTCGACGACGGGATCTACATGGGCCACCGGCCCGGCGACCTGATCATCATCGGGGCCAGGCCGTCGACCGGGAAGACCCTCGTCGGACTCGACCTCGCCCGACACGCCGCGATCAAGCGGGGCGTCCCCACGCTGTTCGCGTCCATCGAGATGAGCACCCAGGCCATCATGAACCGGCTCATCGCCGCCGAAGCCCGGGTCAACCTCAACCGCATCCGGACCGGCGCGTGCACCGACGAGGACTGGGCGCGCATCGCCGCCCGCGTCCAGGACATCACCGACGCGCCCCTGTGCATCGACCACACGCCCAACATGACGATCGCCGAACTCGACCAGGCCGCCCGCGACGTCCAGCGCGAGCGCGGACTCGGCCTGATCGTCATCGACTACCTGCAGAAGATGACCCCGCCCAAGGCCGACACCGAGCACGCGGCGATCGGCCGGCTCGCCGAGCGCGTCAAGGACCTCGGCGAGAAGTACGACGTGCCGGTCATCGCGCTCGCCCAGCTCAACCGGGGCCCGGAGCAGCGGCGTGACCGCAAGCCGCTGCCGTCGGATCTGGGCGGCTCCAACAAGATCGAGGCGCACGCCGACACGATCATGCTGCTGCACCGGGAAGCGCAGTTCGACAGGGAGTCCAAGCGTGCCGGCGAGATCGACATCCTGCTGTGCAAGCAGCGCGACGGGGCTACGGGCGAGGTGACGCTCTCGTTCCAGGGCCACTACTCCCGCTGTCAGTCCATGGCTACCGAGTGGGCGCCCGGCGGTGTGCTCGCCGACGGCGTGCGCCACTGACTCGAGCAAGTGCCCGCCGACCTCGGCAACCGCAGCATCTAATCCACAGCCTATTGATATCGAAGGAGTTCCGATGCCTGGTCAGAGCAATTCGAGGCCCGGTCTGTTGCGGCGCGTGTTCAGGCGCCGCGCCGATTCGGCCGGCCTGCCGCGGGTCGAGGCGGTGCCGCTGCCGGTGCCGTGCCCGTGCGGCGAGGAGCACGAGGTGCCGCCGGTGGTCGCGGCGGTCATCGCCTCGGCGCGCAGGGCCGCGTTCCCCGGCGCGGAGGTGGCCGGCCGGGAGTGGGTGGTGGCGTTCGCGGACGCGGTGAAAACCGGCGACGTGATCAACATTCCGCGCAGCGAGGTCGCGGGGTTCGCGCTGCGGGTCCTGGAGGTGCGGGTGCACGAGGAGGCGGAGGCGGTGACGTTCCTCGCGGTGGACGTCGCGGACGCGTCGGTGCCGTTCTCGCCGTCGCTGTCGGTGCACACGGGTGTGCGGATCGCGGTGTCGGCGCCGGACTCGCTCGCGGATCTGGCCGGGGGTGCGTCGTGACTGCCACTGGAACCCTGGAAGCCCTACGAGCCCCGCTGAGGCCCTCGGGGGCGTTCCGCGACGCACGACCGGCAGTCAGCCCCGCGCGCCCGCTGGTGGCCCCCGCGCGCCCCGGGATGCGCCCGCCACGGCCCGAGGCCGCCACGCGGATCGCACCCGCACCGTCCCGGCCGCTTCCGTCGGCCGCCCAACTACGGGTTCTCGACCACCTCGCCGATGGCTACACGCGGGCCCAGACGGCTGCCCGGTTGTACATCTCACCGAACACGGTCATGGCGCACCTGTCCCGGGCCGGCCGGAAGATCGGATGCCCGACGCAGTCCGGGATGGTCGGCTACGCGTACCGCAACGGCCTGTTCCGCCGCAGCGCCGGTCCCGCCGTGAGGTTGACGGCGCGTCGCACGCAGGTCGTGTGGTTGGTTGCGAACGGCGCGTCGAACCAGGCGATCGCCGACGAACTGGCGGTGGACATCGAGACGGTCAAGACGCATGTGCGGCTCGCGATGCGGGACCTGGGTGCGAAGTCGAGGCCGAACCTGGTGCGGCGTGCGGTGGACGCGGGTGCGCTGCCGCCGGCGTGGTGGGGCGGTGCGGCGTGACCGCCCGCACGTCCACGCCGAAGCCGGACCCGCTCGGCTCGCTCACGCCCCGCCAGCTCGAGGTGCTCGACCTGGCCGCCGACGGGCTGACGAACGCGGAGATCGGCGCGAGGCTCGGGATCTCCGCGCTGACGGTGAAGCAGACGCTCACGGGCGCCGCGAAGCGCCTGGGCACGGGCAGCCGGGCCGGGATGGTCGGGGTGGCCTACCGGTGGGGGCTGCTGGCGCCGGTACCGCTGCCCGCGGGGGTCAGGCTGCCGGATGTGCCCGTCGGGGCGTGGGCGGTACTGCCGTTGATCGCGCGGGGCCTGGAGTCCAAGGACATCGCGAAAGAACTCGGGGTCACGTCGGCCTCGGCCGAGAAGCGGGCCAAGGTGCTGATGGCCGAGTTCGGGGTGGGTTCGCGGGCGCACCTGGTGCGAGTGGCGGTGGATGCGGGCGCGTTGACGCCGTCGGGGTCGCTCGCGCCGGGTACGGCCCGGTCGCAGGACGTGCTGCCGCCGCGTAACGCGCAGGCGCTCGCGATGGTCGCGCAGGGGATGTCGGATGCGGCGGTGGGCCGGGTCCTGGGCGTTTCGGAGCAGTCTGCGGGCAATCTCGTGCGGGGCGCGGTGGTGAAGCTGCGGGCCGCGAACCGGGCCCATGCGGTGTTTATCGCGTGCGGGCTGGGGCTGCTGCGCGCGGAGCGGTCGGGGGGCCGGTCGTGAAGACGGCGAACCCGGAGCTGTCGGAGCGTGAGGTGGGTGTGCTGCGGCTGGTTGCGCGCGGGCTGTCGAACGGCAAGATCGGGGCGCGGCTGGGGCTGGCGGAGACCACGGTCAAGACACACGTGCGTCGGATCTTGAAGAAGCTCGGCGTGTCGGACCGGACGCACGCGGTGGCGCTCGGGTACGAGACGGGGCTTCTCGCGTCGCCCGCGGTGGCCGCGATCAGGGCGGCGCGTCCGCTGCTACTCGGGATCCCGCAGTGCCGGCGCCACCCGGTGGCCGCGCCGCTTCCCGTCCAGTGCCCGGAGTGCGCGCGGTGGACGGCGGCCCGCCAGGTCGTGGCGGATCTCGACGCGGCGCTCGCCGGTGTCGCCCCGGCCGGCCGCGCGACGCCGGTTCCCGTTCGCCCGCCCGCCCCGTCGCGGGCCGCGAACCCCGATTCGAACCCGAGGAGTTCCCCTTGAGCACGACCACTGAGGCCGTCCCGCCGGCGGCGATGAATCGCAAGACCCTGGCCGACCGCCTCGCCTACCTGCTGGCGGAGTTCAGGAAGGTCGCGGAGTCCGGCGTCGTGACGCCGCTGCTCGCGCAGGTGGCGGCGCAGCACCTGGAGCGCGCGGTGGCCGAGGCCGCCGTGCTGGTAGCCGAGGTCGAGATCCTGCGCGCGCAGGCCGCGGACCGCGAGCGGGCCCGGGGCGCGTTGCAGCAGATGGACCGGGACCTGACCGCCATCGCCGCTGCCGCGCCGGGGCAGTCCGCGCAGTGGGCCGTCGGCCGGATGCGGGCCGCGCTGAACCGGGTCGCCGCGTGATCCGCCGTCTGCTGGCCCGCGCCCGGTGCGCGGTGACGACGCACGTCTGGCCGGCGTGGGACCCGTGGAAGTTCACGGTCCGGGCCCGGCATGTGCATCGGCGTCGCTGTGTGCGGTGCGGCGCGCGGGGGGTGGCCGTCGATGGCTGAGCTCACCGACGCCGCGCTGGTCGCCGAATTCCCTGACGTCATCGCCGCCCTGGGTGACGCGGCTGCCGAGCTTCACGCCGCGATCGACCCGGCGGACGGCGGCCGGATCTGGTCGCTCGTCCTGGCCGGCCAATCCTCCGTCCCTCTTCGGCCCCGATCGGAGCCTTCATCGTGATCAGCCCTCAGGTTCCGGACGACCGGATCATCGCGTCGCAGATGCTCGACCGCGATCGCGTGGCCGACACGATCCAGCGCGGCGTCCGGCTCGAGATCGACCCGGTGTACGCGAAGGCCGCACTGCGCGGGATGCCCGTCGAGCTCACGACGCAGCAGGCCTTGGATGTCGCAGACGTCGCGCTCGAGGCGCTCGCCAAGACGCAGCCGGGCGCGAAGTCCTGGCTGATCGACGCGAACAAGGGACTGCGGGAGCGCGGCCATGCCGACACCCTCCACTGGAAGGCGCTGCTCGCCCGGCAGCGGCGCACGACGGACACCTGGCGCGCCGCCGCGGTCAACGGCTGGGTATGGATGATCGCGTGGGGCGGCTTGTGGCAGTGGCACTGGTCGCGGTGGATCGTCGCGTCGGTTTTGGTGTCGGGGATGGCCGTGGGGTTCGGGCTGCGTTCGTGGCTGCTGCGCCGCGACCAGCGGAAGGCGGCCGGGCGGTGACCGCCCGCATTCTCGTGACCGGCAGCCGCGCCTGGACCGACTACGACGTGATCCGGGACGCGATCGAGAAGGCCGCGGCCGATCTCGGCGGGGACGCGGTTGTCGTGCACGGCAACGCGCAGGGTGCGGACCGGCTCGCTGACCGTGCTGCCCGCGCGCTCGGTTTGCGGACGGAGCCGCGCTCTGCACGGTGGCGGACCGAGGGGCGCGCGGCCGGGCCGCTCCGCAATCAGCGGATGGTCGACCTCGGCGCGGACGTCTGCCTGGCGTTCCCGCTCGGCGAGTCCCGTGGTACCCGTGACGCGATCACGCGTGCTGAGGCCGCTGGAATCCCGGTCCGCGTGTATGGGCGGGACGGTGCCGCGTGAGCATCCCCGATTTCTGCCTCGCGTGCGGCCGTCGCCTCGCCGGCCAGGACCCGTACGTGGCCGACCGCAACCGGGCCCGGCATGCGGCACCTGACCGGCCGCGCGTGTACCCGGCTGTCGTGGCCGGCGTCCTGTGGTGGGCCGCGGTCGTGGTCGTCGCGGCCGGGTTGGTTGCTGCTGCCGCGTGGGCGGTGGGCTGATGCCGCGCCGCGCCCTGGAGCCGCCGTGCCCGAACGAGGCCTCCCATACCGACGTCCGTGGACACGACGAAGCGGCGCGCATGTGGCGAACCCACGAGCAGTCACAGTGCCCGGACTGCAAGCTGTACGTGATCTGGACGCCGCTGCCCGCCGGGTCGCCCGCAATCTGCTGGTCGTGCAACGAACGCAACGTCGACCCGGCAACGCTCGGCGAGGACGACGGCATCCCGGACGAGCCGCTGTGCACGGACTGCATCGCGAAGGAAGCGGCGTGGCTCGCGGCGCAGCGGCAGGCCCGGCTCGACGCACGCTGGAACGAGGCGACGTGACCCGCCGCCGGAGGACGTCGTTCGGGCTGCGCTGCTGGCAGGGCATTGCCGCGCCCGCAGCGCTTGCGGCAGTCGCGATCGGGCTGCACTGGCTCGCCACGCTCGTCGTGCGGGGGTGGTGACGTGGGGTCAGTGCGGGATCTGCGATTCGGTCAGGTACTCCTCGTCCAGAGCAACGGCGACGAGCAGGTAAGGCCGTTCGTCGGCGGCCACCCCGGCAGCGACGCGCTGCGCCCATCCGTCCGGTGCGGCTTCCTCGGCCTTGGCGGCCAGGCGTCTGATGGTTTGGGCGTTCAGCGATCGGATGTCGGCGCGGATCTCGGCGTCAGGTTCGGACGGTTGCAGCCCGAGACCGGCAGCTTCGAGTCGTTCCGCTGCGGTCATGGCGTTGTACCGCTCGAGGAAGCGCGTGATCACGTTGGTGATGGTGGTGCCGTCGCCCTTGGCGTGATCGAGCGCTGGCACCCATACCTCGTCCTTGACGCGCAGGTTGCGGACTGGGGTGACTCCGGTCGCGGGTCGCGGCATGCGATCAGTGTCGCACGTGTACTTACGAGTTTCCAAGATTCTTTCTCCCTTCGGCTTGAATCTGTACTTACACTTACTCTAAGCTGTAAGTACAGAAACGGCAACGCCGCAAGGGAGCCCGAGATGACCGTCATCGCGATCCACCGTCCCGCCCGAACCACCGGCATCCTCGAGCCCCTCACCGGCCGCGTCACCGCCTGGCGCCAGCGCCGCACCGAGGCCCGCATGGCCCGCCAGGTCGCCGCCGCGAACACCGGCATCATCACCGTCCGCGAGTTCCTCGCCCGCCTCGGCGCCGACGACGCCACAATCCGCGCCGTCGAGTCGCAGTTCGGCAAGAAGGTCGCCAAGGCGTACCGCGAGACCACCGGCCACGACCCGGTCAAGTCCGGCCAGGCGATCGTGCGCGGCGAGATCTACGCCGTGTACGGCTACGGCTGGAACCGCCTCGACCTGTTCACCCGCGTCGCCGCCAACACCCCCGCTGTCGCCGCCCTGATCGGAGCTTGAGATGGCCGCCCAATCCGCCTATCGACTCGGTCAGCACGTCCGCTGTGGCGCGCGCATCGTCGAGGTGTGCGACTACTCGCCCCGCTACGGCGGCAGCTACACCCTCCGGGGCGTGTGGCCGCCGGATTGCGCGGGCGGCCAGCAGAGGCCGCTCCCGCCGCCACCGGCCCCGCCGCCGGCTGACCGCCACACCACACCAGGAGCGACATGAACGACCCCATCCGGACCGCACGGCTCGCCGAGATCCGCGAAGCCGACCGGCGCGACTACGCCGACGGCCAGATCATCCGCAGGCGACCACGATCCGCCATCGCACAGCGCCGCGAACTGCTCGCCGAGGTCGACCGGCTCACCGCCGAACTCGCCGATGTTGAGCTCCGTGCCATGGCAGAGCCCGATGGTCTGCTGCGCGCCATCGCTCGCAGCACCGAAGAACGCGACGAGGCACGTGCGTTCGCTCGCCGCTTCCGTGCCATGACCCTCGACGGGTTCGACAACCCCACCAGCGCCGCCCGCCAACTCGGCCTCAGGCTGGACGACCTGCCCCCGTGGTTCGCCACCCCGCCGCTGGGGGCCGCCGCGCCGACCACCGCGTCAGACGACGTCGCCTCGGTCGACGACCTCCCCGGCATGTGGGACCAGTCGGACCTCACCGGCGGCGAGACGGACGCGGTCGCACAGGACCGTGCCGCCGACCCGACCGCCGCGGGGGACCCGGCATGACACGCGACGCCAAGCTCGATCCCGTCTACGTGGCCAACCTGACCGAACTGCGCGGCGACGTGGTCCACGGGCTTAAGACCGACGGCACGTTCGCCACGGTCCGGATCCCCGCGCTCGACAACGTGCTGCGCGTCGTCGACGAACTGCTGCAAGCGCTCGCCGACACGCGCGACGAGAACCAGCGGCTGTTCGTCGACTACAGCACCGAGAAGAGCCGCCGCGAACTGATGGAGGACGCGTTCAACGAGACGCGTACCGCCCGCGACCGGCTCCGGACCGAGCTCGCCGACACGCGACAGCAGCTCGACGAGGCCACGGCGAAGCTCACCGCCGCGCTCCGCACCGTCGCCACAGCCGACCAGCTAGCCCTGACCAGCACGCACCTGCAGAACGAGCTCACCGGTGTGCGGGAGCGCTACGAGTGGATGCTCCGCGACCGCGACCGCTGGCGCGAGGAATACCTGCGTGCCGCCGGGCCGACGCGACCACGCCCCGACGCCACCCTGGCCGCCGACATGTGCCCGCGATGCAAGGGCGACAACGAGGAGGCGTGGGCGCTCTGCCAGTCGTGCGCGGAGACGAAGCAACAGGGCCACGACACCACCACCAGCGAACAGGACTGACCATGGGCGACACCAACCGCTACTCCGGCGCCATCACCATCACGCCGCCGCTCACCGGCGCCGAGATCCGCAAGGCCCCGGACTCCGTGCTCGATGACGTCCGGCTCAAGGTGCGCGAGACCGCGACTCCGACCGACGACGGCGAGATCGTCGTGCGTACCGCCGACGCGATCGTGCCGACCTGCGATGGGCGCAGCGGGCGAAGCTTCGCCGAGGATCTGCAACTGCTCGTGGATCACCTGCTCATCGAGTCCCCGGGCCGCGTGTTCGCCGGCTACATCGAGGTGGAGTGGGATCCGGGCTATGGGCTGACCCCGCCGTCCCGGTATGTGGTGCGTGACGGGCGCGTGGTCGAGGTCAAGGCGCAGATCGTGTGGCCGGATGAGGGCGGCGATCGCGATTAACTCCTACTTCCACGCCAAGTCGGCCACCCGAAAGTGGGGCGGCACGATCGACGATTTCCTTGCCATCGAGGAGTTCATCGACAGCTCCAAGATGGTGATCGGCGACGTGCGGCACCGCTCGCTCTACCACCACACGCTCGGCGTGTTCCTGTGCGAACGGATCTTCGGCAAGACCATCGCCGTGGGCCGCAAGCAGATCCCGGTCCGCCTGATCGCCGAACGACACATCCTTGAAGATCTCGGCTGGCTCCCCTCGCCGGCCGACTACATCGACGGGATGCCGATCAAAACGTGGATGTCTGGCGCTCAGCGCAAGGACGTCCCGCTCTCTCACCTTCTTCTCACTGCATCGGAGACCACGCAATGACCATGACGTTCCTCGGCATTCCCGTCGAAGGCGACATCACCCTGGCCGACAAGCGCACCCCGCAGCGTCCGCTGGAGGAACTCGCGCCGCTCATGCAGGCGGTGTTGGACGACGACGGGATCGCCGCGTTCGGCTGGCGCCAGTACACGCCGTACTTCAACGACGGCGACGCCTGCATCTTCGGCACCAGCGGCGTCTGGGTGCGCACCGTGGATGACACCTGCGAGGACGGGGACACGTACGGACTTGAGGTGTCGCGGACGCATCCGTCGCTCGGCAACGAGCGGTGGAACGGTACTGCGGGCCGCTGGGAGACGTACGTGAACGAGCGCAACGACGCGGCCCGGTACGACCGGTGCGAGGCGCTGTCCTCCGCGATCGAAGGCGGCGCGTCGACGACGTGCTCCTGGAGGCGTTCGGCGACCACGCCGAGATCACCGTCAGGCGCGACGGGATCTCGGTCGCCACGTACGAGCACGGGTGACATCCCGCAACGCTGCGGCGCGCCCGCTGATCAGGTGGGCGCGTTCGCTCGGCTGCGAGGTGACGCGGACGCGCAAGCAGCACTGGCAGATCGCCTATCAGGGCCGCGTCATCTGCGTGGTGTCTGGCACGCCGTCGAGGCCGAGTTCGATGAAGAACGCTAAGGCGCAGATCAGCCGAGGCGTCAACAAACTGACAGAGAAGGAGGCCTGACCATGGCCGGAGAGACGCTCGTAACGATCATCGGGACGCTGGTGGCGGACCCGGAGTTGAGGTGGACGCAGAGCGGCGTGGCGGTCGCCAGCTTCCGGATCGCTTCGACGCCACGCAACTACAACAAGGACACCAGCAAGTTCGAGGACGGTGAAAGCCTCTTCATGTCGTGCTCGGTCTGGCGGCAGTACGCGGAGAACGTGGCCGAGTCGCTGACCAAGGGCATGCAGGTGATGGTGCAGGGCCGGCTGAAGCAGCGGTCGTACGAGAAGGACGGCCAGCAGCGCACGGTGATCGAGCTCGACGTGGAGGACGTGGGCCCGACGCTGCGGTTCGCGACGGCGAAGGTCACCAAGTCGCAGCGTGGCGGTGGGAACGGCGGCGGCTCGAGCAACTCGGCCGGTTCCGGTGGCGACTGGGGTTCGGGCTCCGGTGGCGTGCAGCGGTCCGGCGGCCAGCAGCCCCGGGCGACAGAGGCTGACCCGTGGGCGACCGGCGGCGGCTACTCGGATCAGCCTCCGTTCTGATCAGACGTTTCCGCCCGGCCGGGGCCTGCGGGCTCCGGCCATCCCGAAGGAGATCCATGGACACCGCACCAAGCCTGCCCGACGATGTCCGCGAGTTCATCGAGAAGATCCCCGGCCGATTCGGCTGGTCCTTCCCACGCGATCAGCGGACGTACGAGGTTGTCGCTGCCCAGATGCTCGAGCGCGGCGTCTCGACCGAAATGCTCTTCGCTTGGCTCGGGGCGCTCTACCTTGCCGCGACGAACGAACGCAGAGGCTGACGATGAACGACACCACTATCTACGCCGAGCGGCGCATCCGCACCCTGCTCGCCCGGCTCGACCCCGGCACGTACAACCTCGGCGATGAGATCGCGTACGACAAGGCGTTCCGGTCCGAGGAGTGGCCGCGCAACTCCTACGCCCTCAGCCGGCCCGACATGGAGGCGGTGCTCGCGCTGCTCGACCATGCCCGGTCGCTGCGCCTGGCGTCCCCCTACATGGCCGTCGATCCGGCCGTGCACACCCCGGAGCGTGTCGCCGCGTACCTGACGGCGCGCGGCTGGCGGCAGCGGGAGGCGGAGCCGGGGTTCTGGGACCTCGGCGGCCTGGAGACCGTGCTCGTGCACCGCGTGGCCACGGCGTCCGACTACGCGGGCCGTACGGGGCTGCTGGCGTCGGATCTCGCGTCGATCTACAAGACCGGCGAGCTGCAGATCCTCGCGGACATCGCGGAGGCTGGCAATGGCTGACGCCGTGGATGCCGCCCTGGATCGTCTCAACCGCGGCCTGGCCGAGGCCGGGATGCCGACCGCGACACTCACCGTCACGGGCCGGGTGCTGTTCGGCCGACCTGAGGCGGTGGTGCGGCTCGTACATACAGACGACCCCGACACGGCGTACGGGGAGATCCGGATCCCGCTCTCGATCATGCAGGAGGCTGCTCATGCTTGAGGGCGCCCTGATCCTGCTCGTCGGCATCGTCGTCGGCCGGTTCATGCCGGGCCGGCGGCGCAAGCCGAAACCGCCCGCGCCGGTCAAGCCGATCTGCGGCTGCGGACACCATCGCAGCTTCCACGAGAACGGCGGCGCCTGCAAAGAACGGGTGTACGTCGGCTACATCGAGGGCCATAAGCCGTGCACGTGCCGTCACTACGTCGGGCCTGAGCCGATGACCGAGCTGTACGCCCCCGAGATCGCGAGCTGAAGGAGACTCATGCCGTTCATTCACAACCGCACGCGGAAAGCCATCAAGCGCGACTACGAGGACGCCGCGCACGCGTTCGCGCTCTCCCCCATCCTGCTCGCCGCCCTGTTCCTCGTCGCGGCCCTGATCGCGGTCGGGATCTGGCTGTGGACCGCGTCGTCCGGCGCCCGCGGCAACGCGTCGGTGACCCGGCAGCACAACTCCGGGCAGAACCAGGTCGCGCAGAACACGAAGCTGCTCGGCGACCAGGCCACCGTGCTCTCCGACCAGCAGAAGATCCAGTCCCTGGCCGGGGGTGTCGTGACCGAGCAGGACCGCATGGACCTGTCCGGGCTCGAGCTCAACTGCCAGTCCGACGTCGCCGCGTACAACGCCGACGTCCGCAACATCCTCGCCTCGGGCTACCTGCCCGCCGGCCTGCCCTCGTCGTACCCGGCGGCGGCGTGCGACGCCCCCACCTCGAAGTAGGAGAGTCATGAAGAACCTCAAGTCCAGCCACCTGCGGCGTGTCCGTGTCGGCATCTCCAGCGGCGTCCTGGTCGTCGTGGCGGGCCTCGCGCTCGCCGCGTGCACCGGGAGCAGCGGCGGCTCGCAGTCCGCGGTCAACGCGTCCGACACGACGGCGCAGCAGGAGTACAACGAGTTCACTGCGGCGGTCCCGTACCCGTACGCGAACGCGGCGCCGTCGAACCCGCTGGAGCGGGAGAACCTGGCGAAGCGGCTCAAGGCCTATGACAGCTCCGGCGACACGAACTACATGTACATCATGACCTTCAGCGGCCAGGTGATCGGCTACTACGTCATCGACGGCAAGGTGTCGTCCACCGGCTCCGAGATGACGTCCACGCAGCAGGTCACGAACTGCGGCACCGGGAACAACGGCGGCGGCGGCGGTTGCTCCGTCACCGACGCGATCGGCGACGACGGGTCGTACGGCCCGGAGGAGGGCGGTTCGTTCGGCGTGTTCGCATTCACCTCGACTGGCGCTTTGATCGAAACCGACAGCCCGTTCCTCGTTTCCTCGCAGCCGATTGCCCTCTACGCCAAGGTTCCCCAACTCGACGCACCGGCCAATTAGCTTCGGGATTGGATTGACGATGCCAGCGCACAGAACACTCAGCGCCGAGGCCGGACAGCGGTTCGGCCGGGGCACTGTCATCGACGCCGAGGTTGGTGTCGGCCGGTTGGGCCGACACCGCGGCGCCCGCCTCCGATGCGATTGCGGGAACGAATACACCGCAGCAATCAAGTATCTGCACAACGGCGACACCCAGTCGTGTGGTTGCCTGCGCATGGAGTTGTGCGCCGTCAAGGTCGAGGCCGGCGACGCCTACGAGCGCCTTACCTTCACGGGCAGTGCACACTACGAGAGGCGGTTCTGGGTTCTCGAGTGCACCTGCACCTGTGGGCGCAGCGTTGCCGTGCGGTCCGACCGGTGGGGCGTCACCAGCCGATGCTTTCTCTGCCTCGTGGCCTTTCGGTCTGCAAGGAACACGACGCACGGGCTCTCTCAAACCGGGGCCTACTCGTCGTGGTGGTCGATGATCGATCGCTGCACGAACCCGCGGGCCAGTGGCTGGGAGAACTATGGCGGACGCGGGATAGCCGTGTGCGACCGCTGGTTCGACGTCCGAAACTTCGTGGCCGACATGGGGTCGCGGCCCGAAGGCACGACGATCGACCGAATCGATAACGACAAGGGCTACTTTCCGGACAACTGCCGCTGGGCCACGCCTGCGCAGCAGGCCGCGAATCGGCGTGCGCCAAGGCGGAGCGGGATGTGTCGCAAGGGGCTGCATCCGATGATCCCAGAGAACCTCTATATCAACCCGACCTCCGGGGCAGCGACATGCAAGGCGTGCGCGAAGAAACGCGCGAGCGATCGGTACCTTCGGTTGAAGGAACGCTCGTCGGCGCCGGTCGAGCTCTACGCGAACGTTCCCCAGCTCGACGCACCGGCTTCAAAGTAGCGGCGCCTGAAAACGGTGCCGCCCCGGGCTGTCTGCGGACCGGGGCGGCGACCCGCGAGGAGTCAGCGGGTTCGGGGTGGCGGCCCGATCGGGGGAGTCCGGGCCGCCGGTTCCAGGGTAGCGAGTTCGCAGCGATTCCGACGCGAAACCGGGGATCTGCGGTACACCTATGGCGTGGAGAACGAGCTGTCGCCGGACCTCGCGTGGAGCCTCGCCTCGGCCTACCTTGATCGGAAGAGTATTCACACCGACCTCTGCCGGGCGACGGACGGATGCGGCGTCCCCACGCTGCTCACGGAACTTGTCGAGTTGCTCATCCCCGGGTTCGTCGAGTACGCGGAGCGGCACGGCCTCGAGGACAAGCCGTTCTGGGCGCCGGATCACCCGGAGGCGCTGGCGGGGCGTATGAAGGCCGGGACCGCGCCGTGAGCGTCTCCCCGGGCACGATCTGGCGCCCGACTGCGGGCCGGGCCGGCACGGTCGTGGTCCGCTCCGTGACGGGCACCGTGGCGACCGTGGTGCCGTGGCCTCAGCGGGGACGGCCGAAGCTGACGCCGCGCCGGGTGCCGCTCACCGCGAACGGCGCCGGGCTCGTCGGGTACACGGCGACCGGGCAGCGCGGGTAACGCCCAAACGATTCGCACGTTGAGCCACGGATCGGCTACCGTGGCGTCAGGCCCGGGTGCGAATGGGATCGGCTACTTCTTTCTTGCAGAAATCACGCCGAACCCGACTCCGATCTCCGGGCCGCAAGTTTGACCTCGCTGGGTGTGCAGGCAACGGTTCCTTCCTCCTGTTAAGAGGCTGATGTCGGTTCGAGTCCGGCCCAGACCTTCGGGTCCGGTAGCTCAATGGCAGAGCAGCTGTGCACCGTGGCCGTCTTGATCTCCGGCGGGGTCACTAGAGTTCGACAACTGAATACCGCACCTCCCGGTGCGATGACCGCCGTTACTTCGGTTCAGAGCTCTCCCATGGAGGGCTGCGGTTTCAACACCGCTACACGGCAGTCGCCCTTGATCTCGGGAGGGACTGCATCGGGTCGCGCCCGGTGTGCAGGTAACGGGTACTTCCCTTTGGAGGACGTGGTCGCGGGTTCGAGTCCCGCTCGGCTGCCTACGTGCGGCCGGTAGCTCAGCGGATAGAGCGCGTATGTTCCCCGTCGCCGTCTTGATCTCGGGCGCGACCGCTTGCCGCTCCTCCTTCCTTCTCGTGGGAGTTGAGCATGTCGAAGTTCAACCGCCCGGCCGTGAAGCCGGCCGTGCACTCGCCGATCGCCTCGCAGCGCACTCCGTCCGGTCTCACGTTCGAGGGCGCGCCGGGCTATGCGCGGGACGCCAAGTCGGAGCTGTTCCTGCTCGCGGTGTCGAACATGGTGGGCGAGAAGACGTTCTACGAGTCCGCCGACGCCCGCGACACCCGCTTCGAGAACCTCGTGCGGCAGGTCGCGGTCGAGAACCCGAACTGGTTCGGCCGGTTCGTGCCGTGGCTGCGTTCCGAGGCGAACATGCGTACCGCGTCCCTCGTGGCTGCCGCGGAAGGCGTGAAGGCGCGTCTGGAGGCGGGCTGGGAGCCCGTGACGGACCGGCTTGTGCCGCAAGTCTTGACGAACCGGCAGACGATCGATGCCGCATGCCAGCGCCCGGACGAGCCAGGCGAGCTGCTCGCCTACTGGACGTCGCGCTACGGCCGTGCGATCCCGAAGCCCGTGAAGCGCGGCGTCGCCGACGCCGCCGCGCGCCTGTACTCGGAGCGGTCGCTCCTGAAGTACGACACGGCGTCGAAGGGCTACCGGTTCGGTGACGTCATCGACCTCGTGCACCCGACCCCGGCCGACGAGAAGGCGCGCTGGCAGGGCGACCTGTTCAAGCACGCGCTCGACCGGCGTCACAACCGCGACAACCCGATCCCCGACGCCCTCGGCATGCTCCACCGGCACGCCCAGATCATGGCGATGCCGGTCGGCGAGCGGCGCGGCTACCTGAAGGCGCTCACGGGCTCCGGGACGGACGCGCCGGGCAACGTCCTGGCGGAGACTGGGATCACATGGGAGGCGCTCGCAGGCTGGCTCCAGGGCCCGATGGACGCCGGCGCGTGGGAGGCGGTCATCCCGGCGATGGGCTACATGGCGCTGCTGCGGAACCTCCGGAACTTCGACGAGGCCGGGGTGTCCGACAAGGTCGCCGCGACCGTGGCCGCGAAGCTCGCCGACCCGGCGGAGGTGGCGCGCTCGCGGCAGTTCCCGTTCCGGTACCTCTCGGCGTACCGGGCGGCCCCGTCGCTGCGCTGGTCCTACCCGCTGGAGCAGGCGCTCGGCCATTCGCTCGCGAACATCCCGCAGCTGCCCGGCCGGACCCTGATCCTCGTGGACACCTCCACGAGCATGCACGCGGGCTTCTCCAAGGACGGCACGCTCATGCGGTGGGACGCGGCGGCGCTGTTCGGGATCGCGCTCGGCCAGCGGTGCGCGTCGGCGGACGTGGTGTCGTTCTCCTCGGCGCAGTACTACTACCACGACGCTCCGGGCGCGAAGACGAAGGCGTACCCGCTGCGGGCCGGGGAGTCGCTCCTGAAGTCGCTGGAGCGGTGGACCGGAGACGGCTACTTCCTCGGCGGCGGCACGGACACGGCGGGCGCACTGCGGCAGGAGTTCAAGGGCCATGACCGGGTCGTCATCGTCACCGACGAGCAGGCGGCGCAGGACGGCACTGAGGTGACGCGGTGTATCCCGGAGTCGGTGCCGATGTACACCTGGAACCTCGCGGGGTACCAGTATGGGCACGCGCCGTCGGGTGGCCGGAATCGCCATGCGTTCGGTGGGCTGACGGATCAGGCTTTCCGCATGGTGCCTCTGCTCGAGTCCGGCAAGGACGGTACCTGGCCGTTCTAGGCCTCGCGCACACGGCCCCGCCAGCTTGGCGGGGCCGTTCTTCTTTGCGTGCTTTCCCGGCCTTCGACGCCTACGACTCGCGTTCGGGCGTGTCGAGGAGCTCGCGGATCCGGGCGACCTTCTGGGCGGCGGTCATCTGCTCGGTCTGGCCTTCCAGCAGACCCTTGAGCGCTGCGGCGACGTCGTTCTTGTCGGGGTTGAGTACGGCGTCGATGACTCGGGTGAGGCTGCTGGTCGCGTTCTTGCGGTCGTAGACCCACACCTTCTGCCATTGGCGCGGTTCGGTGTTGGTGGCGGGGTCGAGGCGGTCGGCGGGGAAGAAGCCGAGCTTCTGCTTCTCGAGGTCACCCTTGATCTCTTCGAGCACCCAGCGGCCGAGTTTGGCGTAGCCGAGTTCGGTTCGGAGGTTGCCGAGGTCGACTTCGAGTAGGCCGCCGGCTTCGCGGCATTTTTCTGCGGTTGTCTTGGGCTTGGCGGGGGTGCTGCCGATGAGGGGCATGGGCTGACTCCGGATCTGTTGGGCCGTCAGATATCAAGATGTTAGATCCGGGTTGCATAAGTTGTCCATGCCGATCTCGATAGATCTACCGGGGGCGCACGGGACACTGGCACCATGACTGATCTGCCGCTCGTCTACGTCGTCTGCCAGGCCGAGTACGAGGCCAACGGCCCCGTCGCCGTGTTCACCACGCCCGAGTTCGCCGAGCAGCATGCCGCAAACCTGCGCGGCGGCTTCAGCGACTACCTCGTGGACGCGATGCCGCTGCTCGACCACGTGCCGGCTCGGGCGGAACTGCATCTGCGACAAGGTCTTCTGCGCCGTGACGGCACCGTCGAGGCCGAGCAGTCGTGGACCGTCGAGCAGTGGGACTACGACCTGCCTACCGAGCCTGTGGTGACGCTCCATGCGGGCCGGGACGACGCGACCCGCATCCACGTCGCTGCGGCGTCCCCGGAGGCTGCCGTGGCGGCGTTCTGGGGCGCGGTGGAGTCGCTGCAGGCGCTGGGCGTCTCGGCCGGCTGACGAGGAAGGCCCCTCCCGGTTCTACCGCGGGCGGGGTCTCCTCGCGCCTCGGGTGCATGCGATCCCGACACTTCCGGTTAATAGCGCCCGCAACCGGCGGAACTAGGCGTAGACCCGGCGGGACTCGAACCCGCGACCTGCCACTCAATCACGGGAGCTACTCGTGGCGGCCGCTCTGCCTGCTGAGCTACGGACCCACCGACGCGGCGACTGGGAAGGGATTCGAACCCTCGTTGCTCCGACGGGGGCCTTTGCCCGGTTGCCCGGGTCGGGGACACGATCCCCGCCGCTCGGAGTCGCCTAGGCCGCTAGCTGACCGGCCGCCTGACGCGTCGTTACGAGTCTAGCGAGCCATCATGCGCGCCGCTCCGAGTGCGTCTCCGATCAGGCGCCTGATGGCCTCAGCGCGCTTCACGCCGTTGGCCGCCGCCCACTCGTCAACCTCCGGCAGTAGGGCGCCGAGCCGGACCTTCACCTCGCCGCCGATCTCGGGACGCCCGGGGCCGACCTCATCGGGCATCTCGCCGAAGTATTCGGCGTACTCCTTGTCGTAGTGGTTAGTGGCGAGCCAATTCTTGACCTGGTCGTCCGACAGGAAGTAGTAGGAGTCCTCACCGAACTCGCTTGCCCGGACGTAGGTGAACTCATTGAGGACCCAGCGGCCGTTCGCGGTGCGCATGAGGTTCTGGTGCGGTCCGTAGTCTCGGGTATGGGCGTTCTCGCTGTCGCAGCAGGATGGGTTGGAGAGGTACACGGTGGTCTTGTCGTCGTCGAACCAGCCGATGAGCTTCTGGTGGCCGTTGTCGCTGGCGTAGACGTTGATCCGGGGCATGGGGGCCTCCAAGTAGACTGGAATATCCGACCCCGTTAATGTAGAACTGACGGGCGGTCAGCGTCAACAAGCGACCCCGTAAATCTGAGCGGACATGGCCCCGGCGGCTCCTGCAATCGGGGCCGTTCCGCGTCTACGCGTCAGCGGCCTGTATCCTTCCCGTTAGAGCTTCGGCTCGACGGACTCCCACCACACACAGGAGGCCGGGTTCTGGATGGGAGGCGGCACCGGGACGGCTTGACTGTCCCGCTCGACCGCCGGGGTTTCGCGCACGCATCGACCTGAACGCGCGGCCAGGACCGGCCAGCAGCGGCCCCGGACTTCGGCTCGGGGCCGCTTGCTTTGCCGCGTACAAGCCGCCTACGCCCCGTCCACGGCGTCCAGCGGGGCCGTCAGTCCTACTTCCAGCGACCCGCCCCGTCGGGCCGGATCGTGGCGTCGTCGATCTCGTCCAGGCTCAGTGCCTTGTAATGCAGCTTTGACCGGTCGAGGTGCAGTCGGTTCCATTCCAACTGGGCAGCCCATTCCCGCTCGGGCCAGCTGGCAGCGCCCTCGATCCGGATGTCGTAGCAGAACCCGTCGGCGTGGAAGTAGGTCAGGCGCCCGGCCATGCAGTGACTCTCGGGTAGAACCTCGGTTACACCCCAGTGTTTGATCCGCCACCCGTCCGGCCAGTGGAACGGTTCGGGGCGTGGCGCGGCATCCCGTTCGTGACGTGCGATCGTGTGCCAGTGCATCAGGCGCCCTCGACCTTCCACCCGGGTTGGTAATCAGGGTGCGTGGCGTCCAGCGCGGCGAGACGGCGCTGCACGGCCTCAAGCGCCATCTCGGCAGCCGCGCGCGTGTGGTCGTCGGACGACCAGTAGCGCACGTTGCCCTCAAGGTCGGCAAGGATCGCCCGCTTCGCCGCGACCTCGGCGAGCACGCGCGCCGGGTCGTGGCGAGCGATGTGCTTCGACACCGCAACGGCGTGACCAGCGCGACCCGTCTCGCAGACCGTCCAACCCGTAAGCGTGTCCTGCACCTCGGCGCCTACGAGTCGGAACGGCCGCTGGTCGGTGTCGTAGCGCCCTGCCCGGTGGTCGTACGCCGTCCACTGGCCATCGTCGGGGTCGCCGGGGAAAGCGTCGCCGTCGGGGTCTTTCTTCGCTTCGATCGCGTCGGCTTCATCCTCGGCGTAGCGAGCCGCCAAAAACTCGGCGATGTCCATGTCACCCATTATCGCGGGCCCTTCTTGTCGCTGCGCCTTTGATTGTCGCCCCTCTACGCACCTTCTGCGGCGTCGAGCGGGTCCGTCAGGCACTCGTGCCACACGCCGCTCCGCGAAGTACACATGAACGCCTGCACGTACATCATGCGCGCTTTCGCGGGCGTCTCCGGTTCGTAGTAGTCAATGTCCTCGCCGTCTACCGTGCGGCCTGGCGGCTCGCCGTGGGTCTTGCGCATCTCGTTGTGTGCCCACTTCCAGACGCCCCAGCGCGGTCCGGCGAGTTTGTCGAGCACGGCTTGAACCTCATCGACGGAGAGGCGAGGGATCAGCGAGATGTACCCGTCCCGTTCGGCGCGGGTTTCTTCGGAGACGGTCGATGCCTTGCGCCGCTTCGGCATGCGATCGGTTCGGGGAGTCTCCGCCGACTCGGTGGATCCTTCATCGGTCGGCGCGTCAGCGACGATCCTTGGGCGGCCCCGCCCCGGGGCCGCGCGGAGCGCGGCAGACGAAGTGTCCTTATTACTGGATAGATGGCTGGTTGGTTGGATTCCTGAATCCAGGCTGGCAACTTCGGGAATCCACTCGACCTCTTCCGGCTCGACCTTGGTCGGCTCCGGCTCGACTGCCCACTCCGGCGGCGCTGTGGCGACCTTCGGCGGCTTCGAGGGTACGAACGTGTCCGGGATTGTCAGTTGGTAGACGTCCGCGTAGATCCGGTTTGGCCCGTTGGCGTAGTCGCTCGTCTTGCGCAGCCACCCGGCGGTCTCCAGCAGGATGAGGTTGTTCCGCACGGTCTTCTCGTCGAGGTGGAGGTTCGCGGCGAGTAGCGTCAGGCCCGGGAAGTTGCGGTCGCCGAGCCGGTTGCCGTAGGTCGAGAGTACGAACCCGAGGGCTTTCGCTGCGAGCGGCAGGTTGGCTTCGCGGAACGCGTCGTACCACTCGAACCGGCTGGCGTCGCGGCCCTTCGCCTCGGCGAGGTCGTAGACCTTCTTCGCTCGCGGCTTGCGAGTTGCTGGATCGAAGGGACGCTTGTGGGTCTGAACTGCTACCGTCATAGGTAGGTTCGCTCCTTTGTCAGGGGAGTTAGGTTGGCGAGCTGAGCACTCGCTGATCGCAGTTCGGGGCCGAGTCCTTCGCGGACTCGGCCTCGAACGCTTATGTCAATGATCCCATCCCATCGCGACATCCGGGCCACTTCAAGGCATCTGACGACACATCCGCCAAGGCACCCGAATGCGGGACACTGGTGGACATGACGATCCCGCCGCCTCCTGCGGACTTCCTGAACATCACCGCCCGGCCGCTCGCGGTGCTGCGAAGTTCCGGTCCACTCCAGGTCCCGCCGAACACGTGGACGCCGATCCCGTGGACCACGGCGCCCGTGGATACCCACGGCGGGTTCGAGCCGGCTGAACCGACGGCATGGCGCGCGCCGATGACTGGCCTGTATCAGGGCGGCGTCACGGTCGAGTTCGCGTACCGCTATCGGTTTGCGGGATGGTTCGCGATACTCGTGGACGGCGTGCCTACCGCCGAATTCGTGTCGTTGCAGCAGGGATGGCACGAGGACGACGAGTTCGACGACGAGAAGCCGCCGCCGCTGATCCATGCGACCGCGCCCTACGCGGCCGCTTTCGGGGCCAAGGCGGGGCAGCGGGTGGAGTTGGCGGTTCGCCACATGGCACCGGACACCTTGACCTTCACGGGCGTCAACGGCGGTCCGGTCGAGGGTTCGATCCAGTGGCTCAAGTGACCAGCCACCACGAACCCGAACTGTTCCGTTCCCGCCGCTTCGGCTGCTGGGCGACGTGCACCTGCGGGCGATGGAAGTCACGGGTGTGGACGAGCGTGGGCGGGGCGCACCTGGAGTACGGCGGGCACCTCCTGGACGAGAACGGCGGGAAGCGATGAAACGCAGCACCCTGACCATGGGCGACGCGGTCGCCCGCAAGTCCATCCTCCAGGTCGACACGGGCGCGAACGCGGAACTGGTGAAAGTCAAGGCTTGTGCCGGGGCCGGCCCGTACACGGTGACGGTGCGACGGGTCACATGGCTGGACCGGGCGTGGATGCGGCTCCTGGCGTACGTGCGGCGGCCGTGGCGGGCTGTCCGGCACTGGAGGCTCACGCGGTGCGATGCGCGCTTGTGCTGGCGTCAGGAGCGGTTCGTGGACGCCGACTGGAACGGGTACTGCGGGCGGCACAAGCCCGACGGGGCGCAGGAGTTGCCGTCCCGATGAACCCAGATGAGACCTTGATGAGCGTTCCTGATGAACCGGCCGACTTCCTGAAGGTGCCGACGGCTGACGGCGGCAGTCGGACGCTGCTCACGCGGCTGACCGACGGCCGGGTGATGTGCTGTATCTGCTTCGAGCGGTTCCGGATGGACGAGTTGAACCCGGTCGGCGACGGCAAGGTCGAGGACGTGTGCAAGCAGTGCGCGGCGGACGAGATGGAGATCGCGGCGCGGCGCCTGGGCGACTGTTGA